TATGATCAGAACTAAAAGAGGATCAATGTTTGAGTATGCACCCAAACAAAAAAAAGAGGGAAAGTAGGTAACTACTCTCCCTCTTTTTTATTGCACTTTATTCAGTGACTGTGTATTTTACTCCTTTGTAAATCAGCCATTTGATAGTGTTGATATTCACAGGACGAGGAGACTTGATCTCCATATCCATACATTGGTACCTTCCATCTGCAGACTGAAACTGAATCTTGTAGCCCCGAAGTATACGGTCCTCTCCCTCTACATAAGGAAGTATAGGATTCTTTATCAGTTCCTCGAAGTGCCTGGCAGCCACCAAAGATATGCTCTTCTTAGAGCTTTTAGCTTTCTCTATAGCCTCTACAAAAAAAGCCTCCACCCGCTTATCCTTCTCTTTGTTGAGAGCTGTCTTGGTCTTAGGGGTATTTTGTTTCTTAAAGCAAACAGTGAATACTTCAGGACCAGAAATATTTTCGAAAATAGTTCTGATTCCAGGAGTACCATCTCTCTTATCTGCTTTGGTAACTGCCCTTTCCTCAAGGAACTCATTGGCAGAATTCATCAGTTCTTTGATGTAGGCTAAAGATACAGTTACATCTGTATCTGCCTCCATGTGATGAAGATTTGCCGAAGAGGGGGTTATACTTACGACTTCGTAGTGAGACTGTTCAGAGAGAAAGTCACCTACATTTATTTTCTTTATCATATTCCATTATTGGTTTCATTTTAGAAGGATTATACTCATCGAATACTTTCCTTCCAGCTGCAAATTGAATCTTTCCACCTTTGATGTACTTAATCCAGAAATCATCCGGGTCTTCCCCAACACCTTCTACTTTGAATAATACATGAGGGTATTTCAAGGAGATTTGACCAATGTCATGGTGCATCTCATACCATTTGCCATAAAGATAACACACAGAGTCACTTCGATCAAGTACATATCCTGATATTTTCTCTATATCGTCGATAATTTCATCCGTCTCTTGAAGAGAAACAGAACCTTCGATAGAGATGGTAAAAGAGGTATAGTATCCCATAATTAGAGAGTCTTAAATGTTTCCTGTAGAGGAATGGCTAATTCTCTCATCTGAGGATGTGCTGCCTGTGCACACCGGAGTTCAAAGAAATGGTCCCAATCACTCTCGAATCCAGTCATACAGACCTCAGTCTTAAGGGAGTTTGGAAGTACAGATCTTGCCTGTTGAGGAGTCCAACCTTCATTTAACAACTCCAAATAAATCTGCTCTGCTACTTGCAAAGATACTATAAAATTATTCTCTGGAGTGATTTTCCAAGGTTTGAAATAAGATGCCTCCTTCCCACTAAGATGATAATAATATTCACCAATCAAATTTCCAAATTCATCATGAGTAATAATCGTATTTTTAGAAAATTTGTTAGTATCGGCCCAACAAGGAACAATAAAGGTAAGCTCATTACCAAACTTATCCTTACTGTAATTACAATATCTTGTGCTTTCCTGAGCAAAGGAGAATACTCTGTGACGGACTAATTCATGGGAAATTCCTCTATCACATACAAAATGGACAGTAATCCTTCTCTTATGACCAATGAATGGTTCGGTTTGAAAGGTAAGATCATTCAAAAGCCCATTCTCATACATGTACCTATAGTTAGTGGTTACATACACCCTTTCATGGTCAAAATCAACTGCACACCAAATGCTTCCAGTGTACTCCTGCCAAGTTAACTTGTCTTCTCTGGGAATGGTCAGATAAACAGTGCCATGCTCAAGCATTGCAGTGTGTCCTCTATCCTTGAGCATCTCGAACATCTTCTCAGCAGTACCTTCTCCTATTTTATCTTCTGATTTGTAACAGACCCTGGCACATCTTTCAATATGTCTGAGCATACCTTCCATGCCAGGAGCCTGTTCCCAAATCTCAGTGTAGGGCTTTATTAGCTTCATATTTTCGGAAATCTACAGTTTTAATTTTAGTAATAAGTCTTTCCCCATTTCTCCTCAGTAGGCCATAAGGAGCTTTTAAGACCAACCCCTCAGCATCATAGTCTTTATTTTGGGCAATGATAGACTTAAATCCCTTCCTCACATAATCTATAGCTTCTGGAATAGTTACATGCCCAATAAGGGGTACAATATCTACATCAAGAGCTTTAGCCACTTGCTCACAGGACTCTCTGGTAAGCCACCATTTACCAATTTTGACATCAAAGAGAATAAAGGACACATCCCCTTTTATGTAGTTATCTCCGCCTTGGATTTTGCTACCATATCCTTCGCCGAATATGGTGACATGCGTCCCCTCTGAAGTAACTACAGGGAATTCTTTCAAAAGCTTCTCCTTGGGAAAGAGCTGTTGCAATTTAAGGAATAGATGATTAGGTATTTGTGCCTTATCTGTTCTTCCCTTAAAGTACATATATGTATCAGACAAATCCCCAAAAGAATCCAGAACAGGTACCAGCTCTATTCTGATGTTTGTTCCATCTACCTTCTCAGTGGCTTCCCACCTCACATTCTTCAGGGTCTCGAACTCAGGTAGAGTATATCTGTCAGGAATAATAATATTCTTACTATCTCTTAAGAAAAGAGTTTGTATTTTAGGATATTCCATGACTTCTGCCATTTATTTCTTCCAGAGTTTTGTATCTCGTCAACATCACTTTGACAGGATACACTATAGATAAACTGTTCATATCGAACTCTGCATCTTTGCATACTCTTTGGCAAATAGGACCATCTGCCTTTACATAAGGTACGAGAGCCCGAATGTACTGATAGCCCACCTTGTAGACATCTGTGTACCACTCTATACCATCCTTCTCTTCGACGAATTGTGCGTCGTAGATAGGATAGTCTTCGAGAAAGTTAAGAATAGTTCTACTATTGGCTATCGCCTCAGGAGATACCTCCTCTATTGCTTTAAGAGCCTTTTGGCTCTCAGGTCTTAATTCTTTCATTATTCTGCTACTGCAAAATCATCTTCCTCCCAGCCTCCGTAGGCAGTTGTATATCTCTTATTCCTTGCACCAATACCATCCATTACCTCTTTAGGAAGTACAATGGATCGTCTTACAAGTTCATTGAGTTCCTCGGGTGTACAACCCTCTGGCACTTCCACAACGAAATCCTTACTATAGGTCACACTGACTGTCACCTTTTTAGTTTCGGTTTTTTCATTCCAGGGAGTTGCAGGATCATATTGAGCTCCGGGAGGATAATTACCATTACTACTCATGCTTACCTTCCAATAAATCTACAATAAGAGTTCTGAGAGCAGGAAGACTCAAAGCCCCAGTAGTCTTGGATACAATCTCTCCATCCTTATAGAGGACTATCGTGGGAATAGCTACTATCTTGAGATCAGATAGAATACATTCATTCTCAGGAAGAGAAATATCCACACTTTCAAATTCAACATCAGGGAATTCTTTGGACAGGGATTCCAGAATGTCCTCCATCATTACACAGGGCCCGCACCAAGGAGCCCCATATTTTACTACTCTTTTCATAATATTCCTTCCTTGCGCATTACATCCCGTACTTGAACAACAAGTTCCTCAATGGTACCATTGTTATCCAGCTCATATTGAAACCAGGGATAATCATCTAAGTCCAGTTCTGACTGATGGTTCTCCTTAATATCAGTATTCTTGTGAACTCTTATCAATGTGCCTGATCTACCATTGACTGAATCAGCCTCATCTTTGAATCTTACGTCTGTTATTAACCAATCTTCAGGCTTGCCGTCCATGACTGCTTTGTCATATTGATTCATCAGAAGGTCGATCCATATCCTTTCATGGACTGTCTTTCGAAATACTTCAGTTCCGAGCTTCTGCATAAGCTCTCTGTAAGTACTGATCTCAAGAGCACTCTTTGTCCAAGTATAAGGGACATCTGAGTTTTTGAACTCTTCTTTTTCAAGCTGTTCCATAGTACATCCGGTAAGGGTACATACTACCTGCTTCAGCTTGTATGCAAATGATTTCTGTTTCCAGGTAAAGTAATGACTGTAAGGAGCCCATTCTTCTTCTCCCTTTATACAAGCTGTCACATACTCTACATCAGTTGCATATTTTGTTCCGACAATCTCCCTGTATCGAGGACTTGCCTCAAATACAAGGAGTTGCCAGATCAAAGCCACAGTATTTTTACCACTCTGTTTGTGGCCAGAAATTCCGATAATCATTAGTGAATCCAATGATCTCCAATAGATACATCTGCTCCGAGAGGGATGATCTCACAGAATATGGAGCCCGCTCTAACCATGCAATCTACAAGCTTTTCAGAAACCTCTTTAGTCATTTCTTGCGGACATTCAAGATTTATCTCATCATGGACTGGTATAGTATACAGGACCTTGAATAACAGGTCATTCTGTTCTAACCAGTTGAATAGCTTAATAGAGGCAAATTTGAAGCAGAGTGCCCCGGTGCCTTGAATAGGATAGTTTATACTCTGTTTCTCAGAAGCAGATTTTCTTTTGAAGTAATACTTCACCGGGAATACATAGACATCCGCAATACCCACATTCCAGATCTTGGTAATAGGATGACCGGATTTGTCTTTTTCAATATACTCATAGTCCCCTGTCATATCTTCGAAATCTTCACCACTGGCAAATCTTTCATATATTTGACGGAGTACAGGGGGAGGAGTATCCCAATTCTGTTTGCCTTTATACTGTCTGTACACAGGCCAAAATTGAGAATCAAACCTCTTCTTGATCCCTATAAGAATCTCATAATCATAGATATGTGCTTTATGACCTGTCTTGGAGTTAAGCAATATGTATCCTTTATCCATCACATCTTTACGACGGAAGTTCTGGTACCTTGCCATTCCTCTGAAACCAGACATATAGTTATCATAGATCTTTTGAGCTTCCTGTAAGGGAATACCCTTGTTTATACTGATAGTATTTGCATCCCCACCGTAATTAATTGCGAACTCCACTCCTTTGGCTTCCTGTCTCCAGTGATGCCCTTTCTTTTTGACATCTTCCAATGGTATATCCTGTAAGTGCTCCGGATAAGCCATTTTTGCTGCCAAAGAGTGAAGGTCTCCTTTTCCTCTCCGGAAAAATTCGATCATTGCTGCATCTTCCGATATATTAGCAATAATCACGGATTCCTGTCCTTGGTAATCAGCAGAAACCCAATCGCATCCCATTGATGAAATGAAACAAGATCTTGTTTCAGCATCACTTGGGATGTTTTGAAGATTAAGATACTCTTCCTTTGTTTGTTTGTTCTTTCCTCCACAACTCAATCTGCCAGTATCCATTAACTGCTGAAACTGAGTATGAATCCTGCCTGATTTGGGGTTGATCTGATCGAGGAAGTTTTGTCCGTAAGTAGATACGATTTTCTGTGCAGCCTTAAACTCAAGATATATAGGAGCAATAGAAGACTTATCCTTCTGAGGTTCAATAACTTTAGCCTCTACAGATTTCTTCATCTCTCCGGTATCCTTATCTTTGACAAGGAGATTGAATCCCAAATGCTCCAGCACAGGGATAACTTGTGTAGAGGAATTCCAGTTCACCAGACATTTCGCAGTTGCCTGAGTCTGAGAAAACAGATCTCCCTGAACTTGTCTGAGAATCCAAGGATTTTTGTTGGGTACTGCCCAGGCCTCGGATTTATACACACTGGTGTTTATATCCTTAGCTGGTACCCGCCTTGCTCCTTTCCTCTTTTTTATCTTAAGTCTTAAATTGTCTGCTGAATAATTAGTACCTTCTTCCTCTGTCCAAAGAGGGATTTGGACAATATTCACTGTGGAAGCCTTGACCTCGGGATTACTGTCACAATAGTTTATAAGCCATGTGTTGAGAGAGTCCTCTGCATCTTTGAGTCTTTTCTCATCCTTGAGCATTTTGGCTTTCCACTTCTCCACATCGAGCTTTACACCGCAATACTCTATATAGGCCAGTACTCTTACGAATTTGTTCTCAACATCCACTGCAATCAGTAATTCCTGCTCCTTAAGGAGCTTCTCTTGGAATTCCTTGATCTTTTCCAGATATTTGACATCATCACAAGAGTAGATAATAACTTCTTCAGAGAGACCATTATAGTTGATCTTCCCTCGAACAGTTTTATCCAGCTCTATGCCAAGATATTTCATGGCAGCATCCTTCAAACCAAGACCAGGAAGGCCGGGAAGATACCCTAACCAGAGAATTTTCTCTGCAAGGTATCCATCCCAGACATTCCGGATAATGATTCTTTTGTGGTAAAAGAACTTGAGGTCAAATTTTGCATTCCAGAGAAGAAATAGTCTGTCTGATTCAAGGTACTCTTTGAGCAGCATAATGTCGATTGTAGTACAATCGACCATCACTTGATACTCAAAATTACCCAACTGAACAGATATAAGTCTCTTCGTATACACATCGAAACCTTCAGTCTCAGTATCCAATCCTACTACCCTCATAGGTTCGAGGATTTTCAGGGCTTCTTCTACTGAGACAATAGTATACTCTGAGCTTTGTTCAAAGAGATCTTGTCTTAAAGAAACTAAATATCTCATCTCTTAAATGTCACTGTATAACCATAACCGAGTATGTAATCTATGTATTCAACTTCCCCGGCATCCTCAAGAATGATCCCTACTCTCAACTCAGGACCTCCCCTTGGTTCTATGGCTATAATTTTACCCGTAGGGTCCTCTTCTCTGACCAGGTTCGGATGTTCGACTTTCAGAAGATAAGTCCTCGATTCGGAGCCCTTGAGAGATTTGAGCCTTTTGAGATAGTTTTTGTACTCTCTTGATTTGAGAGTTATAATTTCTTCCATACTACCATTCTATTGATGTCAAGGTTCATACCATGATTCTTGAGAAAGGGAACTCCCAACACACCATGGATCTCTCTACCGATAGAATCCTTATACCTGTTGAACACCCCAGACAGATCTGCTGTTGTATATTTGTCTGTCAGTTTGGAGTTTCTATGGGTAAAGGTGAGCACATAATCTACAGCTTCTCTATCAGTGCCTTCCACACCATAAAATGATCCTCTGGAAACTGCTGTCCTTTCCTCCTCGTTGAACTCTCCAAGAATTCGAGAGTCCAAATAACAGGCATTTGCACCTGTATCTACCAGAAAAGTGTATTTTGTCCCATGCTGGGACTTAAGAGTGATCAGCGGAGTACCATACTCCGCCAAAACCTCGTAGTCTACAGGAATATTATCAGCAGGGTTGGTGATAATCAGGGCACCTTTCTTATTAGCGTACCACAAACCTGATACTACGAGTAGAAGAATTACGAGATATACAATCTGTCCTACCATTTGTTTTTTTTTCTAACAGGTCACAATAGACCTTCCAGTGGAGCCGAATCCACCTCTATCTTCTTCTTGAAGATAGTCCACCTCAATGAACTCAAATCCATCGGAGAAGAGCCATTTGAGTTTCTGCCATACAGTGGCTTTCTGAGAAAGCTGAATTCTGAATTGGCAAATTCTGTCCCCCTTATTGATCTTTCCATCAGTGAAGAAGAGTGCAGGACATTTCCACACATCCAATGTACCTCTATAGGAATTATCAATGACCCCTATGCTGTTAGGTACGATAAAACCATAGTTGATCGGGGAACTGCTTCTGGGGGCTACTATGGCCTCACAACCAGGAGGCAAATCCATAGACACTCCGAGAGAGATCAATTTGAAATCCCCCTTCTTAGCTTCAACTGCTGCTGCGGCTCTTAGATCAATCCAATCACCCTTAGGGATGTTGGCTAACCTACTCGAAGGAGAATGATACTTAATGAATACTTTCTGCTTCATTTTTGAAATTTATACGTCTCGTCTATTAGTTTTCCATCAGGATGCTCCACTCTGTAGAAGACCTGATTAGTAGTAGGCTTATCGAGCCCTCCTCTATTTTGGCTATAAGGCCCGAGTTTAATAAAATCAAAGTGTTTAAGGTTGATCTTATCAGATAATTCCTGCCTACCACTATACCAGGCAACCTTCAAAGGAGCCTCTTCTCTCTTTACCATAGGGCTCATATGCTTAACCCAATAAGCCAGCCTATTAATCCACTCAGGTTCCGAGTCTCCCCCCATAAATGCAACACAGGTCACACCTTTGTTGAGTATAAGGAGAGATTGAAGAGTCATCTCGTGCAAAGGTTTCCCAATGTCCTCTGCCAGATAAGGGCTATGGCAGCCCTCACAATGGCAGGGACAATTGGAAATGTTTATACAAAGTGTAGTTTCGTCCGGTACTTCTTGAAATGTTACATCTACATCTACATACTTAAGCATATTCCTACTCATTCTGTTTAGGATGGTCCTTCGCAGGGTTGTAATAGAACCTTTTAGCTGCTTCTTCCTGTCTGGCAGCTGAGAAAGAGGAAACTCTTCTTAAATACCCTATTACACGAGTTGCATAATCTACATTCTCACTACCACAAACAGGACACTTTTTAAGGTATCTTTTGTCGATGTGGTCACAATCATTGCAGATCGTATTGGGGATATTGTAAGTAAAATAGTTAGTTCCTTCTCTCGCAGCGACCTTCAGAAGATTTCTGTACTGCTCTTTGCTCAGATGTTCCTCCAAATTCATATGAAGGGCACTTCCTCCATCAAGATTCTTCACATACTCCCTTCCATGAAGTCTGAACTTCTCAAGAATGTTGAGAGAATTATCCTCCACTGCATAGAAATATGAGTTGTAACAATCCCTTGGCACATAGTATCCAGCTTCTTTGTCCCATTTGGCGTGTTTTACACCGAGGTTCTCAGCAGGCACAAATTCAGTGTTGAACATCAGCTCTTTAGTTCTTGCTTTCTTGTTCTCCTCAGAGATAGTCCCAAGGATCAGCTGAATGAAATCTCTGTATAGAGGATTGTCCCCTACTTTTATGTCCAGGAATTCAGCAGCTTCTACCACACCATTGACACCAATAGTTAGATATTGCTTTTTCAGATCAATAAAGCCTGCATTGTACACAGTAAGCATTCCTGCTTTATAGAACTCCTTAAGAAGCTCATTGTAGGATGTCTGGAACTTATGTACAAGTTGCACTTTCTCTCTGAGATATTCCTTGAGACTTCCCCAGTTGTGCATATAAGGAGTCTTATCCTCACTTTCAAGCCATGCCTTGTATCTGAGAGACTTTTCTTCTCTCTTAAACCAGTCCTGAACAAGTCTGTTAATATTCAAGGTCATGACTGATTTAGAGCCAGTAGCCACACCTCCAGCACCGAGAGAGTAAGAGAATTGATTCTCCTGAACCTCATTCCTGAGCCTGCAACAGGAGGAGAGGCTATCTGCTGAATCCGACATGTAGACAAAGAATGAATGCCCTTCAGCCTGCATTTCTGCAGTGAAGTCTGCATATTCTTTATCCTTCACATCCTCTCCATCAGTAAGAAGGGCCATTGTTTCTCATTTATATTCTATATAGTTCACCACACTATACACGTTCTCTTATGAACTGCTGCATATTACTATGCAGATTAGACTATATCACCACCCTATAAGGGTGCCTCCCACTTCCATTGCCAGTAGTTTGCAATGTACTTCCTTCCGGAATAGTCGTTGAACTTTTATCAAATGAACTCAAAGGTATAACCATGATAAGGTCTTCCAGCGTAAATAGCTTTCTTTAAGCCTTCTATACAGCCTGTACCAAGTTCAGCTATTACTTGGTTCATTGAATCTGAGATATGCCCGGATTCAGACCATTTCACTTTTCTTGGATAGGTTTTTCCTCTCATAGTATTACCCAATACAGAGTGGGAGTGATTTTCATTCTCAGATTGAGTTACCCACTCTAAATTTTCAGCTCTATTGTCAGATTTTATACCATTAATATGATTGACAAAGGGTTTATTACCTGGATTAGGTACAAATTCTTGTGCCACAAGTCTATGGCACATAAATCGTCTTCTAACTCCTTCTCTCATCAATACAATTCGCTGATACCCCTCTACAATAGTTTCAGTAAGTAAAGTCTTCCCAGGGTAGTTACGGATTCCAGAACTCTTATATCCTACCATTCTGTCTTTACTTCTGAAGTTTCCAAGATTACTTACTTCAAAGTAACCTTCATAACCTGTAATTTCTTTCCAAATTTCATTCATTCGATACTTAGCTGCTGATTATCCATAAATATAGTGCAAATATAAGTAAAATATTTTACATTTCCAAACTTTACACCATATTTATTAGGACTTCCAGCAATTAAAGAGGTTTTACATAACAAATTACTCTGTTACGCCGCAGAATATTTTACGGGGAAGGTCAACAGGTCTATCGTCCTTTCTTTATTGAACCATTTCATGAATTTTCTCTGAAGCCAATCCAATGATTCCCACGAAGGTTTAGTACCATCTGGGAACACAAAGTCTCCGAAGATACCTTCGAAATAGTTCTTGTCGAAATAGGAGATATTCCAAAAGACCGATTGGAAATTTCTCGCAGCAGCCGGCTGATTCAGATAGTAAACTATGTTCTGGAAATAATCTTCGATCACTTCCTCTATAGTTCTTACTCCTGTCTTTATATCATTGACTGCAATATCTCCGACCCACTCATGAGGAGATAGCTCAACAACATGATTGGCATGTTTCCAATAGTCATCTCCCCACTCCTTTCTACAGAAATAGTCGAAATACATCAGAAACTCAGGAGTGGCTACAGCACCTGCGAACTGGGCAGCAATAGTGAATACCATATTCACAAAGATACCACAGAAAGATCTCAGATGCTTAGGAGGTCTTGAGATCCCTCCGAGCTTACGGAGACCATCCAGAAGCATAGGATACATGGTAATTGCTACACAATAGGGGTAAATAGGAGCTGTTTCATCATGTTTGTATAGCTCATGATTTTCCAGCATTCTATCATACTCCTGTGCAACTCCGAGACCCCAGAGTTTTGTATTCATATCTCTCATCCTGCTACGGTTGAGCTGTATGAATTTTCCCTTCTGCAACTCTCCTGTAAGAGTTGTGACATTCTTGGTGGTCACATTAGCATTAGAGTCATACTTGCTGCCAGTAGCAGCATTCTTGGACTTCATGTAATCCTCGATATACTGCTTCATCCCTATCAGCTCTCTTTCATTCTTACGAGTCTCCCTATAGAGAATAAAGGCTTTTGCTACAGTATGATAGCCCTCTCTCATAAGGATGAACTCTACTTGGTCCTGGATCTGTTCGATAGAGATATTATCTCGCACAACTACCTGAGATACAAGTTTCCTGATACTTTGAGCATCAATAGGTATTCTTGTAGCCTCAAAAGCAGATAAGATGGCTTTGAATATTTTAGAGCTGTCATAAGGTTGACAGCTTCCATCTCTTTTAATTACATTCATTCCTTCTCAGCCTGGTGATTTTTCGGATTCCCTCAGCTTTGTAGGTTTCGTAAGAATAATCATACTTACCCTCTCTCATATGCCAAAGCAACTCCTTTAACAATTCTCTCCATCCTTTCAGCACTTCACCTGTCTTGGTGTCTATGAAATCTCCTGTCCAAAAGGTATCCTCGAACTCCCACACCATAGGAGTTTGATTATACCGGTTTATAACGACAAACCAATAGGGCAGAATAGTGAAATCCTTGAAATACTCATCTTTAGAGATAAGCTCTTGGAGGATCTGTGTATATAGAGTTCCCTGTAGCATATATAACCACTGAATAAAGGAATCCTCGAACTTTTCCTCGTCTTTTCCTGTAGTCTTTAAGTCTACAGGTCTTATGGTTTTATTGGCATGGTCTACTATGCAAAAATCCATCATACACCGGAGAGGATGCTCATCCAGAGTGTCAGTCTTGAATTTTAACTGATAAATCTTCTCTACCTGATCCTCGAAGGGATTAATGTAGAAGATCTTTTTAGTAAATGGATTCGTCATAAGAGCTTCCACACAGGCTTGGGCTCTATGATAATCATCAGTAGACATAATAGTCTTATCTCCTGCCAGGAAGAGTAAACCATAAAACTCTTTACCTTTGGAGATGACATCTCGAAGTCTTGTTTCTTCCCTCCAGTTCGGATAGTAACCTACCTCCTGCATTGCTTCAAGTAAAATAGACTCCTTTGCACTTTCAAGAGATCTGGGAGGATCATCTCTATAGTATACCTTTTTGCAAATAGACTCTATCTTATCTGTAGTAGATGGGAAGTCAGCTATGAAAAATCTCTCTTCAAGAGTCTCAGGTTCTGTCATAAGACAGTCTACCAGAGAACCGAACCTGAGAGCTTCTGCTTCCTTCTTCTCATACAGGTGAGGGATTATTTTCTGAGACTCACGAGCAAATGTACTTAGTGTAGAGTAACTTATAGCAGGGTCAGCTCTGTACTCCTCTTCAGTTACATTCCAAGCAATCTCTTTAATACTCTTCATTGGTAGGGACCTCTTCCTCTTCTGCTTCCCGATCATCCAACCAGTGAGGCTCTATCATGGATTGATAATTACTTACCTCTGCCTCCAGAGTTTGTAATTTATCCACATCGAGTGTCTGATACTTAGGATCAGGAATCTCCTTCTCTGCATTCCTCTTGATTCTTATAAGACAGGAATGCACAAGCTCCCACAAAGATCGAAAGTCTCTGATTTGAAGAAATTTCTCTGCAAGAGCCTTGTCTTTATCCGGTAACTCTGAGATCAGGGACTTTATTTTGTTCAGTGGAGACATATTTCTAATGATTTGAATTGCATACAATAGTTGAGAAATAGAACCTATTTCAAAGAACATGTATCTCATATGAGGGGACTTCTTTCCCAGATCATTTAGGTGCTTGAGAAACATCTTCTTTTTCATTGGGTATCTATCGTTGCTATATCCTTTAGCATCAAAATAGCATGTCAGGTTATCGGATATTACTATAAAGTCAGGAGTATAGGTAATAGGAAGCAGGGGCCGTGTTATAGCCTCTACTTCCTTCTTATTCCTTTTGTTGGGCTGATAGGCAAGCACATTGCTTCCAATCCTCCCTCCTTCCCAAATAGTAATCCTTTGAGGTTCATAGTATACCTCGAACCCGGCTTCTTTGAGTCTGAGATAACAAGACCTTTCGAGCTTACTTTTGAAATGGATCTCTCCTAAATCAACAGTAGTTGCCCCTCTGATCTTCTTATTTTCCACCCTTGAAGATCTTCTTACTGAGAGGCTTCAGAATCCTGCAGGCAATTCTTGCATCATCCAAAGATCTGAATGCTGCAAAAGTGCGGAAAGTTTTGATCTCTCTCGGATTAAGTCTGACAATTCTACCATCGACATCAACCCCAAAGAGTTCTTTGGATTCTCTAATATGGTCAGGATATTGTTCATCCAGATATTTGGCGATGAACATCAGAAGAAGATCTGAAACAGAAGCCGGTGCTATGCGCCAAGTAGCCTTCTGGAGCATTGTCAGAAAACCAGACTCCTGACCAAGCTGCTTTTCCAACTTAGATACATAAAACTCCAGATTCATAGGAATATCCTCTTTAGCCAAGAGTTTCCTACCAGACATCCGAGACACTTTCCGAATGGCACCTATCTTAACCAGATTTTCAAGAGTTTTCTCATCCACTTTATTTATCTGGATGGTAATATTTCCCACAGATGACTTAATATGAAGATCAATAGGTCCTCCCACCTTAACCTCCACATCACTGTCAGCATAATAGTACTTATTCATACCACTTAATTTGTGTGTTGTTTCTTTCTTTGAGAATGACATTTATTTCATCGAACATGGTAGTTTCGAATCTCTTTCCAGTCCTTGCGAAATATGCAGGATGCGGAACTTCAAAGACCGTATTATTACCATTGATGTAAGGCCTGAATGTCTTGGCCTGAGCACCATAGAGTACATAAATAAGCCCAGGGCTATACTCTGAGAGATTCTTCAACAGTTTACTGATGAAGGATCTCCAGAGCATAGTGTGTGAGCCTATATTATTTACTTCTACAGTCAGAGCAGAGTTAATCATCAGGATACCCTGCTTAACCCAGCTCTCCATGCTATTATCGAACCTCTCTGTCCCGAAGGATGATGAAGGGTCCAATACAGCCTCTTTGATTATTTGCAACGAGGGAGATAGTTTATCTTCCGGAGTATCAGAGGAATTGCCGAAAAGGATGCCAGTTGCCACACCTGCCTGAGGGTATGGGTCTTGTCCTATCATGACAATCTTAAGATCATCATAAGGGCAGAGATTGAATGCTCTGAATACCTTTCCTTTGTCAGGAGTAATGTGTCTTTCCCTATAGAGGGGCTCCAGTATACTTTTAACCTTGTTCAGTTCCTCTAAGTCGATAACCTTGAGCCAATCCCCGAAATATTCACGTGCTGTCATAGAAGATTGTTGGCTATCCGCTCAGCAGAGAGTGCAACAGCCCTTCTGATGTCTGAAGGAGCGACTGTATCAGCTCTCAATATGCAATCAGATAGATCCATAATCCGAATCTCATAAGATTGAGAAAGATCAGGAATAATGGACTTTCTCAAATTCCTACAGAGCATGCTGTCCTGAGAGAAGATACGAGGATCTACGAAGATAACAGTATCTATCCCATCCCAATCCTCTACTCCATTCCACTTATATCTGTAAGTTCCTATGAATAAGGGATTAAAGAATTTATCCAACATAAGTCCCTTCCCGAGATAATAAACCTCTCCTGCATTGGTAGTTACTTTTCCCAAGGTATTGCTATTGTAGGCAAGCCCCTCTCTAAGAAGAGTGATAATAGTCCTTCTGGGATTAGCATTCTTGATTTGATACCCCTTAAGGAGTATTGTAGGACCTTGTATCTCAGGAGCTTTCTGGAACATAGGATCAGCCAGACTTCCAGCGAAATAAGGGAAAAGGATCTCTCCTGTATTTGGGAAGCAAGTCCAGGCTATCTTTATATCATGATCTCTGGTAGGAATTACATACGCATCACCATATTCAAGATACCTGGAAAGTACCCCTCTTAAGGATTCACTAATCATCTCTCTATTTTGAAGTCCATGTAATCCGCTCTGTAGGTGGTGAGGAAGGGCACCTCTCTGGGGAACACAAGACCACACTCATTGGCGCAGAAATTGGTGAAAATATTCACAATAACTGAACCTATCATGTTAGCCATATAAGAAGTTTGTTTATAGCTACAAAGAGTAGCTTCCGCCTCTCCATCAGGGAAGAGGAAATCCTTCTCATATCTTTGCATAGCTGCCTTGTTATCCCCAGTGATGGCAAAGACCTGAAATTCCTCTGCTGCAAGTCTGCCATCTATGAAGAGGTATTGTTCAGCAGGGACTGTTCTCTTCTCCAATTGCTCCTTCCATTTCATGTAAAATATGCCTCTGGCAGCCATATTGTCAAAGCCACAGATCATGATAGGACCACCTTGAGATGTCGGGGTAAATTTCCTGTTTATGCAGTACAGCTGATGATAGGCATCCAGGTCTGTGATACGCTCCTGCAAAGCATATACTTTATATCTGCCAACATCCCTCATCCCGAACAATTGTCCGGAGAGATTACCCACTTCCACGACATCTGAATCGTAGATAGTAAGCATCTGAGGCTTCATTCTGCCTAACAGGAATCCTACATAGCTGCCGATTCCTCCACAACCTGCAAGAATAATACTCTTTTCTTTTACCTTGTTGTACCACAAAGCAGAGCTGAATCTTGAGGTAGATTCATCAGGGGCAATTGAGGGATTCCGAGGAATGAGATTCTCCTGGGCTGCCTCTGCTGTTTGTTCATTACGTGCGTTCATAATTATAAAATGTATGCTTCGAGCAGAGCTCTGTACCTGTTCAGATAAATATTCTCTTCGGGAAGCTTATCCAGTTCGAGGAGAAGATCATGTGCAAGAATTGCTGTAGCCCCATCTTCATCCACACCAATGGCTGCAATAGCTTTATCTTCTCCAGAATACAGAAGTAACAAATACTCAACGAAGTTCCCTGCCCACTCATCGAAGTCTGGGATGGTGGGGAAACTCTTGTCATAGATACCCTCCATACTGGAGACAAACTTCACCAGATTGAGATTACCCTCGAACAAGGGAGAAGCTTTGAGAAGTTTTTTCAACACAGTTTGGATCACTTCCTCGGGATAGTGTACCTTGTCATAGGGAATATACTCACTGGGTTCCTCCTTCTCAGAGAGGTCAATGTAGACCTCATCCCCTTCTTCTCTCTTATTGAAACCAATCCCCTTCCTCTCTTTGGATGAGGGAAAGGGTTCGTGAAAAGGGAGTTCTTTCTGAATTTTATTCGCAGGACCTGCAGGCACCTCCTTTTTGAAAGAGCCTCCTGCTTTGTATCCTATGTATCTTTCGTATCCATAGGTAGAAGGTATAACAGCTGCTTTAGCTTTAGCAGTTTCTTCCTCCTTCCTCTTGCGAATCTCTGCAAGGGTTGCATCCAGCTCAGGGAAGGGAGAAAGTCTCTCCTCCTTTACAATGTCAAGAGGGAAAGCCTCGATCACAGTATATTCCTCCTCTGCTTCTCCCCCCTGAATGTCCACAGGGACATCCTCATAGGTTTGATAGCTATAGCAGACAGTATACTTCTCCTTGTAACTGATCTTCCTTGTTACTTTAGCACTGTACGAACCTGCGTTGTTCACAATGAGTGAAAGGAAATGATTCCTGTCAATCCCCTCTTCAAGGAGAGTATTCTGATCGGTACCTGAGAAGAAGGTAGCCATAGTGTTATGGGAGTGAATCAATCCCATCTGACAGTCTACCAGATCATTCTGAGCTATGAACCATGCTACATCAGAAGTAAGTTCAAACTCAGTAGCTCCTGCAGATCCAATATCCTGAACCAGCATATCTACTGCAGTAAGTACGAGGTTCTTCTCTTCGAAACTGCCCTCTACTTTATAAAATAGTACCCCTGACCATTCAAGATGGGGAAGTTGTTTACAGACATACTCGATCTGATCCAGCAAATGTGAGCTGATATTGAGCTTATATCGAGTAGTAACGTCCTTCAGCTTCACCAGGGGTTTCTGCGTTTCTTCCATAAATTAAATTAACTTGTGTTTCAATGGCATTGACTATAACATATATCAACGCTGGACTGAGAAGTTTGAGAGTATCAGGAAGGATAGAACCGCTTCCTTCAAGAGGGTCCATTAGATGGAATCGCACCTGCTCTCCCTTGAAACTGAACATAGCTCTCCCTTCATACCCACTGAAATCTCTCCTTGAAGAAGCTCTCTTAACAAAGGTAACTATTTTGTTATTCCGGATCACAGATTGTCTGAGAATGTTCTTATCCAAAAGATCCGAAAGGCTTACTGAGATCTCCCCCTTAGCATTTTGTTCATTGATCCAATCTATGAACAGATCACTCATCTTAAGAGCTGTTTCCAAATAGGAAGTGCCCCAAAAATAATGATCATGAGAATAGGCTAAAAAGAAATCTGTCTGAGGGAATATTTCACACAGATGCTTAGTAAACTCTTTCAAATGCTCTTCCCGAAGAACAGCACCTCCCAACTCAGGCATCTTAAATCTTACAGGACTACTCATAGGGAAATATCCACTATTCCAACGATTCTCCTCGGCAATCTCAGACCATCCTGCATGAGTGGTACCAAGAGACTCCATACGATGATACGGTCCTCCTGTTAAAGACTCCACATGGACATATTGGTCCAACTGAACCGTGAGAAGAGTCCACAGTTCCCAGGCATTGTCTATTGTCAATTGAGCAATAGTATCCCTAATAGGACCACTGCCGAGACAACCGCTCCTCCACTCCTTCAGATCATCGAAAGGAATACTGGGGATATGGGAGTGCATATAGTTGTTCTCACATTCCGTCTGAGTATAAGTAGCCCTATGAAACTGAGGATGAACTCCTAATTTACCTTTGCTGGTAACTCCTACCTTAGCATACATGTCCCTGATAAGGTGTGTACGTCCGTTTTCATTGGAGATAGTAACTTCAGGAAAATGTACCATGATAGTGGCATTGTCGAATATTCTCGAAGCATAGTTCCTGAAATACTCCTCACAGGACTCGAGCTGATCTTCCGGGAGTGTTTCTATAGTGTGGGGAGAGTTTCTAAGAGCAGAAACAGGAGTTGTTACATTTTTAACAGATACTGATAAGACCGCGGATGTGAATTCTTCCTCAGTGAAGGGCAGTTGAAGATCTACTCTTTCTTCACCAAAGGTATTGATGAAAATAGAGTAGACTGCCTGAACATTGTCCAGGCAGTCTTTATACCATGATTTAATGGTGTTTACTCTATCCATCGCTTATTACCGCATGGTCAGACTTCTCAGCTCTGCCTCCGAATAGGGGCTGTCCGAAGCCTTCTTTGCAGGAGCTGCTGCAGCAGAGGAACGGAGCTCCTCTACCTCATACTCCTCCAGAACGTCGTTCTCCACCAGAAGATTCAGCAGAGCTTCGAACTTACCCTCCAAAGGGCAAGTCTGAGGGGCTTCTGCCTTCACGGCTTTCTCCGACTTGGGAGCTTCCTTGGGAGCCTTCGTCCGGAAACCTGCGAGGAGAGCCTCCAGATCTGCAGTGCCTACCTGAGTGAAGTTTTTCCCGAACTTAGCTTTCACAGTACCCTGAAGATTGGCCTTCTTCACAGCTGCATAGGCCTCTGCACGGGTCATAGCACCCGATTTGATCTTCTTGTGCTCCGTGATGAGGGTGAATACCAGGTTATTGGTAACCTCACCCTTCCACATCAGATTGCTGGGGAGGACTGATGCGTCATCCACCAGCTCAGTACGACTGAGGCCCTCACGGAAAACCTTACCAGAATAGTCGATGCCATTCTGAGTGAGGTCTCTCTTGAGTTCTCCGAGGGTTTCAGCCGACGACTGAATAGTCTTGTGACCATTGCTGGATTCCGAGATGATGGTGATTGTACGTGCTTCCATAGTTTTGTTTGTTTTTTAAGGTTTAGAAAGGACAATCGTCCTCTTTTTTATTTTGTTTGTTTATAAGGTCTTTCATGACCTGTATGAATTTTTCTCTCCCATGATTATGGTAGAGGTCCGAGGGATCTTTCGATCTGTAGACAGTAGGTATCTCCAACTGTTCAAGTCCGAAGGTTTGAGCAAGTTTCTTTCCGAATTCATGCCCATAGTTCACTTCTGATCTGAAATCATTGTCATATAGAGCACAAACTCTTTTGAATCTCAGAAGAAGCTCATTCACTACATGGGCTTTGGGAATATAACCCTCTCCCTGCAAACTGACAGCTGGTATACCTGTATTTGCCCATATACATAAGGCATCTTTTCTTGAAGAAGTGATGATGAGCAGATCTCCTTTTTCAGGAAGTTTGGACCATAGGTCCCACACACTTCTATCATGTGTGTTGCGCCATTTGTACTGTTTGCTGAATGGTTGATATATTTTGAAAGTAGGCTTCTTGTCTTTGAATTCTACAAAGGCATAAGCATACTTCTCAGCAGGTACAATGACAGTGCCGGAACTCTTGGTAATGGATATATGGGAAATGGGATATATATCTCCGAACTCCAACCATTCTTTTGAGATTCCATATCCTTCCCAATACTCCAAATCCCAAGGTTTCCAATCTCTCACCCTTACTTCGAGAGTAACCTCACTACCGAACGATATAGTTCCTTTCGGGGAAACTGTGTGTATAACTTCTACACTTTGCTCATGGGCTAATATCTGGGGTGCATCTTTTACTAATTTTTCTTCTACTTGCTTCTTGGAACTATGCCAAATTTTGGCAAGTAGTAGTTTAAGATTCCCATATTCTCCTGTTCCGAAATCCATCCATCTTATATGCCCTGCTCCACTGGATGTTATGTGAAGCGAGGGATTGGAATCCTTTCTGAAAGGAGAGCTTATTTTACAAGGAATGTGATGTACACCGAGATAATAGGCCAGAGCTTTATACTCGAAGTCTATTCCCCAGTATACAGCACATTCACTTGAGCTGCCTTGAGCAAAACTCATAATCAGTTATACCAGTCTCTAGCTGCTTTGGGTGCATCCGACTCCTTAGGAGCAGAGAAGCTCGTGGCTCCCACTACATACTCATGCAGGGGCTCCACGGAGAATTCTGTGTTAGGATAAGCACCATTGGCTTTCGCCGTCTGGATCTCCTCATCCAGCTTGCTGTAGTCAGTGACTCGCAGTCTCAGACTCTTCCGGATGAATACATCCTGATACAGTTTGTTGTCATCCGTGGTTCTTACACCGAAGCACAGCTTCACCTGATTGGTCGGCTGACTGGAGATAATCTCCCGGATCTCCGAGACATCACCACGGAAGTAGTCATCCACCTTTCCAAGCTGAGCTTCTGCTTCAGCCAGATTCTTGATAGGTTTCCACTCTCCGGTGTTACGGTCCAGATACCTGGGACTGGAGATAACCAGGAAATTCTTGAGGAAGTCCGTGAGGTCTGCCTCTCCCCGATAGGCCATTCTCATACCTTCAGGACTGTAGATGATCTTGGAGGTAGTAACCTCTCCCTTCTCGGCTTCCTCCTTGGTGATCCAGAAGGTCTCTCCGAATCTGTTGATCATCTGTACCTTCTCTCCCGAAGTGCTGATCCACGGAGTCTTTGCGAGGAAGAAGGATACCTTACTGATGAGCTCGATGCCCTCAGTTTTCTCAGGATTGGTCTTCACGAGGAAATCCACTCTCACCTGGGGATACTCAACCCCATTGATAGTAGTCTTTCCCACATACTCCGGCTCCTTGTCCAGCTGGGTTCCATAGATCTTTTCCAGCTCAGCCTTGCTGGGATTCACAGCCAGAATGTGCACCGGTGCTACACCGATGTACCGACGAATGATAGCTTCCTTGGATTCCTGTCCTTTGGCAAATGCCATGAATAATACTTTATACATTTCTTTGAATTTGGTTTTTTGTCTCTTACTCCTGAAAGGGCATCTCTCCCTCTTCTGCGACTCCCGGCGTGGGGTCCATATTCACCCCTTCGTCAGCAGGGATTTCCGGTTGCTCGAGGATCTCCACTCTGCCCTCCTGGGCAATGATGATCTCAGGGTCAATACCCCCGGTGATAGGATCGAGCATCTGCTTGTAAGCATTGATCTGCTCATCCACTTTCTTGAGATCCGTCAGAATCTGGTCAGCATGCTTCTCCAGAGTACCTCTCTTCCGAATGAGGGGAGAGATGTTTTTCAGGGTTCTCTTAATTGCGGCCATTTCAAACCGCGTAAACTGTTTAATCATGTGTTTGTTTTGTTAAAGGTATTTTATTACATTTCCTTCAGAATCTTACAGTATGTCTATATCGTACAAACCGCACACTATTCTCAGTGTATAATCCACCATGCCGGCTACTCTCAGGAACCTTACGAACTGATAGGACGGAAGTGTAGGTTTGCCACAGCTCACACAATAGCCCATAATAGCCTGTTCTTTATTGGACGATGTACTCAGAATAGTAAGAACAGTATCCCTATCCATAATACTCTTCCATAGCCTTGAAAACTAAGGCCAAATCATTAGGAATAGTATCTCCTTCGAACATTCCCTCAGGAGTCTTGGCCGGAATCTCTGCAGTTCCTACCATACACCTGTGAGTGTAGAACTGGTAGGTAGTGTTGGTCTTCTCCAAAGAAGGCTTACAGTAAAGACAGATGGGAACTACCTCCAGAGGATTGTAGTGATCTTCGATCATTTTCCCACTCATCTTCACCTTCTTGGCTATCACAGCTCCATCAGAGGTTACATCATCATCATGAAGCATGAGTACCACATTCAGGTCCTCTCTTGCATTCTCTGCTGCTTCGATAATCTTCTGGAAATGTGCAGCCATTTCAGTGAATTTACCATAGCCAGTCTCTTTGGCTCTTCTGAAAAGCTCTTTTTCGACGATGAACCTCGCATCGTCTATCACCAGAGTGGTGACTTCCTTTCTATCTGAGCTGATGTGCTCAGTGAACCCTACAATCTCATCCCATTTGTCGAGATTAGCCAGATTTTTGTTCTGTGCTGAGTAGAGGGCTCTCGAACCCTTGAAGGGAAGGTCTTTTCTAAGAATATTGACCACTACAGTTTTTGCAGGATCAAGATTCTTGATGCTTCGACTCTTTCCACTTCCGGTCGGGCCTACTACGATTAGAATTTTACCCATTCTTTCTGAATAGATTTAGAAAATGTTTTCTTTTGTTTTTATGAAGTGTAAGCAAGGTAGTCCCCCTGACCTTGTTCAAGAAAGCATAGACCTTTTGCATGGCCTCCTTATCACTGGAAGGAGGCAATTCTTCGAATACACTCACTGCACCATCGAAATACAAAGGACATACCAAACCTCCTGCACCATTGTCCCTATCATCGAGAATCTCCATGAATCGGATATTATTCCGAAACACATCAATATCATAACCTTTATAGGAATGTTCCTCGAATTTGAAAGGAGAATATAGCCCGAAGGCAGTATTAATATCCCGTATGGTAGATTTGCAATCTGCAAGCCCACTTGCAGAAGGCTTCATCAACTTCAACTTGATATTATCCACACCCTCCTGGGCCTGCGCCTGATGCTGAATAAGCACAGGAGACATACCCAATTGGTTTCTTAGAGTTACAAAGTATTTGGATAACTTCTCAATACTTCCCATTTTGCCGAGATTACTCTCTTCGATGATGTTAGAGGCATTGTCATACACAATAATGACTATTTGCTCCGGATCATCAGGAATATACTGATCAATCACCTCCTTCTCTATAACTTTCCCAGTATCGGAATCCTTCATTCTCTGTGTGGTATAAGTGAAGTGCCCGTGTGCTTCAGCCCAAGCCCTGCAGTACTTATTGACTCCAGTAGGATTTCCTATGTCATCTATGTAAGTTACTGTATTCTCGAAAGCCTTGATATATTTCTGATAGTCTTCAGATTCCAACAAGTCCAACACCTCTTGAGGTACGGGCTTATCTGCTCTTGTACTTTTCAGATCTACCGGAGAGATACGTATCTCACCTCTGGACAGCTTATAAAGCAGATGCGAGTAAAACTCAGTCATCTTATCTTCTTTGCTCATCTCTCGGGTAAAATACAGTACCTTTACACTTCCTTGCTGAGGGTTCTCCAAGAAATAAAAGAATGGATCATACACAAAAACTTTATCGGCAAACTTGGATTTTCCTACCTTCTGATTGGCAGTCACCAAATAATATCGAGCTCTTTCTATACCAGGAAACCACACTCTGAATCGAGGAAAGGGAAAGGGAATACAGTTAATCAATCCTCTGATTATCCTGTCCCTTCTTTCCTTGATTATCTGTAGTACTCGTGAAGTTAAAGACATAAATCTCCTCTTACTTTACCTGTGGTCTCGAAGTTATACCAGAGTGGTCGTCCAATCATAGTTCTGTTGCTGATCCTCTCCTTTATTCTCCATATAGGTAAGGAGGTCGGATTTACTTTCAACCTCCCCAGCCACTCCCAGCTCTTCTCTGAATATGAAGTATCTCAATGTTCGCATGAATCTGTAGTTACCATCGAAACCCTCGACATACCTCTTGGCTGCATCGAGAATTTCTTCAGGAGGAAATACTCCATACTTCTTTTCGAATAGTTTAAGTCTCCTTTCGATAAGAGCCACCCCCTCAGCCCAGTATCTGCTGGTCCCTTCCTTTTTACCGGAGGGGAATATAGCTTTCAGTTGAGTAGCCAGTTCCTTGTAATCCCGTGACTTCTTGACAACAGATTCTTCAAGAATATCTTTCACCTTATCTCTCCAACCGGATTGGAACTTGAATCCTCTCAGGACTCTTGTCTTTGAATCGAAGATAGGCTCGACAATTCCTTTCTGATATAAATCAGTGGCTGTTTCAATAGTATTGGGTTCCTCCATCAGAGATAGAAGGAGGAAGAATTGAGAGGGTGTAATATCTGCAGGGATACACTCGGTGTTTATGGTATATATCATAGTGATTTTTTCTGTGGGGGTACCCCGATTACACAACAATGTCAGAGATATTCTCAACAGTTTGTACATAATTCAGATCAATACCATCAAGAGCTTTCTCCAAATACTCCTCATCTCTCGTGCCCCGAAAATAAAGGATGATTTGTATAGGATCAGCTGCTCTTAAGGTCCGTCCGAATTTTTGTATGAATGCTCTTTCTTGACCATCGAGCTGGGCTATTATGCCCACCTCTATGTCAGTTAGATTCTGTCCTTCCTGTAACATATTTACTGCTACAAGAGAGGATATTTCCTTTCTGTTGAATTTCTCTATAGTTTTGAGAGGATTTGCTTTTCCTGAGTGGATTGCATTGTCCCCTCCCAGAAGATCTGCCTGTTCTATACTTCCGCAAAAACAGATAAACCTTCTCTCTTTGAGTCTTTCAAGCAACTCCTTCAATACCTCAGTCTTGAAATCAGAGAGTGCTCTCTTTCTCATGATACCATATTGCAACCATTTATTCTTGATAAATTCCTGTCTTCTGGAAAGGAACTGTCTCTTGAAATATTCTACCTTATTGGTAAGATAGTTGTACTTCTGTACCTGATTGCATTTGATTCTCAATGTAGTAGGAGGCATCGTCTTCTTCTGACCAAGGTAATAATACAGTCTCTCGAAAGGGATAATAAGTTCTGTTCTCTTCTTGGAATCCCCCCATGATTCTTCCATTGTTTCGGAACGTCCTTCCATACTAAGGGACAGAGGGACTAAGTATATCCTGGGAACAGGTAAAATGCCCCAAGATATAGCATCTTTCAAAGGTATTGTAAACTTGTAAAAGTCACCCCCGAAAGCTCCTGCAATTTGAAGTTCATCATCAAGGGAGAGTGTAGCAGTGAGTACTATTACTCTTTCAGCTTTAAGAGTAGAGAGAATATCTGTCCTCAGTCCGGACCTTGCATGGTGTCCTTCATCGAGGATAATCATATCCCACTCTGTATCTCTGTAATTCTTAAGAGAAGCATAGCACTCCACAGTCACTCTGGACCAAAGTCCGGAATTCCACTTCTCGAACTCTTTCTTCCAATTCTCCTTATGTGCTATTTCAGCTACTATAAGGAGTATCCTGGCTGGGGAAGCCAAGGTAGCTATATCTATAGCTGCCTTAGACTTACCCACACCAGTTGCCCAATTCAGAATGAGATGTTTATGAGATTTGGCTAACTCTAAGGCTTGCTCTGCAATGACATCTTTGGTCATCAGATCTCAGATTAATGAAAGGTGCCTTCTCCGTGGAGAAAGGATACCCGTTGAACATCTGAAGCAAATCCCTAAGAAGCAAAGAGAGGGTTTCTCCCTCTTTATAGAAGCCGAAGAAGGGGGCAGTAGCTATAACACCAAATGCAGTTACTTTTCTGATACACTCCATTGTAAGCCATTTTGCTCCCTCCTCTGTAAGAGTTGCCTTCACCCTATCTGAAAGTTCCATGAGATGCTAAATAGTCTGACAGAGCCTCAGAAGCCCTACGATGAAACCTCGGTGGTGAAGAGGTGATAGGAATCCTCAGCTGCTCGTACTCTCTGCTCTGAACTTTCCTGTTTCTTCCCAGCTTGTATTCACTGTGAAGAAGGAAGCAGACCTTGGAGGTGGCAAGAATGGATTCTCCATCCCTTACAGATATGTACTTATACCACCTATTGTAAACTCTTTTGATAGCTGGATGATTCTTGGCAGCCACTCCTCTCAGAGTAGCTAAACTTTCGTCTCCAGTGAGTCTGGCAGCTGCTCTGCAGCAAGCAAACAGAACATTTTCAGGAGTTCTGCGGACCTCTTGGAGGATTATATTATCCTCCCACTGGGTCCATCTACGACATCTGTCCATCAGTCCAGAATTTGATAAGTGAAACTCTTCCCTCCATAGTGTTCGATGAGTCTGGTGAGAGAGATCTTAAGCCGCTGCTCAGGACTCAACTTAGAAAAGTCCTTCTTCTTCAGATGAAGTTTGGTGAGCATCCACATCTCGTAGGATTCGGGGGAGGACATAAATTCATATGCCTCTTTCCCCAAACATACAGACTTTATTGCGAGCTTGGGCACCAGATTATGATGCCTTGATCTTCCTCTCCTCACCACTCTCTCAGCGATTCCCTTAGGAAGTTTCTTGGACCCTCCTTTTACATCTCCAAGAGTGAGGGCCCATTCAATCTTGGTAATTTTACTCTCACGTATGAGAGTGCCTCCCTGTAATTCAATACGCAGAAGGACTTTAGCTTCAGTATACAATGAGTATTAGTCGGGGCACTATTGTGTTACTTTTCCTCCTCCCCCTCAGTTCGGGTTGAGAGATAGCCAGCTATACTTTTCAGGAGAGCTTGAACTTTGAATCGATTTAAGGCATGGAGCATTATCCCCTTTTGTGCCACAGTCATACTGGCAAAGGTACCCAGTACTATTTCCATCTTGGTCTTGTTGGGAAGATCATAGATCGTGGTAATTACCTCCTGGGCTTCCTTGCTCATAGGGGTCTTTCCTTCTTCTCCTATGATTTCTTGCAGAGAAGGAACATACTTCAGGAATCCATCGCAGAGAGCCTCTGCATTGATGTCAGTTTCTTTCTTATTTTCCGTATTTTTTGATGTAGTTGATTATTAAAGGGTTCTCTACTTCCGGGTAAAATTCTGCAAGTGTATTGAATGCTTCCCACTTAGCATGTGCACTACCATCTGTCAGCCGATTGATTAAAAGGCTACGTTGAGATTGAGAAATGCCAGGAACATCCTTTAATTCTGTCAGGTACTTTTGAACTTTACTTCGTATGCAGTATCTGGTTCTGTAAACTCTGTTTAGATTAGAAGCCAGAACCCTTTCCCACTTAATCGCTGAAAGCCCATACTTACCGATTTCATCCTTACTCTGCTCTGAAAGATGGTTCGAGCAGTATGGAGAATTAGGTGCTGTACGTCTTAATGCATAGAAGGAAAAGTTATCCATACTCCATCCATGTTTTAGTACTCTGCCCTTAAATGCCTCCCAGCTACCCTGTGTTCTGCAAAATTCCTTATATACACCGTGTATAAGCAGAAAGTCCTTAAAGGTCTTCAGCTCTGAGTTTTCCTTCATCAGAGACTTTCTATTAGTCCTGCGGCCCATTGCTGAAGTCAGGATGTCCATGTAGAAGCCATCTACATGCTGCAGTTACCACAAGATGAGACACAGCTATAGCAGTGAGCAGTCCGATGATTATCCAGTGCCAGGAAGGTGTCTCAGCCCAGGAGATTATGTAGAGAATATACAGAAAGATAGAAATCCAAGGGGTACTGCAATATATACAATACCCTAAAGGATATGCAATCCATCCGAGAATAGCCCATATTTTAAGGTTGTATCCTTCTTCCTCTGCCTCTTTGGGCCAATCTTCGCAGAACTGCGCATTGTCTACCCATCGAGACAGGATGGTGTAGATAGGAAAGAATATCATATTCTCTCCCTTGAGGATGTTTCGATAGAATAGTCCCAATAGGCCTGAGATAAGACCTATGAATAAGAATTCGCCGATCATTGTTTACTGAGATAATTTAGTGAAGTTGCTATTAGGATACAATCCGAATCATGGTGCAATTTGCAGGAAGAGTTCTTTCCTTTTCCCAATCCTTATAGGAATCAGTAAAGCAAACTTTATCATAGTGCGCAGCCAGGTTATCAATACCTGCGCTATTCACCATGTGAGCTACCTGAATACACAGGGTGGCTTTGGGAAAAGATCTCTTCAGCAGTTTCCATACACCTATGAAAGTTCCTCCTCTGTCACAAAGGCCATCCGTCACCAGAATAGTCCCGTTGTAGTCAGAGTTAAGAGGTGTAGTGGAGTTATCAGTTGTTCTCTCTATTCTGAAGCCACCCAGCTCTCCTGTTTCAGGATTTCTGACCTTCGAACAATAGATTACGTGAGGGTATAACCAATCCTGTTCTTCATATCTCTTAGCTGCCCCGTTGTCAGGATAGCATATAGCCATCTCAGCCTCTTTAATAATACTGAGATAATGAGGTCTGCTACGCTTTATAAGAGATAATGCTCTGTCGGAGTGGGGTTCCACTATCACCACTTCACGAGCATTAAGCTGATTGATCATCTGAGCCACAATCTCCAAGCTGAAAGCTTCCTGGAAAGACATGACTCGATCCATTCTGGCACCCATTAAATAATGGATGCACAGGTCCCATTCCAGACCATGTCTGTTGAGAATATTCCCTACTTGCATGAGTACGTACAGATCATCAGGATTTGCAATTCTGCAGATCACAGAGACATCCTCCTTATGATCCAATCCCTCTATCCATATGTGGGGTTCTCCATCTGAGAAGATCACCTTCTTTACAGAAACAGTGCTTTCCTCAGGTTTGATCAGATTTATTACATTCATTTTTGTCGATGATTTGTATAACAGAATTCAGAGTGTCCATAGCTTCTTCCAATCCAGCCCTGTCATCCAAGAGAATGTTAAAATAAGGCTTCTTGGTATTGTAGATAGGACTCTCATTCACATAGTCCACTCTTATTCCGTAATGATTACAATACTCCTTTTTCCACTTCAATCTTTCATCATCCTCTTCACATGTAAAAAGGATCATTGTAAAGCCTTTATTGGAGCATTCTGCTAAAAGGTCAATAATATCCTTGCAATCCAATCCTCTGTTATAGTAGTCGAATATAGTATTGTCGAAGTCAAAGGCTACGATCAATTTACCATATTTCTTATACTCTTCCAGAAGTCTCTGGGCACAGGCATGCCTGGTCCAGGGGGAATTAAGAGAGGGTTTCATCTACTCTGTCTCTGATTTCTGAAATAGTCTGTGTTCTTGTGAGTTTACCATCAAGGAAAACAACTTTCAATTCTCCTGAAGATTCAGAAGCCCGATCTACCTGATCATATGCTACATACTTCCCATTCTCCTTCTTCACCATGATAAGGCCCTTGAGGGATTTCTTGACTCCACCATCAGTCTTGGGATCTTTGAAGATTTCTCTACCCTCGCCATTTACCTGACACCAGGTGGCCTTCATAGCAAAGCCAAGAGAATCTCTCGACTTATACTGATAAGTGTAGGACCCTACCCCAAGTACAAGATTAGTGGCTGCAAAACCCTTTGCTTCTAATCTGCTGTAGATAGTCTTCTGTCTTTCCAGAGTGATACTGTCCCCATATATCATACCTACATGAGAGTCCAGAACCTTGTATCCCTTTTCATTGACAGTTCCCTCTTCCGCCTCAGGAAAATAGGAACAACTCCGAGGAGTCCAGTTAGAATAAACAAACTGAGTCCCCTCAGGGTACTGTCTTCTGTGATCCAACTTATAACCATCGGTCAATAAGATAGCATCCACTTGTTTTTTTTTGTTTAATACTAAGTTATTTTTTATACCTTCTACAAATACTGTTATCTGATCAGTATAAGTAGAAAGTAAATGATACTTGAAAGAGAGAATAGGACTATAAGGAAATCAGTTATCCTATTCAATAAGATTTCCTTATCCCTCATAGTCCATTCTCTTTTGGGCCACTTCATACTACCTGCTGACTCTTGCCACAGCGAACAGAGCTGCTGTAATAGATTCGAAACCCAGAGGATTCTCGTACCTCTCAGGAAGTATTTCTGTTTTCTCCTGCCTGTGAAGGAGTAAGCAGGTCTGAAAGACTTTAGTTTTCGTAGAGCCTGTAAGCTTAGTTACAGTAATTCTTTTTCTTTTCATCGTTTTTAGATTTTAAGATTGTACTTCCACCAAGATTCGAACTTGGATCTTCAGTTTAGGAAACTGACATTCTATCCCTTGAACTATAGAAGCATTCCCTAAGAGATTTTAGAGAGATAGAGCATGTGTCTAAGGAAGGCTATTCTGAAAGCTATTCCCCTCCTATCAGTAGGAAGCCAAACATTAGATGAATAGAGCATAGTGGATACTATGATATTATCAGTGTAATGGGGGTCTTTTTCCTCTACAAAATGAATAAACTTTTCCCTTCCCCATTCAGGAAGAAGAGTATCATCGAGCTTATCAGGGTAGAACCTAAAGACCTCATCCCAAGCTTCCCTTAAAGTAGGACACATGTATGTAGCCCTTCTATACACAGGACCAATTGTGAACTTTTCTATAGCTGCACTATAAATTTTTCCTCTTATCTACTTAGGAAGAGGCATTGTGAAATAGCTACACCACTTAAAAATGATCAGATAAAGTATTCGTTTCATTTGTGTACCCACCTTTTGAAGATAGTATCCTGTTGACTTACAATTACCTCTTTCTGATAGTTTCCAGCCTCATAATCCCGGATTATCGGATTTGCCACATAGTCAGAGCAAGAGTAGAAAGCTATACCTATCATCATCAGGAACAGAGTGATAAGAAAGAGGAAAATGAAAAGAATCCTGTCACCCCAGTCCTTAAACGAGGATACTACAAATACAATGTAGATTATCAGGGGGGGAAAAGAACAAGAAAGATTAAGTATCCCATGACTATATTATTTTATTTGGTACCCAGTTTCAGCTAACACCTTCTTGAAGAGCTTTTCAGATCGACGCTTGTCAAATTCACTGAATAAACAGCTTCCATCTTCTTCGTGAATAGAGGCTGTATTATTGTCCAGCCATAAAATCACTCTGCGACCCCTGCAATAAAATGTTATTGAGGGGATGTAACTACTCTCTGAATCATACACACATTCCTCTGCATGCGTATATACCTCCTTCCACACTTTCCATGACTGATGCTCAAAGAAATAGCAGTACCAGGAGTGTACAGAACAAATGGTGAGCAGTACTAAAATAGTAAATATTGCTATACCTGCAATAGCAAAGAATGCTGCAAAAATTATTGTGATTATAGTTTCCATGTTATATTTGATTTAGTGCATCTGTTAAAGCGACTTCTAAAGTCTCTTCATAAGAAGATCGTTGATTATCATTTCTCTGACAGCACAGTGCTGTTCCTCTACTCGTATAGTAGAGTTGGTAGTAGTATCCAGGATAAGGGTCTGCCTTCTTATCCACATAGGGGACATCAATACAGATGTGAATTCCTTTCTCCTCTCTCAGCCACTCTTGAAGCTCCTCCTGGTAGGGACAGTCATAGATACGTGTCTCTCCACTTATAGTCTCAAAAGCTTGATCTGAGGCAACAATCACAGGCCCCTTTGTGGTAATGGTCATTCCATATCCCTTTGCAGCAGCTAATTTAGCTGTTTCAAAACTAATTCTTCTCACGATAGATCCATCTATAAGTTGTGTCGGAGCCTTTTATAGTATATACTTTCTCAAGCTTCCCTTCCTCATAGGCTCTCATGTGCATATCACATATCAGATTACTGTGAATAAGACCTACCAGGGCTATAAGCATACTAACATATACTATATATAAGAATCTTCTCAGAAAGATCTCTATTATCACTCATACTTGCAGTCCACATCACTGATAGGACTATAACTATCCAAAATAAATATCCCATTTCATTTTGTTTTAAGAATACAATATAAACCTTTTAACTATAGGCCCTAAAATAAAAACTACATTAGAAGTAGGAGTGTTCCTGCGATAATAGCTATTACTAAAAATCCTATTCCTAATATTTGATACTCTTTAATTTCTTCCATATATAATATAAAAATCCTATTCTCTTTACTAAGTCATTGAATAGGCTCGTACTCCAGCTTATTAGATTCAGGCAAGATTTACTTAGTATAACTTAAGCCTCTGAAGCAAACGGTGACTATAGGAGCGATCAAACTCCTATAGTCTGAAATAGTGGATAACGGAGTTGACCGAGCTGAATATATCCGTTTGTACAGTTCTGGGTCTAATCCACTATTGTGCATAATCATATCAGAGAACAGGTAAGCATCCGTACTCTTATCATTTCCGCGAGGTATAATTATGCATTTTACATAAGGATAAGAGCTATCCCTGAAATTAGAGCTACTATCAAAAGCCCTATCCCCAACTCAAGAAAGAGGTTTGTATCTGTCTTCTCCTCCATTGATTGTAACATTAGATAGTACTAATTCTCGTTCTAAGGGAGGCTTTTTGGGGGAAACTAATTGACTGCCATCTTCATAAATGAAAATGCTTATTCCATATAGAGTATCAACAGTCGGTCTGTTAGTTTCTGTGACACCAAAAGTTTCCATTGCTGTGACATATCCTTTGGAAATGGTTTTCATAATTTTTTCTTAAAAAAAATCTCCTCTCTTACCAAGTCATTGAGGAAATGAAAATATGACTCTCGATTTGGGCAAGTACGGACTTAGCCTGTCCCTTGACTTTAGAAGGGCTGAGTTTACCGCATAGTCACGTTTCACTTGGTCTTTTACTTAAGCCTGAAAGCCTGTAAAGCAAATTCGACTGCTTTTAGTTAACCTCTCCCTGGTTTATACCAGTATTTCTTCTTGTTGTTAAACCTGATTTTCATAAGTTATTCCTTTAAGAAATACTTTTCCTACATGACTCGGTTTGTACATCTTTTTCACATTAGGGAAATTCCCAACAAGCATAGTAGTGGTTAGGACATTCCAGTCCGAAGACCATACATGTTCCTCACCATATTTTTCTCTACTTATAGCTTTCAGTGCATTGTATATTTTAATACAATCTTCAGCTTCCTTCTTATGCTTAGTCTTTAACTGATCTTGAAGGGCGTCGTATAATTTGCTCATAGATTAGATCTTTTAGAACCAGTAATCGAAGTAAGACATAGTTTTTGACATGTCGAATATATCTAAACTTACGTCTTCTTTCAGCATTCACTCTCCATTTAGAAGGAGTGAGAGATTGATGACTTTTTAGAATTTTCTCTGTTGTCATAAGTTCTCTTTGTTATTTTGCCACTAAGTTGGGACTCGAACCCAAATCTGCTCACTATTCCTTTGTGTGTAGCCGAAGTCTACCCTCTCTTCTCCTTAGTAGTGGAAAAAATTACCCACTCCAGCATTTTCCAACTGGTATATCTCAAGACCTGTAATCTATAGTAGAAGAACTCTCTCTCTTACCCCATACACTGATTCACTAATGGGAGCCTTCAGCTCAACCAGATAAGCAGCTCCTCCTCTGTTGATGGTTTTTTCTGGTTGATTGAGTGTGAATCAGATTTCTATGGCCTCTATCTCCTTAATGAGAGCATCGAAACCTTTGCAGTTCGAAGTGATGACATCGAAAATATTCGAAGACCATCCTGCGATGTTGAGAATTCTCTGGCTTCTGTGGAACACAGAATCACCTCCAGCCTGTCTGAGGTTGACTACTACAGTGTTACAGAGGGGGTTGACCTTCTTGAACTCCTTGAAGAGGTTTACGAAAGTGGCTCCTCTCTCCTCCCAGCCTGTTCCATACCAGGGAGAAGTCCCATTCTCACCGAGTTGACAATCCGAGAATACAATCAGATTGTCTATTCTGGTGTGATTGGCAATAGCCTCTCTGAGGAAGTCATACATTCCCTGCTCAGTGCCTGTTCCGCATTTTGCTCCAGTGTCGAAGGACATCTTGTTGAATTCCAGAAGACCCATATCCCTCTTAATAGGTACCGGAATGAGATGATCCCCAAACAATCCGATGAATACATTGTCTTGTCTGAAGGCCATCATGGTTCCGAAGAGATTCCCTATCATGGCAGATGTGGTTTTCGAAAATGCAGATACCTTGGATGAGCCTCCTGCATCCCCTCTTACAGAGCCGGAATGGTCTATAAGAATAGCACAGTTTCCTTCCAACTTGGGAATATTCATCACTGAATATTCCAAAGCCTTATCCAGAGCTTCCAGAACTCTTCTTTTCTTAGTTTCGAACTCTGCAGAATTCTTGTAATTCCGGCCTTGTACATCCTTCTCGAAGGAGATGACTCCTCCACTCTCAGTTGTGCTTTTACTGAAACTCATGTTCTCCACCTCAGCATAAGCTGACGCGAATCTGAAAGGGAGCTGTTTGGATTTCAGCACTTTTTCCTTGATGGTAAGCTGTCTGCATACCTCTTCCACACTATCCGGAGCATACAGAAGAATGTTTCTCAGATTCCTCAGAAGTGCCATATAAGGAGCACCTTTGGGATTCTTCAAGACCTCTCTGATTGCATCAGCTTTGAGGTCATCCTTCTCTCCTTCATTCTGAGCCATCTGTCCTGCTTTGGACATAGTTTTCTCGAATGTGGTGGAGGAATAGAGATCTGCAAGAGATTCTCCTGCCATAAGCCTCCTGTAGGCTTCTGCATTCTTTTGAGTGGGGGCAGGATGAAAGAGATTCACCAGATCCACCATAGTGATCTCCTTTCTCTGCATCTTGTACTTGTCTATCTGATATGGGTCCAGTCTTTCCAAGGCCTCCTTAAAGCCCTTTTTGATAGAGTTGGCCACCTTTCTCAGTTTAGGCAGTTTATTGAGATGCTGATATGCACCGAGAATCTCAGTCATATCATCAGGTCTCACTACGATCTTATTGAAGAACCTCTTGGTCCATTCCTCTCCTCTTGCTTTGTCAGCTACAATAGCTGCCAGCAGATGAGTCACAGAGCGAAGATTACCTTCCTTTCTTGCATACAATGTAAGTTTAGCCACGAAAAGAGGATCTGATTTGGCTGCCAGAGTCCTGATTTTCTGTGTTTCTTCCTTCTCACTCTCATAGTAAGCACCCTGCAGGAATGTGGTCATGACAGTGGAGACCAAGATCTCCTTGTCCTCAAGCTGAAAAGCTTTTTCACCCATTGCATTCACTACCGTAGGCTGTACCGGAGTTTTTGTTTTATTGTACTTACTCATATCTGTGTATTTTACAGTGTTCGTCTCAACATTTCCGTGTAAAACAAAAAAAGACAGCGGAGGTTAGGCATAGCCTAACCAACCACTGTCTCTCCTAACAATGAACAACTACAAGCCAGTCAAGCTCTGTTCCTGCCAAGAGATTCGAACTCTCTATCCAGCATATATATGCTGAGGTATACCATATTACCGTCTGTGCAGGAAGATCAGCAATCATTAATTGCCGGGATAATATCCCACTGAGTCATCACTCTCAGTACCCTGTTTCGGGTTGTTGATGAGACAACTCCTATCAGGTTCTCTTTTAGGAAGCTCAAGGGGAATCAACACGTGTGATTTATCCTAAACACGATGAAACACGTATTTCACCATTGAGCCAGGGAAATAGAACAAATGTTCTATTAAGGATCATAGGGAGTTTTTAGGCTCCCTATGAAAGAACATAGAGGTAATTACAGACAAAGTCTCATAGATGTTAAGGATCTTGGTATTCGATGTATTTGTCTGATCACTACTATGTTATAAAGTGTGTGAAAGAAAGGCAGATAGAGATTGCAGTGTAGTCTGCATGATTTGAACATGCTACCCTATAATTAGAAGTTATATGCTCTACCCAATGAGCTAAGATTACGAAGTAACTCTATCTTTCACTATTCACACAATCTGGCGGAATTATTTCAGAGACTCCAGAGCTTTCACAAAGGAGTCCGGCTTCTCGTCTCCTTTTCCCGGCTCTTTGTACTCCGGGTCAGGAGTGACCCCGAACTTCTCCAGAATCTCTTCTCTGGAGAGGTTTTCGCAGAGATCTTCGATGTCCTTCAGCTCGGAGCCAGGGATGAATCTGGTGACCCCCTCCGCATTCAGTTCCTCGATACTGACCGGGAGATTCGGAAGTCCCTCAAAGGGCGCGAGGATGAAAGGCTGTTGGAAGTCTTTGATGTATCCAAGGGGTACTGTCCCCTCTTCACTGATGGAGTAGCAGACCTGCGCGGCGGGCGATCCTTCCTTGATAGGCGGAACTTTATCCAGATTCTCCGTAGTGAGTTCAAGGGATTTCTTTTCCCAGGTTTCCTTGAATACCTGATACTGCTCCTTGGCAGTAACTTTTTCTTTGAAAGTCATTGTAGAATTGTGTTATAGGGGGAGATTTTACCCCCCCCCCTGGTTTGTATTAAAGAATCAGAGCATCTCTTTCACTGCATGTCAAACTTCTGAGAGCATTCCAGGCATCTTCTTTTGTCTTGAAGTAGATTATGCCAGGATATGTCACTTTACAGTGACAAAGTACTTCCCATTTGTTATATTCTGAGTTGTAATTACAGAAGTATCCGTTAGATCCTTGCTCCCTTTTCCAACCATTATTGTAATAGTTGGCAATACCCTGGAGTTTTTCCATAACTTCCCGGTTTCTCTTCTGCCAAGGAGTCAGAGGAGAGGAGATTGCTGTCAGCTGTTTTTGAGAGTAGAAGCGCAGAGCTATATCTCTGAATTCTTCTCCCTGTTCATAGAGCTTTTTTGCTTCCTGGAGAGTGATAGGACATTCCTCTGCAGGTATGGATTTTGTAAGAGAGTACTCAGTGCTTCTGATTGCTATGCGGTCTTTAGACTCACAAGCATTTTCGTAGTAAAGGTGCATGTCCCTGGTGTCTACATAATAGAATTCACCAGGTGCTATCTGTACAATCTCTGCGGGTGTTATATAGCCAGGAAGGGTGATTATGTCTCCCACCTTTAGCGGATAGTTTCCTATTCGTTGGACGAGATTGAAAGCATGGTGCTTAGTGTTTCCAAGGAAACGAAGAATTACAGTTCTCATGATAGTTTTTAATTTGTAGTTGAACATTGTTGTTGTGTGATCCAGACAGGATTCGAACCTGTGACCCACAGCTTAGAAGGCTGTTGCTCTATCCAACTGAGCTACTGGACCAGTGAAAAAAAAAGAGAGTGATAAGCCTCTCTTCGTCTGTTACTCCCATCACATGTGTGTAATATCTCTTACACATCTGCTATTTTTATGAAGAATGCTAAATTTATCTTATTATCTCTCACAGACTTCGACAATAAGACTTTTGTTTTGTTTATCATCTTTCCTAATGGTACAAAACAATTATCAACCGTCAGGATCGTGCATAGTCCAGGGAGTTTACTTTGTGGAAGACAATACAGATGACTGTCTTATGACTTTTTCAACTATGTCGCTACACAAGGATAAAGAGACCATTATACTCTATGAGCTTCCATTGATAACCTGTGCCAAAATTCTACTTCTTTCTTCCTGTTCCTTATCGAAACAGATGTTCTCAATAACTCATCCCACCAATGGGTGGATTTTTATTTTACTAATCTGCAAATTTTCGATATTTTTTAGACACATTGATTCAAGCTGGGAAGATTTCATCGAGAGTATAACAGTATAAATTGTCATATAAAGAATAGTGAATGAGGGATCGGAATATTTTGAAAGAGGGAGAAAGAGGATAGGAGGGATATAAAGACCAACCCAGATCCTCTTTAATTCTCTCTCTATTTCTCTGATTTCCAAAGTTCTACAACAGTCTCACCTAATGCGAGAGTCAGTGCTAAACCCAGGATAATCACAATCATCCAATATGCTACAATCATATCTTTAACTAATTTTCTCCTATATTACCCATCAGTCCCGAAGTTTAGAGTAAGTGCTCTACTATACCTATATTATATAGCATTTGTGCTCTATAGTACTTGGGTTATACTTCGAGACCACTGGGTGGATAAGGAATGGGTGAGTTCAATCTTAAACTTAGTACTCAGTATTCCCCAAGTGAATTAAAGTACATTGTGCTTTACTTCACAAGTGTAATCTTGAACATTGAGTGGAGTATTGCACATTGTGCCCTATTTACTTAGTGCGTATACTACAGTGAGATTAGTAAAAAAGAGAGAGCCGAAGCTCTCTCCTTCCTACAGCTCCAGCTTGGTGGCTCCCTCCAGCTGGTTCACACCATTGAAGAGGACCATGCAGCTCGTGGGCTGGCCATTCTTGTCCATGTACTCACTCCGGGCTACCTGAGCCTTGGCAGGATTCACTCCCTCCTGAGCAGTGGCATCAGCCACAATGCCCGTGGAGATAACCTGATCCTTGTTCTTCACCATCAGGAAGATGACCACCTGATGGCCCTTGGAGTTCAGCACAGGTTCCATCTGACCCGCCCCATTTTTTCTCTGCAGGGGCTTCAGATAGATTTCTTCAGCTGCCAGCTCTGCTTTGTACGAGCCGAGACTTCTCTGATCCTTCAGAGTACTGTTCTGGTTGTTCAGTAAGTTTGCCATAACTTTGATAGATTTAATTGATAGATGATAGAGGCCAGGGGGTCTGACCCACCAGCCGAAGGCTGGGGGAGGTCTTGAGGTGATTAGATCCTCCATATCCTCATCATCTTAGAAAAAAAAATCAAGAAAAAAAAATAAAAAAAAAATAAAAAAATTTAAGACATATAATTTTTTGCCTTATAAATTTGGAATTGTCATTTTTTTTTACTATATTTGCCCCTGTTAAGCCCAGGTCCAAGCTGGATACTTAACTGAGTGGAAAGTAAAAAGAGCTTTCTTAACACAAGAGATCCTATTGATTTATTCAGGGTGGCACACCAACTTGGATGTGAAAAGGTTGAGGATGAAGTGCCCTTAGGGATAACCAGGAGTGAGAACTAATAATATATAAACGCCCCTGTAATAATAGGTAGGATTGAGGTAGATTATAAGAGTAATCGAAGGTCTACTTAGACAGGGTAACATCTGGACCAGGACTCCTTATGTTTGAAAGTGAAATAAATATAATGAACTTTAAGTAGCTTGTATTCTAAAAAAACTTGTACTCTAAAGATTTATTATATAATGGGGAGATTATGGGTAGAAGAGAAAGGATTCCTTTCCTAAAAAAGGAAATTATCAAGGAGCAAATGGCTCTTAAAAGAGAGAATAACAAAGCCATAAAGGAAAAAGCTATAGAGTTTCAAAAAGCCTTGAGAGATAAGGCAACTGCAGCTGAAAGAAAGTTAGCTATGGCTTTAGCTAAAAGTCCGCTTGCTGATAAGTATGAATTCCAGCATATCATCTATATAAAAGCAAAATCTAAATATGGAGGTAAACGTATAGATAGATTCTATACAGCAGATTTCTGTTTCCCGGATTCTAAAATAATAATAGAGGTAGATGGTGGGTATCATTATACTTCGGAACAGAGTATAAAGGATAAGGAGAGAACAAGAATTCTTGAGAATCGTGGATATACAGTATTGAGAATAAGTAATCAAAGAATATTATCAGCTAATAACTTTGATTCCCTTATATTGGATTTACTAAATAAAACGAAACATGAAGATATATATAAAAAGAAGTAGCTATAAGCTTACCTTCAAAAATAAAGGTAAGAGATATACTGTAATCTGTCCCATTGCATCTCGGTTCGAAAATGGGAAATTGCAAGCTTTTAGTTTTATGACTGAATTCAAAGGTAAATGAATACATGGGTTAAAATAAGAAGATGGACATGGGAATTGCCACAAAGTTTACTTGGGGCAATTCTCTTGCCATTTTATGAGAAAACAAGGTTGAAAACCTTCGAATATATGGACCAACAAGTCTATATATACGATAAATTCCCGGGAGGCATTTCTCTGGGTTATTATGTACTGATAGACTATAATAGGTACGATTGGGAGAATAAAACTATTCGTATAAGTCTGAAAAACTCTGTAAAGCATGAGGGAGGCCACGGTGTACAGTCCAAGTGGACTGGTCCACTGTACTTACCTATAGTGGGAGTGCTCAGTGGCACTCATAATCTTATATGTAGGTGGAAAAGAGCAAGAGGAATTGCTTATAATTATTATAAGTTTTTCATAGAAAGATCTGCAGATAAGTTAGGAGGAGTTGTGCGATGAGATGGGAAGAACTATCTATGAGGGATAGGTCTGAGTTAATGAAGACCTATCTGCGAAATGGAGTAACCCAGCTTAGTGCTATGAGGAATCATTACAATAAGTTCGTAAGTGGTGGTCCCTTAAGAGATGAGTATGATAACCCTGATCAATACTATGACTACAAGACTGCTGAAGAAGTAGGAAATATGTATGATCCAGGAACCCAACATTGGGCTTCGAGAGACCCGAGAACTGGTATGATTCTTAAAAATCCCAAACATCCTACTTTCGGTATGGCTATAAGAGAGGATCAATCTTCAGGGTATGCTCCGTTTATAGACTCTTCTACAGGGAGATATTATACTCTCAGACCTGAGGAGTATGCTACAGCTCCAAACAAGCATACTCTAAGAAAAGTTAACAAGTTACAAGATGGTGGATATAGTAGCCCTGAAATAATTCCCTCCAAATATTATCCTGAGTTTCCTATGAGAAACTATGTAGAAACAGTAGAGGCTCAAAATGTTAGTCAAGATACCTGGACTGACTCAGATATTAAAAAGATGATAAGATCACTTGAGGGTGAAAAAAATATAGCTTACTTAGATAGTAAAGGAATATTGACGGGGGGTATAGGACACAAATTATCTTCAGAGGAAAAGAAAAAGTATCCTAAAGGAACAATAATACCTAAAGACATTATAGAAGATTGGTGGGAGCAAGACTATCTAAGTAATGCAAAAATTGTAGATGATTTATATCCAGATGCTCCCTCTTCACTAAGAGCTGCTATGATTAATACTATTTTTCAGGGTGGCCCTAAATTAATTAGGGGAAGTAGAGATAATAGGGGAAATATAACTAATAAAAAGGGGTATTCTCCTAATTTTGAAAAGACTGTAAGAGCTTATATAAAGGAGCCTACTACTGAAAGAAAGCAAGCTATAATCTCAGAAATGCAATATGGAGATGACACCACAAAAGGAATGGCCAGAAGGTATGGTATAAATAGAGCCATAGTAGATGGTATCATAAAAGCATCTAATGCAAAAGATATAAAGGACCCAGTTTTAGATACCTTATCCTGGTATAAAAGTACTAAAAGAGAACTTTACAAAAAATAATTGCCAAAAAATTTGGAAATGTCAAAAATTTTACTTACCTTTGTATCGTTGTTTTGAAAGTCTAAATATGATTAAGGAAGGACAATCCGTCAAGGGATACTCTGAGATGGAAATACGCCTTCCGGGGTAGAGTCATCTACCCCACGATGAAGTATGGTGTAATGGTAACACTTCAGATTTTGGTTCTGACATTCTTGGTTCGAGTCCAAGTGCTTCAACAAAGTATTAATTAATTTTCATAATATGAGTAGAAAGTGGTGGGCAACCATTATTACGGTTGCTGTGGTTATCGGTCTTTTTGCAACAATTAAGCTTCTGCCTTTTTGGGCTACCCTTCTTGCAGCAGGGTCTTTTGCTTTTGGTGCCTTTTCTGGATATATCCTTAAGAAGGAGAATATTGTAGAGAAGGTTATCGAGAAGCCGGTGGAAGTGATTAAGGAGGTCATCAAGAAAGTAGAAGTTCCTGTAGAGAAAATTGTTTACAGAGATGCTGCTGTTGAAGCTGAACCTCAGGTTGCTCAGGAATCTGCAGAGGCTATAGCAGAAGATGCTCCTGTAGAGAGTAAGCCTAAGCTTAAGAGAAAAAGTCGTAACAGGAAGGTAGCTGAATAGTTACCTTCATTTGGGCTCCTATGCTAATTGGATAAACTCAGAGTCTTCTAAACTCTCATTTCAGGTTCGAGTCCTGAGGGGCCTACAATGCTGCATTAGTGGAATGGTTAGCACACCACCCTTTCAAGGTCGGAGATTATTGGTTCGAATCCAATATGCAGTACTTTGGATTTAAGAGATGGATTTAGACGAGGAGTTCTGTCCTACCAGAACTCATGGACTATGGGGCTGCTTGGTGTGGCTACCTGCCTGTCACGTAGGTTATCAGATGGGTTCGAATCCCATATAGTCCGCAAGGAGAGTAAACTTAAGAGGTCCTTAAGTCCTACCTGCTAAGTAGAGAGTTCCGACGGGAATATGTTTCGACTACATTGCTCTCCGCAAGAAATATAGGGAGGTTGGGGAGTCCGGTTACCCCGCTTGCTTTGGGAGCAAGAGAACTCGCAGGTTCGAATCCTGTTCTCCCTACTATGGGCTGATAGTTATATCCGGTTAAAACGATAGATTTGCAATCTATAGTGCTGAGTTCGAGTCTCAGTCGGTCCACTTTGTTTTCATAGTGTTTAAGGTTAAAGATTAAACCTTTACCAGTCAAGGTTATTAAAAGTTAGGAGACTGGTCATAGGGAATTAGTTGAGTGGCAAAAATGCCTGGCTTACATCCAGGAGGTCATTGGTTCGAGTCTAATATTCCCTACATCTTGGGATGTAGCTCAAAGGAAGAGCAACTGGCTGTTAACCAGTAGGTTGTGGTATCGTGATCCACCATCCCAGCTATGGAGAGTTGTCAGAGTTGGTTTATTGTGCCGGTCTTGAAAACCGGTGGTCCTAACAAGATCCAAAGGTTCGAATCCTTTACTCTCCGCACATGGGCAGAAAGTTTAACAACTGTACTCTGCAAGAGTATCTTCCCCTTGTGGGATAGTGATATGTAGGGTTTCATCGGAAAAACGTTAGTATTTTTGGAACTAAAAATGAAGGTTCGAATCCTTCTCTGCCCGCTATGTATCTTTGGTGTAATGGTAGCACAACTGTCTCCAAAACAGTTAGTTGGGGTTCGAGTCCTTGAAGATATGCAAGTCAAAGATTATGAAAAAGGTAAAAGAATGGCTTAAAAACAGAAGAGTTCAGTATTTTTTATATGCTGTTCCCTGTGGAGCTATAAGTATTCTCTTTGCCCTTGGTATGTCTATAGGAGCAGGTTTTCGAGGATTGGAATGCAATAGACTATGGGATTGGGCGGATTGGAGCTGTACTGTTCTTGGAGGAATGATTGGTCAAATAGGGACAATTCTGCTTCTTTCCCTATAATTGAGATATAGCTCAAGTGGTTGAGCACCTAACTGATATTTAGGAGGATGTAGGTTCGAGTCCTACTATCTCAACTGTGTATATAGCTTAATGGTAGAGCGTAGGATTGTGGCTCCTATATATGTGAGTTCGAGTCTCACTATACACCCTGTTTTTTTTTAATATAAAAAAAAACACTATGGTAAGTATAGATAGGAATATCTTAGATACTTGGATAAATAAGGATAAATTGTCCTATCTTGAAATAGGTAGAAGATTACAGTGCAGTGTAGCATATATAAAGAAATATGCTCGAAAACATGGAATTTCATTACCTATTAGAAGTACTAATCAGGCGTCTCCCTGGAATAAGGGAAGAGGAAAGCATAAGTATACCTGTCTAAATTGTGGTGTAGATATACCAAGTAAGGGAGTATATAGAAAATACTGCTCATCTAAATGTCAAAAAATATATGAGCGTAAAACGAAATATCAGGAATACCTTGATAATCAAGACAAGTATGTTGGAGTAGAAATAAAGTATGACTGGCTTAAGCCAATAATACTTGAGGAACAGAATTGCAAATGTAGTATTTGCAATATGGAGCCCAATTGGAATGGTAAGGAACTTCATTTTGTTTTAGATCATATAGACGGAGATGCTACAAATAATAGAAGAACTAATCTAAGACTTGTTTGTCCTAACTGTGATTCCCAGTTAGATACATTTAAGGCAAGAAATATAGGAAAAAGTACAAGAAGATATAAACCATACAGTTATAGGAGTGTATCCCCTTAGTCTTATACACTATAGAAAGGGTAATTGGTTACATAAGGGTTCGAGTCCCTTCACTCCTACTATGGTCCTGTGCCTGAGTGATTATAGGAATAGTCTGCAAAACTATTATTCATAGGTTTGAATCCTATCAGGGCCTCTACACCTCCATAGCTTAAATGGTTAAAGCTGAACACTTTTAATGTTAGGAGTGGGGGTTCGAGTCCCTCTGGAGGTACAATATGCCCTTATAGCTCAATAGGTTAGAGCTGCTCCCTCTTAAGGAGAAGGTTCGGGGTTCGAATCCCTGTGGGGGCACACTTAAATAGTGTGGATATGCCATATGACGAATGGTCTGATAAAGACAAGGAAAAGGAGCTGTATAAGCAGTATTATGAAACATCGAGACGCAATGATGAGTGGGCAGCTCTTGAAAAGGAAGAGATCTCTAAGAGAATAGAGCACCTTAGAGAAATAGAATCCTGGAACTCAGGAGGTGATTGATATATATGGGAGTTCTGCTCAGATGGCGGATGGGCACCAGACTGTAAATCTGGCACTATGATACTCAATAGGTTCGAATCCTTTAACTCCCACTACAAAACTATTCGAGGTTAAGTTGAAGCCTGCCCTCGCGCCTTTTACAAAGGAGAAAAACTTATCAGGACAAGGGAAGGTTTATAGTTGCCCTTCCAATGGATTCCAAGCTAACTTAGTAGAAGCACTGGACTGAAAATCCGGGGGACTTGGAGCGTAACCAAGGGAATCCACATATAAGCCCCAATGGTGGAATTTGGTAGACACGTATGTCTTAGGAACATATGCCTTAGGGTGTGCAGGTTCGATTCCTGCTTGGGGTACAAAAAAAAATAAAAATAAAAATAAAAATAATCATTGAAATATTTGCATATTACAAATATTTTACTTATCTTTGTATCACTTTTATATGGAACCTATATTTCAAGAATATCCCTCCGGATCTACTATCGGTTCTTCAGGTCTCGGTTACTTTCTAAGATATTTGAATGTACTTGAAGGAGCTAAGACAAGAATTAAGAATTTGCACTGGGCAGCTAAAAGGCTACCTGTTAATGAGCATAAAGGTGCTCATGAGTACTTGGATGACATTTTGGATATAGTGTCTGATTTTCAAGATACTGTTGCTGAAGCTTCTCAAGGTATCCTCGGACACATGAATCCTGAGGATATTCAAGGGATTCCTCTTAGAGAGGGAACTGTGCTCGGACTCTTGAAGAGTCTGACTGACAGTACTCTTACCTTTTATGAGGGTATTCCTAAAGATCCGATCTTTGCCGGAATAAAATCCGAAACAGAGACCTTTATCAAAGATCTCAATAAGTATAAGTACTTATTTGAGCTTACTGAATAAGTGAGTTGCTCCCTTAGCCCAACCGGTAGAGGCATCAGACTTAAACCCTGTATAGTGAAAGTTCGAATCTTTCAGGGAGTACTAAGCCCCAATAGTTTAGTGGTCAGAACCTCTGATTTGTAATCAGATAGCCTCAGTTCGACTCTGAGTGGGGGCTCCCGAAGCTGGAAACTCTCTATTCTTGAGAGACCTGTCAGAATAATCCGGATATTCATGGATGGGAGTCAGTGCAATGCTGGGTGAATACTATAACTTCACATAAGCAAGTATAGTATAGTGGTTATTACGCCAGTCTTCCAAACTGGGTACGAGGGTTCGATTCCCTCTACTTGCTCTTTTTTTTTGCGGTTTAGAGGAGAGGTTCCCTTGTTGGTCTCATAAGCCAAAGACACTGGTTCGAATCCAGTAGCCGCAACAATATGGAAGATAAGATGAAGATCAAATATTTTGATAGTACTTTACAGATGGAGCGGTTTGTAAATAATGTCAAAATACGAAAAGAACAGATTGTTACAATTCTGCTTCTTAGAAGCGGGCAGATAGCTTTTATTTACTATGAGTAACCTTATTCATTCTAATACTGCAATAGATGGGATTCTCCAAGGGATGAGCAAGGTTGCTGAAGTGGTAGGCTCTACCTATGGTCCTAATGGCAGAAATGTAGTAATTGAAGATGAGGACGGGAGACCTCACATTACTAAAGATGGAGTCACGGTGGCTAAGTCAATAGACTTTGAAAGATCAGATTGGAAAATAGGGGCATCTCTTATAAAAGATGCTGCTATCAAAACACTGAAAGAAGTCGGAGATGGTACTACTACTACCACGATATTGGCCAATGCAGCTGCAAGTATGGGTATTAGGATGGTAAAAGACCGTAATCTTAATCCTTTTAAGCTACGAATGTACTTGGACAAGTACATGAATAGTATTATCAAATACTTGAGGAGTATTTCTTCTCCTATTGTTCCCTCTGATAAGGAGACTCTGCTTAAGGTAGCTCTCAATTCAGCTAATGGGGACGAAGAGCTTGCTGAGAAAGTTACAGATCTGTTTATGCAGATAGGTAAAGACGGAGTAGTGTTCGTAAAAAACTCTGAGATTTTAGGTGTACATACACAGGTTATCAAGGGAATCTCTATAGACAGAGGATACGTATCCCCTATGTTTTGTGTGAATGGGCAGTCATCATTGACTTTAGACAACTGCAAGATTCTGATAGCCAGAAAGGTAATCAGGGATTATAAAGAAATCATCCCCTATATGCAAGAGGCAAGCACCGAAGGAAGGCCTATCTTGCTTATAGTACCTGAGGTTGATAACACAGTCACTGAGCTATTCCTTACCAATGTTTACAATGGGGTTATTCAAGGCTGCATAGTGCAGGCACCCTTCTCCAATGAGAGACAGGATGACTTTTTCCAGGACCTCGGAATTGCCTCTGGTGCCATTAAGGAGGATAAGGATAAAAGCTCCATGTATCTTTTAGGAAATGCAGAAAAAGTTATTGTAGGTAGATATGATACTGAATTCAGAGGTCTTACACATGATAAGTCTGCGTATAAGAGACATTTGGCATTTCTGGAAGATCTGGTTCAAACTCAGACGGATAGGCTTTTAGCTGAAAAAGCCGGGGAAAGGCTGGCCATGTTTGCAGGAAGTATAGGCTATATTCATGTAGGGGCTTCCTCCGAGACTGAGGTCCTTGAGTTGAAGGATAAATTGGATGATGTTATTCATGCAGTTAAGGCTGCCTTGAAAGAAGGCACTGTTCCAGCTGGTGGAGTGGCTCTTAATAATGCGGCTCACTTATTGGAATTTGAATATAGTATGGAAGGGAATCATATTCCTGAAAGCTATGAGAGTGAAGAGGATAAGGCTGCTTTTGAGATTATGGTGAGACTTTGTAAGATACCGTATGAAAGCTTAGGCATACCCGTAAGTACCTCTAAAGATCCCACCAAAGTAGTGTATACTGCACTGAAGAATGCTATTTCTGTAGCAGGAATGTTATTTACTTCTAAATACGTAATTCTAAATGACTGACAGAGAAATTAAGATCGAACCTAAATATTCGGAGAAGAGTAAATTCATTGAGTTTAATCTTGTGAGGTTCGAAGGAGTTCAAAGATATAAATCCATAGCCAGAGCTATTCGAAGAGATCATGTAACTTCTTCGGGTTATATGGCTCCCAAGAGACCTTTTAATAATCGGAAGGATAATTCAAGAAGTGGACGTGGGTACAACACTATCAGAAAGGGAATATATGCAGACCTTAGAACAAGAGCACTTAGAGCAAGTGCAAAAGCAGTCCTTTAATAGTGAGCCGGTTTATTACTGTGCACACTGTCTATCCTTGAAAATAAAAGAGGTGAATGGAATGGAGTTCTGTGATAACTGTAGTAGCACAGATATAATGACTTCCTCTATCTCGGAATGGGAGGAGCTGTATGAATTTAAGTACGGACATAAATTTATTCAATAATATGGAAGAGACTAAAAGCTTCGAGGAGAAGTATGAACAGGCCACTCCAGAAGAGAGAAAGGCCCTCACTATCAGACTGTTGCGCCAGAATTCACAACTGGCTAATGCAGTAAGACAGCTGCAGGATACAACAGCTTTCAAAAGACTTGATTATCTATTCAAGGTTGTAGATTCGGCAATGTTCGATGAGGAATTCGAGAATAGATGCAAGGAGGAAATCAAGTTTATAATGTTCGGTGAGCCTTCTCCCGAAGAGGTTTCTAAAGAAACTGAAAAATAAGAAAATGGAAAGCAAGAATCCCAAAATAAACAGTGTTGTGAGGATTCCTGCTTCACTAACTGGTAGTTTTTTTAGGTTTTGGTTTGAATTTTTGGCTCCCATTCATAAACTCACTGAGAGAGAGATGGATGTAATAACATCTTTTGTGAAGCAAAGATATGAATTATCTAAGGTCATCAAAGATGAGGACATTCTCGATAAGGTGGTTATGAGTGAGGATACTAAGAAGAAAGTAAGAGCAGAGTGTAATATGACTCTGCCCCACTTTCAGGTAATAATGGGAAAGCTCAGAAAGAATAAACTTATCGTGGATGGTAAAATCAATAAAAGATTCATTCCACAGCTTCCTGAAGATGCCAAGGAATTCAAACTTCTATTATATTTCGATATGAATAATGGATGAGATATATGCAAAAGTGGCCGCTGATATGGGTATCCCTATAGAGGTTGTAAGAGCTGCTTATTTATCTCAATGGCAATTCATACGTAATACCATAGAAGCTCTTCCTCTTAAAGAGGAACTTAGTGAGGAGGAATTCAATCAGCTGAGAACAAGTTTTAATCTTCCTTCTCTCGGTAAGATTTATACTACCAGAGACAAGGTCCAAAGGACTAAACGAAAGATAGATTATTTAAGAGCTTTACTGAAAAATGCTAAAGATTAAGAAACTTACTCCAGTATATACTTCGATACTTGTGACTTGCAACAAGTATTCGGAGCCTGAGAAAGTCGGAGATACTAATATCATAGATCCTGCCAAGGCAAAGATCATGGTGAAGGAATATCAGAAAGTACTTGCAGTGGGTAACCAAGTAAGACTTGTTGTTCCGGGTGACACCATTGCAATCAATCCCATGAAGTATGCTAAATACAAGCAGGTGGCTCAGAAGAACTCTCTGAGAAACGATGTACAGCAATACAAAAATGAAATAGTGGGATTCGATTTCCCTACCATGGATGTGAATGGTGAAGAGGTTATGCTTCTTGATGAAAGAGATATTCTCTACATTATCAATGACTATGAAGATGATGGACAGCTTCCTGATGGAGTTGCCGAATAGGGGGGGGGGAATAATTCTTCCCCTTTTTTTGTTAATATGCGTTTACTTAGATACGAAGGCCATAAGGTAGTGATTTCACCGGAAGCACTTGCCCTTAAGCCATTTAGAAAAATATGGGAGAGGGACAAATCTCAGGATAAGAATAGAGCCCTCTCTGAACTGGCATTCATCTATTTTTTCTGCGATCCCAGATCTGAATATATGATTATATTGGATGAAGAGACCAGAATGGAAGAGATCAAGAAGGGTGAAGGATTAAGAGATTCCTGGACCCCTGACAAAGCATTGCTCGATGCAATGGAACTCTTCAAAAAAATGACTATGACTACTTCAGCAGCTCTCTTGGAGGACGCAAGAGCAGCTGTTGAGAAAATAAGACTTCAACTTCGAGACCTATCCTTTTCAGAAGTAGAGCCAGCTAAGATGCCTAAAGCTATTAAGGATGCTTCTGATGCTCTTACAAGAGTACCTGATCTTATAGAAGCTCTTCAAAAGGCCGAGAAGTCTCTTAATATGGAGATTCTTGAGAATGCAAGAATGAGGGGAGCAGGAGAGAAGAAGATATTCGAAGATAATCTTGAGTGATATGGAACATGCTATAATAGAAGGTACTAACAGAGGTATAGAGCGAGAAAGAGAAATCCGGGGAATTAATGCTTCTGGGTTTCTGAAACTAACACCAGTGACGAAGAAGATGGGTTTTGGCAATCTATGCAACACTAAGTGGGACCTATGTTATATAAGACCTAAGAAACCTGTTCAGAAAGTGGGAGATTTTTCATTGACCTACAGTCCTAACAGGGATGATTCACAATACACTATAGATATGGTGACCACTCAAGTGGTTCTTAGTCTTAGAAGAACTTCTAATTGGGAGAAAATAATAAATGGAGAAGACATTGAACCAGTTCCAGACTCCTCTCACTGAGGAGCTGTTGAATTCTCTTCCGGAAGAGGTAAGAGATGAGTTACTTGATGTTATAAATAATGTCGAGTTTATTCAGAATCTTATCTCCCCGAACAGAGAAAGAGCCAAAGATAGACCGAGAGATGAGAGAGGAAGGATAATAGTGGACCTTTGTAAACCCCATATTCTTGAGAATATGGACTATTTTAGAGAAGCAGCTATTCATTTTGAGAAGCATGGGTGTTATACCTTTCTTAAGCCTAATGGAAATCCTAACTCAGAATATGGGAAGTGGATAAGACAGGAGAGAGACAGATGTTGGGATGGAATGGTAAGACCTGAAGATGGAGAATGGATAACAGGCCCCATGTATTTTTACTTGAATTACTGTCCTATTATTCTATCTGACCAGAGAGAGAATACCTCCATAGCTGACCGTATTACTGCCTTTCCTAAAGTTTGGGAAGGGATCTACTGGAGATTCCATTATATAGAGCAGGCAAGAAGCGGAGGTATATATAATGATTGGAAGGGAGCTTTGAATGGAGCTGAACTGGCTTCAAGAGGTAAAGCTTTTGCATATTCTCAAGAAGTAGAGACTCCCACGGGGAGAAGGGTATGGAAAGATGTACAAATAGGAGATACACTGTTTGCTCCTGATGGGTCAACTACTAAGGTGATTGATATTCCCTTTGATGAGGAGCATGATGTATATAAAATGACTTTTCAGGATGGGAGAAGTGTATATACCACTCTTGAGCATTTATGGAAGGTAAATAAGAATGGTGAGAACTGGAATAAACTATATACTACCGAGGAAATCCTTAAAAGTAAATCTCCTAACAGATTTGCTATAGAGGTCTCAGAAGGGGTGGAGTATGGATATAAAGAGACTCCTATTGAACCTTATTTACTTGGATTGATGCTGGGAGACGGGGCCTTTACTATAAGTAAAGGTAACCAAGCTCAGTTCTCCTCAAGGGAGGAAGATGTATTTATATATCAGAAAGTCTTAGGTAGAGTCTTTAAGAAGGTAGGTAATACGAAAATGAGCTGGCTTATAGATTATCCTAAGTTCGGAGAAAAAGCCAAAGTGCTGGGTCTACATGATAAGGTATCTGATACTAAATTTATTCCGGACTGCTATAAGCATAACTCTCGAGAAGTTCGATTGGCACTACTTGCCGGATTATTAGACACAGATGGTTCTGTACATGACAGTGGGAAGCCAGAATTCCACACTTCCTCTAAACAGCTGGCTGATGATGTATGTTGGATAGCCAGAAGTCTTGGTTATAATGCAACTCGCTGGACTCGGTCCCCTAAATATACATATAAAGGGGAAAGAAAAGAAGGGAAGCTATGCTATATAGTTTACATTTACACAAATGATCTTTTATTTAAGCTACCGAGAAAGAATAGTCTTTGTGGAAAGAGAGGGCCAAAACTTGATAGCAGAGTAAATAAAACCTCTGTAAAATCTATTGAGTTCTCACATAGAGAGAGGTGTAAGTGTGTGACAGTAGATCGAGAGGATGGGCTATTTCTTATTGGAGATTTCATTACCACTCATAATAGTAAATCATACTGCATGGCCTCTATGCTTGCTCATAATTTCGTCTTAGGAGAGAATAGGAAAGCCTATAAAGATACCAGAAGTGTAGTTACTGCTTATCAGAAAGAGTATCTTACAAGGGATGGAACCCTTAACAAGTTCGAGGTAATGATTGATCACTGTGCTCAAAACACTCAATTCCCTGCCAGGAGACTTAAGAGCTCGGTCGATAAGATGAACTGGATAATGGGCTATGTGGATCTTGAAACGGGTACCAAGATGGGCACCAAGAATGAGGTTTTAGGAGTTACATCGAAAGATAACATTGCGAAGCTCAGAGGTAAGAGAAGTGTTTTTCTTGGAATTGAAGAGTTCGGATCATTCCCTAATCTATCTGATCTCTACACAGTCATGAGGCCATCGGTAAGAGATGGTAATTTGGTTTTCGGTCTTATGTATTTGCAGGGTACAGCAGGTGATAAAGATTCGGATTTCGCTGGAGCTCAGGAGATTATGTATAACCCTACTGGTTATGATATGTATGCTCTTCCCAATGTATATGATAAAGCCTCCTCCGGTAAGCCTAAATTCGTATTCTTTTTTCCTGGATATGTAAATAGAGAGGGATCTTATAACAAGGATGGAGTCTCCGATGTAACCAAGTCTCTTATAGAGATTCTGTTGGATAGATACAAGATCAAGTACAACTCTACTGACCCTAATACTATTATCAAGACTATAGCGGAGGTCCCTATTACTCCATCTGAAGCTATTCTGAGAACTAAGAAGAATATATTCCCAGTCACTGATCTTATAGAAAGATTGGGACAGTTGGATTCTAATCCAGCAGAGTTCAATGATGTGTATGTAGGAGAATTCACTTTGAAAAATGGCTCAGTTGAGTTCAATCCTACTGTAGGAGATCCTATCAGGGAATTCCCTCATAAGGATAATAAGTTGGACGGAGCTGTAGAGATTTTCATGATGCCTCAGAAAGTGGCTACTGACGAAGGTCTTAAAATACCTCAGGGCAGATATATAGCCTCTTGTGACCCTGTAGACGATGATTCCTCTGAGACTACATCTCTACAATCGGCTTTTGTACTTGATTTATGGACAGATACCATAGTAGCTGAGTATACTGGAAGACCTAAATTCGCTGAGGATTATTATGAGCAGCTAAGGAGATTATGTTTGTTCTATAATGCGAAGTTGAATTATGAAAATAATAAAAAGGGAATATTTGCCTATTTCAGTAAAATGAACTCCCTGTCTATTCTTACTGATACTTTAGAGTATCTGAAGGATAGAGATATGATAAAGGGTACTCCCTATGGTAACAAATCTAAAGGAGTACAGGCTACTTTACCCATTAACAACTTCGCAAGGACTCTTATCAGGGACTGGCTTCTTAAACCGACAGTCATCACTACTGTAGTAGATGGAGAATCTGCAGAGGTTCAGGTTCCTAATCTATTCAGATTGAGGCAGAGAGCTCTTATCAAAGAGCTTATTCAATGGAATAGTGAAGGTAATTTCGACCGGGTGTCTTCTCTGGGAATGCTTATGCTTTTAAGAGAGGACAGGATGATTCTCTATGGAGGAGATGAAAAAAGGATGCAGAAAGTGGAGAAGAACCCTCTTTCTCATGATCCCTTCTTTGAAAAGAACTATAAAGATCATAGAAGGAATACCAAGATTAGGTGGCCTGATATGTGATCAGTAAATTTAGGCAAAAGGCTAAGGAAATCTAACTATTTTCCTTAGCCTATTGTTTGTATGAATATTTTTACTTATATTTGCACAAATTAAAACATCATAACAATGCCCCAATTCATACAGTTGCCAAGACAACAACTGTCTTTTGCAAGAAAAACAAAAGAGTGGAGACGCACTCATCTCGATTGGGCAGAAAACAGAACTTTCTTCAACTATAGTCCTGTTAGGAGATCAGTACTACATAAGAGGATCAACTATGATCTACTCAATGGTAAAATCCACATGGAGGATATAGAAATTATTCTTAATCCTGAGGATGTACAAGCAGGTTATATTCCTGATAAGATTCAGCACTATCCCATCATGAATTCTAAGATAAATGTTCTTAGAGGGGAGGAGTCGAAGAGAGTCTTTGATTATAGGGTGATAGTGACCAATCCTCTTGCTATCTCTGAAATAGAGAACAATAAAAAGCAGGCTCTCTTTACAAGATTGCAGGAGATAGTTCAAAATACTGCACAGTCTGATGAAGAGTTCAATGAGGAACTCGATAAATTGAATGAATATTTTACCTATGAGTGGCAGGATTTGAGAGAAGTAAGAGCCAATGCTCTTCTTAATCATTATGTGAAGGAGTATAATATTCCTCAGATATTCAATGCTGGCTTCGTAGATGCCATGACTGTTGCAGAGGAAATATACCAATGCGATATAGTAGGCGGAGAACCGGTGATAGAAAAGCTGAATCCTCTTAAGGTAAGAGTGTTCAAGTCTGGGTATTCCAACAGGATAGAAGATGCAGACATCATTCTCTTAGAGGATTACTGGTCTCCTGGTAGGATTATTGATACCTATTATGACGTACTTACTCCTGCAGATATGAAGTACATTGAAGAGCTCCCCAATCAGGGAGAGACTTCAGACGGGATGGATAATTTCGATGAACGGGATAACTTCATATTTGCTGATTTCGCAGATCCTCAGTATATAGATGTAGAGAATATGTTCCTTCCCTTCGGAACTTTCGGAGGTAGTAAGCTATACTACGACTCTGCTGGTAATGTCAGAGTATTGAGGATGTACTGGAAGTCTCGAAGGAAAATAAAAAAGGTAAAATCATACGACCCTCAGACTGGTGAAGCTGTCTATAATTTCTATCCGGAAACATACCAGACCAAGTTCGACCTTGGAGAAGAGGAGGAGATATTTTGGATAAACGAGGCCTGGGAAGGAACTAAAATAGGTAGAGATGTATATGTCAATATACGGCCCAAACCTATTCAGTACAATAGGCTGTCTAATCCTTCGAGATGTCATTTCGGCATAATAGGCTCTATATACAATATAGGAGATCAGAGAGCTTACTCCTTGGTTGATATGATGAAGCCTTATAACTATTTGTACGATGTTATTCATGACAGATTGAATAAGGCTATAGCTGCTAACTGGGGTAAAATCATGGAGCTTGACATTGCTTCAGTACCTGAAGGATGGACAGTAGAGAGATGGATGTACTATGCAAAGGTAAATCACCTTGCTGTAAAAGACTCCTTCAAGGAGGGTAATTATGGTGCAGCCACAGGAAAACTGGCTGGTGCATTTGCTTCTAATTCGAGAGGGGTTATTGATGCTGAGACTGGCAACTACATCCAACAGCATATCAATCTACTGGAGTTCATTAAGATGGAAATGGCTGAAGTTGCAGGTATTTCCAAGCAGAGAGAAGGCCAGATTTCAAACAGAGAGACTGTAGGAGGCGTTGAAAGAGCTACTCTTCAATCGTCTCACATTACAGAGTGGCTGTTTGTAACCCATGAGGATGTTAAAAGAAGAGCTCTTGAGTGCTTCTTAGAGACAGCTAAGATAGCTCTGAAAGGACAGAAGAAGAAATTCCAGTATATTCTTTCGGATATGTCTTCACAAATCATGGAAATTGAAGGTGATGAATTCGCTGAAAATGACTATGGTCTTGTAGTGGATAACTCCAATGCTTCTCAGGAGCTCAATAGCAAACTGGATGCACTTGCTCAAGCAGCTCTTCAGAATGATAAACTGACCTTCAGTACCATTATGAAACTCTTCAGCTCAGCTTCTATTGCAGAAAAGCAAAGAATGGTTGAGAATGATGAAAGAAAGACAATGGAAAGACAGTCTCAGGCACAGCAGGCAGAGATCCAATCACAGCAGCAAGCTGTTCAGGCTAATATGCAAATGAAGCAAGCTGAGCTGGATCAAAGAGCTAAGGCTAATGAGCTGGACAATGAAACTAAGCTTCTTATAGCTCAGATGCAAGCCTTTGCCAATGAAGAGACTTCGGAGGATATAGATTACTCTCCGGAAGCCAAAGCAAAGCTCGAAGAGCAGATCAGAGAGTTTGATAAGAGACTTCAGCTGGATAGAGAAAAGCTGGAATTCGAGAAAGGCAAAGCTAAGACTGAGGCACGTCTCAAAGAGAAACAGATAAACAAACAAAGTAAAAAATCAACTAACAAATAAGCTATGAGGGGGGGGGTACTCCCCTCATACTTACCTTAATATTATGGAAAAGAAAATTGTATTTACCCCTGTAGAACCGAATAAGAATCTATTATGGTTACATTATAAGAATGGCCTGTTAGTCCTTCAGAGGTTCGGATCTAATGGATGGGAAGATATAACCAACTCCGATCAAATTACCGAGGCAGAGGTAATGGAGTTAATAAAAGACAAGGCTAACCTTGTAGGTGGGAAAGTTCCTGCTGAAGAGCTACCGAGTTATGTAGATGATGTTATTGAGTTTAACGGACTATTGGACCCCAGTACAAGAATTTCAACCATAGTAGGTAACAGTTCCAATAAGAACAGAACTTATTTTATAAGTGGTTCTGATCCTAACTCTGGTAGAGTCGGTAGTTCTGACAAATATCCTTATATGTTTGTTAACTTCGGAGAGAACACTTCTGAAGAAGATTGGGTCTCTTACACTCCTGAGAGAGGGAAGATATATTTGAATATATCCAATGATCACTCTTACAGATCTTCATTTTGATTCTGTAAGATATAATGTAACTCAAACTCTTACTAATACTCAAAAGCAACAAGCTCGAACTAATATCGGGGTAAAGTCGGCTGATGAGTTGCTTGAGGATGCTGACTTTATTGCTCAGCTGAAGACTAAGTTAGAAACTGTATAAATATTGAATAATACAAAGTGGTTTTTACAAAACAGGATATATTAGAAATTGCTAAGAAACTTAGATTAGTCAGTGTAAAGGATTCGGAGTTTGAAAAAGCACAGATTCCGCAAGATACTGATGAGATCAGTATTCTTAGACAGATGCCTGATAAGACTTATTCTAATTATAGGATAAGTCTTATCGAGGCTATAACTCCTTATATTCACCCTGTCAAAGTAGTTCAATCTACCGGAGACTCCACAGAAGCAGTTATGTCACAGAAGGCTGTAACAGATGCTCTAAGTAAGATCCCTAAAATAGAGCTTGAACAAACTACAGGAACTGCTGAAGATAAGGCTATGTCTCAAAAGGCAACTACTGAGGCATTGGAGGAGAAGGTAAGCTCTACGACTATACAGGGTGTTGAGATTGTCAATGGTACAGCTCCTGAGATCCAGGATAATATTCTCTACATAGAGTTAACAGAAACCGATTAATATGGGACATAGGATAAAATCTCTTACTTTTAATGGAAAAGTATTGGCCTCTGATGGTGGAACTCTTATAAAAAGAGTTCTATATAATGGTCATGTAATTTGGCCTAAAGATGAGGCTCCTCCTACTCCATCCGACACTCTTGTCATGGCTTCTTATGAAGATGTGGTGGGCTTGTTCGAGGAGACTAAAGCCGGATGGCTTAAGGGTGGCAGCCCTTCTCCGGAACCTGAGAAATACACTATAAAGAGGGTTGTGTTTAATGGAGAGCAGATTTGGCCTTTTGAGAAACAGGGATTTTTATCCATTGAAAAAGAAAACATTGTACTGAGTCAAGCTAATAACTACTCTGATACAAACACAATTTTCACTAATTTAACATTTAATATTCATTAATATGGCAGATGTCACTAAAAACCATGTTGTAGTTTCTCCAGGTTCAGGTTCTGGTGATACTACATTGTCTGTAAAAGCATCTCCTGCCAACACGGGTAACCGTGTTGCTCAGGTAACTAACTTTACAGTCACAGCTCCAGGGGTCACCCCTGATAAAACATTTAAGGTTACTCTTGCAGCTGCTGCTGAGTTTGTGTCATTCAATGATGGCACTGAAATGGTAGTTTCAAAGTCTGGTGGTTCGGTGGTTATTGAAGGTACCTCGAACTCTAACAAACTTACCTTCTCAAAGGGCTCAGGAGCTGTTATTTCTGATAATATGCCAGCTAAGGTATATGCTGTCAATGGAAATAATGCTACCAATGGTATGGCCATTCCTGATGACCCGGGTGCTACAGCAAAGTATAACTTCGTCTTGACGCTGACAGCTACAAAGAATACTACTACTGCTGGGAGAATCCAACGAATTACTGTTGTTACGGCAGATAATAAAACTGCTACAATCACCCTGAAACAGGCTGCAGGGGATGCTTATCTGACAGTTACTCCTACTGAGATTACTGTTCCACAGGATGGTACCCCAGCACAAGTATCTGTAAGTACCAATACTACATTCACTGTATCCTAAGCCTGACAAAAGAAAATGTTAATTAGTGGGGGGGGGGCAGAGGCAAATGCCTCTCCTCCCATTTTTCAAAAAAATTGTGTCTATATGAGCACTCAAATTGTTCCTATCCCTTGGGCATCTGATACTTCAGATTCTATTCATCTTCAGTGGGATGATAGTAGCATTACTGGTGGGCAGCGAGTGACTCTACCTGTTACTGTTACATCAGATTATAACTATACTGGTGAAGATAGAGAAACACTGGTAACTTTTCGTACTATAAGTCCTACAGATAACATTGTTAAACAGTCCCATGCCAATTGGGTTGCGGCAAAATTGAATGCTTCAGGTTTCGATGCAGTCGATAGTGTGATCTATATCGACCACACGTTAATACGAGGGAAACAGATCACTTATCGAGTAGAACTGAAGGGAGAGAACGCGCAGGCTTCGTCACTGGGATTTGAAATCAAAGTACATTTCACGGACAACACGGATCAATGGATTGCACGATACGGCTCATCCGATATTCCGGATAGGGGAACCTTTGAGAAAGCATATACTTTCAGTTCGCAGGTTCAAGACAAAGAAATTGAGTATGCGCGATTGTATCCGGTATTCAGATCATTGAGTGGCGGCGAAGTGTCCGGAAAACTTTATGTCCGGCATGAATATGTAGTTGTAGGAAATAAATTACCAGCAACATGGTCTCCATCAATTTTTGATCAAAATATAAACTTATTCTCGTTGTCTGAACTTGAACAAGGGGGCATTAATAACGGAACTGGAGTCCCGGCGGCAAGCAACATGAGACTAAGATCAAAGAACTTTCAACCTATATCAGGTAAATATATATCAGTAGATTCACTTAATAACCTTTATAAGTTTTTATGGTTATTTTACGACGAGGAGTATTCTTATATTAACAAGCCGGTAAGTTGGAATTGGATAACATCGTTCCCAACAGTAGCTGAAATTCCGGAAGGTGCTGCTTATGTGAAATACACGATTACACGTAATGACAATGCAGTCTTAACCCCCGAAAGTGCAAAAGAAGATTGCTTGATCAAGGTTGGAATAGGGGAAGAACGTTTTGCGGAAAAAGCACTTAAGATTATTCAGACATCTGATAATTTAATTATAGCTACACATACTGATGTATATAGTATATATTCATCCAATAAAGCTGGTATTAAACAAAATTAATTTCAAATATGGCAAATACTTTCAAAGATATTTCGCAGTTTACATTAAAGTCTGCAGCTACTGGTACAGAAGAATTCCAAGTTTCCGCTACAGAGAAGGTTACTGCGCAACAAATAGCAAATTTATTTAATGCTATGCAGGCCAAAATGGCTGGATTGACTGCACTTACAGTAGGCATGCCCAGTATCACCTCAGATAGTACAATACTATCTGCTATTCAGGCGTTGTATAAGCTGAGTGGAAATGGTAAAGTATTAACTGTCAGTAATCCCAGTCTGGGTAAATTTGGCTTTGTTTCATTTACAGCAAATGCTGCTGCTGGAGTACTGTTCCATTTGAACAGTGGTAGTGTAAGAACAACTAAAATGTATGTAAACTCCACTGGAATGACCGGAGGAGATTCCCGAACTGATGCTCAGTGGATTTCGTGGCTTGAGGGCGGAACTGTGATAGACCTTTCAAGAAATAATGCACCACAGGTCGTAGAGATTACAGACTTTGCAATTCCTGGACTTAACATAACTAAGGATGGGGAGAGTTTCTTATTCTATGCCAATAATGCAATTAATATCCCTAATTCTAATTATAGAGCCACTTTATTTGTAGGTGTAGCCATTGCAAGTCCTATCTTCATAACCGGAGACCAAAGATTTCTGTACTACATGATGATAGATACTGCAGGGGGCGTGTTCTACACTGGGCGTGCAAATCTGGAAGATGACGCTGTAGCATGGAATACTACTCCAGTTACTCGCTTGGGACAAGCCGTACAGGTTACTGCCTTTACTGAACCAGCACTTAGTGCTTTATTGTATAGTTACAAGCCCGGGGATTTTATACCGTTTTTTACGAATAGCGTTACGGCCTCTGAGGCGAACCAATTTCCGGAGTCTGGAATTTTCAATGGTTTCATCTCCATGGGCAGAAACGGAGGACATTGTTTCCAAATCTTTGCTTTCAAGACAGGTTCTCCCAATGCTTACATTGGAGCTTGTATTGGTAGTACCACAAGGTGGACCCAGATAGGAGGGAGCTCAAGTAATCTTATTGTCGTAGCAGATGCAGAAAATGTAGGAGGGGTAGTAGCTGCATACAAAGGATTTGAGGGTTCGAATAAATATGGAGTATCAGTACCTATCTACATAGAAGCCACGTCCAATATTTATGATGAACTACCAGCTATAATGGATCAGAGCTTTACAAAAAATGAATCTACTATATGCGGATATGCCCAATATGTCTACGACGGAGGAGATTATTATCACATAGGGTTAAGTCTACTTATATATCCATCAAGTGGAGATCGTCCCAAATATAGAGCGGAGCTTGTTGTAAACAACAGCGGGGAAGTAGTTAGCAGTAGTCTTACCCCTATTGGCAATGCACGTGCTCCCATCCCGGGATTCACTAAAATTACTTCCTTGGCTGGTCAAACTGACTACTCCCTCACAACAGGATCTATGGGCGTTATTAACTTTAGCACTGAGGTAAATGCGAATACTATAATGTTTATAGAAGCAGAGGTCCGATCATCTGCTGCTATATCTGCTGAGGTCAGATCTGTGTGTATCCCTGTCTCTTTCTTCAATCCTAAACAAGGTGCCACACTTATGGATTTGAACACTCGTACTTTAGCTTCTGGAACCAATATTGCTCAAGTCAGGCTAAATGTTGCTTCTGTTGTCACAGGAGCTAATGGTGTACAGGGATTAAATTGTGTGGTTACTTCGAACAATCTTGCAAATCCCTCTGATATTCTAAGAATAAAGGCCGTATATGCTAATATATAGTATTAATGTCCCCTCAGAATAGAGGGGACATTAACTCTATTTTCTGATATGAGGAAATATCTTATAATAGGTTTATCTTATATCCTCTTGATGTTGACTGTCTTTTTACTTTATAGACAAAATGTCAATCTCAGAGTAGATAGAGATACGCAATTAGAGAATGTAAAGGCTTACTCAGCTTTATACTCTGATTCTGAGAAAGAGAAAAGAGCTTTCAAACTTTCTTTGGATCAAATGAGAGCTACAAATGATTCTATCTTTCAGAAGATGCTTCAGTTCAAGGAGGAGCTTAAAATAAAAGATAAGAATATAGAGCAACTCCAATATAGACTGTCTGTTGCTAAGAAGACAGACTCTCTTATACTGAGAGATACTGTATTCAGAGACCCTGAATTCAAACTCGATACAGTATTCGGGGATAAGTGGATTACTCAGAAGCTTCATCTTGAATATCCTGGAAAAGTCGTATCCTCACCAGAAATTACATTGGAGAACTATGTAGCTCTTACCAATAAGAAAGAAACAATCAAACCTCGAAAGAAGTTCTTCCTTTGGAGGTGGTTTCAAAAAAAGCATACAGTTACCACAGTAGAAGTAGTGGAGAAGAACATATATGTAAAGGATTCAATTTCCCGGTTTGTAATTATTAATTAAAATTAATATGTTCACTGAAATAATAATAGCTTTGTTAGGTATAGCTTCTACTATAGTGAGCTGGGCATTGGGCCGTAGAAGAACCAATGCTGAAGTTGCGGCCATGCAAATGGACTATATAAAAAGTGCTGATACCTTTTATAGAGAAAGGATAGACAACCTGCAAAAGGAAGTCGCAGAGCAGGCAAAACAAATAAGGGCACTCAGACTGATCATTGACAGGATGATTGACAATGCCTGCTTAATTCAGAAGTGCCCGAAGAGAAAGTATTACAATCCCGACACTCTTGCTGAAATAATGGATGAGGAGGGAATATCTTTTAGTGGAGTCCATGAAGTTAAAGCTAATTAGAAAGTACCTGGGCCCTGAGTATACCATAGGAGATCTCTACATTGAAGATAAGTTGTATTGTAACACTTTGGAAGATGTAAATAGGGATACTAATAAAAATGGGATATTCGACGGCTCTGAGAAGAAAATTGCAGGAGACACATGTATCCCCTTTGGAACCTACAAAATTGTAGTTGATGTTTCTCCAAAGTTCGGAAGGGAACTACCCAGATTGCTGAATGTTCCTTCCTTTTCAGGTATTCTTATTCATAGAGGTAACACTACTAAGGATACCGCAGGTTGTATTTTAGTAGGAGAAAATACAGTAAAGGGAAAAGTTCTTAATTCCACTATCTATGAAGTAGATCTCACTAAAAAAATAAAAGAGGCTATTTCTAAGGGAGAGGAAGTAACTATTCAAATAGTATGATATGGCTAAACCAAAACCATTAGGATCTCCCTCTGCCGGGGCTTTTGCATATAAGAGGGATGATCCTAAAAGAATTAAACCTTCCTGGTTTGAATTGGGTGGATATTTTGACAGAAAGGGTAAGGGAGATAGAGGAATAAGATCTTCTTCTACAGCGCAGCAGAGAAGTAACAAGGGTGATAGGGGAAGTAAAAGTGGAAAAACTAACTCATAAATTAACACTCATTTGTGTTAAGTATACACCCATACTTGTAGCTATAGTAGAGTTACTCGGTACAGTATTATCTTTTCTTAATATTGGGACCATACTCTTAGCCTATTTATTTGGCTTGGACTAAAAAGGAGTTGGACAAGTATGTTCATAAATTGAAATCTAATAATAATTAAGAATATGGTAACACAGAAGAACATGACTATTCCTATTTTCGATGTAGGATTAAAGGTATATATCTTCGATAAATGGTCAGAAGTGGAAAATGTGCTGGGAGGTGGAACAGGTCCTAAAGGGATTACTCTTGCTTTCCCCGATAGTGGTAGAATAACAGTAGCTATAGATAGTAATTGTCCTTCCACTATAGTCCATGAATCGGAGCATGTTAAGAATTATATCTGGAGATTCATAGGGTATAGGCCTATGGAGGACAATGATGAGGTAGATGCTTATCTTCTGAAGTACATCTATAATAAGATAGTTGATGTCTTCTACAAACATATAGGAAAAGATCCTAAAGATTTATTCGCTCGGTAATGAGTTGCTAAAAGCAAATCCATGTAACGCTATAAAGTTCAATACTTTATAGCGTTTTTTTTTGCTTGGTAGTATTGTTAGGTAATTTTCGAATGGTATCATAGGTACAGCTCTTGGAGCTTGGGCTCTGTTCGGAAGAGGTAGAAATACGGGGCTCTTAGGTGGAACTTCGGGACTCAGCTCAGGTCTTGGTGGAGCTAATATCAACATCAATGGCTTAGAGACAGGTATGGGTGCTGCTAATGGTGTGACTGCACCTTCTGCATTCCAGGCTTGGGAAAAGGGTTGTGAAGATACTCTGGCCCTTCAAGGAGGTCTGTATCAATGGGCTCTTAACCAGCAAAACCAGAGATTCCAGGATAGACAGACTATAGACAGTGAGATGTTCGGTCTGTACAAGAGTCAGGTAGATGGAGACTTCGGTCTGTATAAGTCCACCAGAGATGGATTTGATGCTATAAATGCAGCAATGAATAGTAGCAGTTTCAGTCTGTATAAGTCTCAAAGAGATGCTGATGACAGTATAAGAAAGGAACTTTCTGATCTTAAGGCACAAGTAGCTATCAATGCTGCTATCAGACCTTACCAGGATAAGCTTATCCAGTGCGAGATTGACAAGGCCTTCACTGCAGGTATTAACTATACCGACAGAAAGACTTGCAATGTCATCTATGGACAAGTAGTTCTTCCTGACAGTCCTACTGTAACTGGTTATGTAGGGGCTAATCAGTGCGGTTGCCCAAGAGTAGTTGCAGCTCCTACGGCTGCCTAATAGGCAATAATACACAATTTCTATGGTTCCGGTGAATAATGTATTTTTAGGAAGCCCTGACCCTCTTCTTGGGTCTTTAGATCCAACTGCGGGGCTTGATGAAAGAATGGCTATGATTGAGGCCTACCAGAAGAAACTGGCCGAGCTGAAACAAGCCAGAGCACAAATGAGTCAGAATCTATCTCAGACCACTCAGGAGACTACCCCCAGTCTCTGGTCTGAGATTGATGCTGAGGTATATCCACTTACAGATGAACAGAAGATGAAGTTAGCCCAAAATGAGGAATATGCTCATAATGATATAGCTCTTCAACAGATAGTTCAGACTGAACTTCTCAACCTTGTAAAAGGCAGAATAGAATCTTCTCAGGCAGGCAAAGAGCTTCTTAATAATCAGTTGTCTATCGTAAGAAAACTGAAAAAGAAAATTGTCGAAGAAACCAATCAAGAGATGGAGGCATTTAGAAGATTTAAGGAATACTCTAAATCCCACCCGAATGTAACTTATGAAGAATTTATTAAAACAGTATATCAATGAATGTAAGTGTAGTAACTGAAAGAATCCGTTCCTATATCAATGGACAAATTACAAGAATGGCGGCAGATAGTCCTATAGTGGGATTTATGAAGCCTATTATCACAAGAGTTCTTGAAAACAATGTCTACAAAATAGAGGATGGACTTAAGATGATAGCTGATAAAGATGGTAATATAGACACTGAGGCTATCCTGACAGAAATGCTGGAAAGTGTTATGTCTACAAGACCATTTACCATAAATACATCATTCATCGGAGACATAGAAATTGGAGAAGGGATGGTTAAATTGAGTCTACCTGTAGTAAATAAGAGACTCGTATTTAATACTGCAGACCTTCAGGAACTAAAAAACCTGCTGACTACGTAAAGCTATGGATGGATATATGTTAAGAAAACTGATGGAGGACAGAGGTACCAAAGGATCTGATCTTATGGAAAAGTTCAGAGATTTCATAAGATCAGAGAGAGGTAATAGAAGACATTATGAAGATTCAGATCCTTTTGGGGAGTACTCATATAGGAGAAGAGAACATAGTGACTCTGATCTCTACAGAATGATGGAGAATATGGATGACTCCGAGAAAAGAAGAATGTGGGAAACTATGCTGGAATCTCATGAAGGCAGAAGAGGCAGGCATTTCAGCCCTTCTTATGCAAAGAGTGAGGTAGAGGAGATGTCCCATACTGAGAATGGAAACAGACACAGAGGAGAAAAATACACTATGGAGAAGGCCGAAGAAGTGTATAGAAGATACAAATCGGTTCTTCCTGAAGAAGTTACAGCTGCTGATGTGTACGTGGCAATAAATTGTCACTTCCATGATTTCGCACAACTTTACAAAGCATGGTTCGGAGATAATATTGATACCAAAATTATCGAATCGGCTATTGTATTCTGGTTCAAGGATGAGGAATTTCCAGATGGTGAAAAGCTCTGGAAATACTTCAACAACATGAAGTAATCTTTCTAAGGGATACAGCAATGTATCCCTTTTTTATTTAACAGTAAATAAAGTAAATTATTTAATGCAGTCTAATTATTCCACTTAAACTATTGTTTTATTTGAAATTTTATTTTAACTTTGTGCTGTTAAGTATAAACTAAATGGAAGAAGTTTATGGGAGATGAACTAAGTATGGATTACATCATGACAGGAGATGAAGTAGAAGACCTGTTCACAGATGAATCACAAAACAAAACAGAAGATACCCCACCTTCTAATACGAGTGGGGAGCAAACAACTACTGAGGGAAAGGAAGTAGAGGAAGAAATTGATCCTAATACTTTGTTTGTCCCGGAGGGCGTAGGTAGTGAAGAGAATCAAGGAGAAGGGGAAGGTACCACAACTCACCAAGGTGATGGTTCTTCTCCCGATAACAACTTCTACTCTTCCATGGCCACTGCTTGTGTAGAGGATGGTATTTTCCCCGATCTTGATGAGGAATTTTTGAAGACAGTCAAAGATGCTGAAGGCTTCAAGGAAGCTCTTAACAAGCAGATGAAAGCCATGCTCGATGAAAGGCAGAGAATGATCAGCGAGGCTCTTGAATATGGAGTGGAGCCAGATGATGTCAGAAAGTACCAAAATGTCCTGGAGTATATTGATAATATCTCGGAAGAGGCTATCAAGGAGGAAGGAGAGGCAGGTATTGCTCTGAGAAAGAAGCTTATCTACAATGATTACCTTAACAGAGGATTTTCGGAAGAGCGTGCTAAAAAGTACACTCAGAGATCCTTCGACCAAGGTACTGATATTGATGATGCTCTTGATGCTAAACTAAGCAATAAAGAGTTCTATTCATCTCAATATGAGAATATTGTAGAGCAGGCTAAGAAACAGGCTGAACAGGAGGCTTTAGAAGAGAAGAAGAGAGCGGAGTCTGTCAGAAAGACTATCATGGAAACAGAGGAACCCTTCGAAGGGGTTAAGCTGGACAAGGCTACCAGACAAAGAGTATTTGAAACTATTTCCAAACCAGTCTATAAGGACAAGGATGGAAATATGTATACTGCTCTTCAGAAGGCGCAGCATGATGATGAGGAAGGTTTTATCCGGAAACTTGGATATATCTTCACTCTCACTGATGGATTCAAGAACCTTGATGGTCTCGTAAAGGGAAAAGTTCAAAAGGAAACTAAGAGAGGACTTCAGAAACTTGAGCAATCTCTCAGAACTCCCCCTATGCCTGGTGAACCGAGGTTTGCAAGTGGCGTTGGAGGAGTAGAGGGTTCTAAGTCGAGGGGTGTTATTCTCGATATATAAATAACAATCCAATAAAATAAACAAAAATTTATGGCAAGATTAGGTAAATTTCAAATGCTTACCTTCAGTCACTGGAAGGGCCTGACTAAAGACAATCACTTAGGTTCGGTATTCCAGATGCAGCCTCAAAAGGCTACTGCTATGATGGTGCAGCTGCTTGCTATGTACAGAGGAAAGAACCTTGAGACTTATCTATCTCAGTTCCCTACAAAGGAATTTGATACTGATGATGAGTACACGTGGGATGTAATTGCATCCTCAAGAAGAAATATTCCTCTTGTAGAGGCAAGAGATGAAGATGGTAAACCGATCACTACTGGAATGGCAGGTGTAGGAGGAGCTCCCTTCTATGTAGTATTTGCAGAAGACTGGTTCGCAGACGGTAATGTGATTGTAGGTGAGAAGAATGAAATCTATCCTCTACGTATTCTTGGAGATGCGAGAATGGAGGGTACGAATGCTGTTTACCGTGTAGAACTTATGGGTGGAGTAATAGATGGTATGCCTGCTGAAGAGCTTCAGCTCGGTAAGAGATTCTCGGATGATTACTCACCTGTAGAAAAGGAACTTTCAAGAAAGGTAGGAGATCTTCAGTTTACTTCTCCTGTAGCCATGAGAAATGAGTGGTCGAGAATCAGAATACAACACAAGGTTCCTGGCTCAATGCTTGGAAAGAAGCTGGCTGTAGGTATTCCTTCTCTTGACCCTGAGACTGGTAAGAAGTTCGTAACTCCTATGTGGATGCACCATGTAGAGTGGGTATTCGAAAATAAGTTCTCGGAGAATAAGAACAACCTTATCATGTACGGTAGAAGTAATAGAAACCGTAATGGTGAGTATCTGAACATCGGTAAGTCAGGTAATGTTATTACAATGGGTGCTGGTCTGAGAGAGCAGATGGAAGTAGGTAATGTAGTCTGGTACAATGACTTCTCACTGAAACTTATCGAAGATATGCTTTATGAGCTATCTATCTCCAAGCTGGCAATGAACAAGAGAGTGTTCATTCTGAGAACAGGTGAAAGAGGTGCTGTTCAGTTCCATAGAGCTGCTAAGGATATGGTATCAGGATGGCTACCTATTCCTACTGTAAACAACCCTGCTGTTATTCAAAAGGTACAAAGTGCTCTTAACTCTAATGCAGTTGCTGCTACTGATTACCAGTTCGTAGAGTGGAGAGCTCCTATGGGAGTAATCGTAAAGGTTGAAGTAGACCCATTCTATGATGATCCTGTAAGAAATAAGATCCAACATCCTGATGGAGGTGTTGCAGAATCTTACAGATATGACATCATGTATGCAGGTGATATGGATCAGCCTAACATCCAACTGGCTAAGGCTAAGAACTCACCAGAGATGAGAGGTTACCAGTGGGGATTCAGAAACCCATTCACAGGTGGTATGAACAATAATAACATGTCCTATGACGAGGATTCTTGTGTAGTACATGGTATGTGGACTGGTGGTGTATTCATTCTTGATACAACCAGAGTAGTATCACTGATTCCTGCAATACTTGCAGCTTAATTGATAGGGGGAGGGTTAGTCCCTCCCCTTATTTTACCGAATAAATAAAAAAAGGGAGAATAATATGGGAAGAAAAGAGGAAGTTATTTTAGACACTACCCAGGAAGATATTCCTGAAGTTGTGCTGCAGAAAGGCCCTGTAACTGAAAGAGATACTCAAGACTCTCACTCAGAGGCCTATCCTAAGGATGAACCGATACTCTCATGTCTTAGAAATGAGAGAGTTACGGTAAGGTTTGTACCAAGACAGTCTGGTATTGTGACTGACCCAAGACACATCAACTACGGAGGTATGGGGGAAAGCTCTAAGAGAGTATTTACTGTTCCTAAGTTACTAAGCACGAAGACTTATCTTAATGTACTTACTAATGAGGAAAAGGCCTTCCTGGAGAGTTATATGGGTCTGGAGTACAATGACCTTTCTGTTTACAAAAAGAAAGACAATTTTTGGAAAGAATACAAAGTTTCCCTTACTAAGGGAGATACTATATTGGATCTTTCCAATCCGGATGATTACATCAAATATAAGGTTCTGCTTGCTAATAAGGACTATATAGCCCCATCATTGGATGTGCTTCAAGACACACCTAAGGCAACCTATCAGTTCGTAATAGTCAGTTCCGAAGATGAGTCTAAGGCTTCTATGAAGCAACTCTCCTATAACCAAAGAGCCTATATGCTCTTCGGTAAACTGCAGGAAAATGCAGAGGCACTTAAACTTATCATCGAGACTGTGGATGGTAGACCAATCTCTGATAGTACTAAGCTGGAGTTCCTCCAGGCAAAGGCAGGAGAGTTGATCCTTAGCAATGCAAAACTGTTCTGTAAGGTAGCAGAAGATCCTTATCTGGAGACGAAGGTTCTGATCAGAAGAGCCCACTCAGCCGGGCTTCTCTCTAAGAGAGGAACCTACTATTATCTCAAAAAGGACAATACACCTCTCTGTGAGGATAAAGAGGAGCCTACTCTATCAATGGCTGCCAAGTTCCTGAATGCTCCTAAGCATCAGGAAGTTAAGTTCTCACTTGAGGCTCAACTACAATAAGTATGGATATAAAGGAATTCAGTGCAGAATTCGACATACTGTATAATAACATAATGAGCAATATTGCACCTGGGCTAACTGAGTATGAAAAATCAGTATTCCTTACTCAGGCCCAGGAGCAGCTTGTAAAGGATATTTACAGTGGTCAGTATAAGGGGGAGGCCTTTGAGAATAGTGAGGAGGTCAGAGAGTATCTCAAATCATTGATACAAACTACAGTACTTGAGAATCCGACTAAAATTTCATCTGAATTTCCAGATGAGTTCCTGCACTATACTGTAAAGGTAGATGCACAGAAATTCTGGTTTATCATATTTGAATCGGCAGTATTCTCGGGGGATGAACCTTGTACCAATGGAAAGAAGGCAGTAGTTAAGCCAATACTCTATGATGCCTATTGGTCTATCATGAGGAATCCTTTCAAAGGCCCCAATAAAAATAGAGTTCTGAGAATCAATCAGTCTGAGGATACGATGGAGCTCATTTCTAAGTATGAAGTAGGAAAATACCTACTATCTTTCCTTAAAAGGCCAGATGCTATAATTCTGGTTGACTTAGAGAATGAAGGTATAAGTATCAATGGAGAAACTGCAGCTTCTACCTGTAAGCTCCCTGAGATTCTTCATAGAATGGTTCTGGAAAGAGCAATACTTTTAGCGAAAAAAGCTTGGGGTCAATCCCAAGAATAGAAAGACCATGATTGGGTATATCTACAAATATACTAACCCTGCTAATGGAAAGGTGTATATTGGAAAAACTTGTAGTCTTTCTAATAGAAAAAGCCAACATCGAACAATAACTGTTGACAAGAGAACTAAATTTGGGAATGCCTTAAGAAAGTATGGAATAGAAAACTTTGAATTTGAACTGATTATTACAATAAAATGTAATGGCAAGGATAATTTGAACTATGGGTTGAACTTCTTTGAGACTTATTTCATATCCTTATATCAAAGTCACATCAGGGGGTATAATTGTACTCTTGGTGGAGAGGGCACAGTGGGATTTTCTCACACAGAAGAGACCAAACGTAAGATGAGGAACAGAAATGTTTCTGAAATTACAAGAAAAAAGTTATCTATTAGTAGCAAAGGTCGTAAACTATCTAAGACTCATGCAGAGAAACTAAAACAAGCTGTAATAGATAGCCGAAGTATTCCAGTAAAACAATTCTCTAAAGAAGGAAAATTCCTAAGAATTTGGAAGTCTGCATCAGAGGCGGCAAGAGCTCTTGGAGCTCATCGTTCTGATATTAACAGAGTATGCAACAAACAACGAAAAACCTCCCAAGGATTTATTTGGGAGTATTGTCAAACTTAATATTAAAAAAATTATGACATTTAGCACTAATCAGGCAAGACAGATCTATGTAGCTAAGCAAGTAGCAGATCCTATCAAGGACAAAGGAGACATCAAGCTCGTAGCTCCTGAAGATGCCGATTATATTTATTTCCAGTATGTAGGTGCTGACACTCCTCTGAGAAGTGATCTTATCAAAAAGAATCTTATCTCTAAGGTAACTCTTACTCATGGTAAGAATATCCAGAAGTATCTGAACCAGTATGATGTATCACTTGATTCAAAGGCAAGTGCAACCCCAGTTGCAGGACAAGAGTATCTTCTTAGAATCAATATGCTGGGATATGCCTCCCTTGGTATTGAGAATATATACCAGAAATACGGTTATGTGAGAGCAACTGCCAATATGAGTGCTTCAGACTTCTACAAGGAGATGGCTCAATCACTTGCTCGTAACTTTGCGAGAGAACCTTGGCCTGTTTACAAGTTCTTTGTTTCAACAGTAAAGCCTGGAGTAAAGGATGTATTCCCTGATTCTGGAGACACTGGAGTCACAGTAACAGAGGTTACTGCAACCACAAACCTTGACACTCTGTCAGGAACTTACCAAAAGCTGGTTATCCAAGAGGTATCAGGACTATGGAGAAGAGGAACAGATGAGGATATGCCTCAGCTGGCTCAGATTTTCACTGATCATATTTCAGTAGGGAATGGAATTGAGCAACCATGGGGTGAGGTAAAGCAGATCACTACCATTGCCAATCTTACTGCCAGAAAAGATTCTGTCTATAGACAGCTTGCTGATCTTGAGTACTTCCTGATGGGTGAGAGAGCTGATAAGTATAGACTGGTTGGTTGGCCTAAGGTAATCTACACGGATTACATGATTGATAGTATCGGCCTTAATCCTTCTGAGTTCCAAGGTACTTCTGATACTACTGGTGTAGGTATTATAGACATTCACTACTCATATGTCGGTTCTAATGAGTCGGTACAGAAGTCTGAGAAGGATATTTGTATCATTCTTCCAAACAATGCTACAAAGGGAGCCATGAAGCTTGCCCAAGCTATAGTTGATACAGGTATCACAGTAGTCCATAAGAATGCTGCGGGAGAAGAGTCAGTTATTCCTCAGACAAAGTCTGAGGGCACTGAACCCTGATATTGAGGGAAGGAGTAATCCTTCCCTTTTTTATTAACCCTGTAAAAAAATAGACTATGGTAGTTTTTAGTGAATTAAGAGTGACCAATGATGGAGGAAAGCTTATCATCGACACTTTCATAGAGAACACTCCTGGAGATGAGAATCAGAAGATTGATCAGATATGGTTGGATAATAGAGCACCTGTATATGTAAATGGATGCCCTCATCCTACTGATAATGCTGTTCTCGTAGCATCTATTGATGATGAAGTTTATAAAGAAGATATTGAAAAGTACCAAGCATCTATAATAGATGAATCTCTGAGAAAAGGTTATCTTACAGAGGTGACCTATGGTAGATACTCCTCTATAAACATAAACAGTGATATGCTGCATGTCTATGTCATTACTTCCGGAGGAGAAAGCAAAGAGTGTGAATGTACTCCTACTATAGGTACTGTAGTTAATATCTATCCATATTATCAACTCTCCCTGTATTACATGAGAGAGATGGGAGAAAGCTGTGTTCCCCCAAGAGAGTTCATAGACTTTCTACTCAAGCTGAAGTCAGTGGAAATAGCTATCAAAGTAGGGAACTATGATCTTGCTCATCAAATGTGGGAAAATCTCAGAAGAATAAAGGAGTTCCCCACCAGATCTTGTAAATGTGCACATAATGGAGTCATATCTTAACATACTGGGGGAAGCCCTTAGCAGATATTTCAGAACCCTTGGTGTATATGGATATGTCAAGGATGTAGATGTATACAAGCTATTGGTTCTCTCCTATATTGAAGAATTGCTTTCAGGTAGTATGAATATATTGATCTCTGAAAATGAGTACAACATCATAAGAAAAGTTTTACTATGCCTTACTGGAAGCAACTGCCTTATACCCTATCCTTCTTATCTTAATATGCAGGAGGATGTTTTAATAAGGCCCCAACTCCCTACTAAATGGTTAAGATTCACAGAATCAGACACTTTAAGGATTTCTGAGTCAGAGGCTCTGAGATCTACAGAGAGGGATTCCCTATTATAGGGATAAAAAATTTACTTAAACTCTTGCAAATATGGTGAAAAATACTTATATTTGCAAGAGTTTTTTAATATAACTTATATGGAAAACAGAATAGAAAAGGCCTTGGAATTATTGACCAAGAAGCCCTATTTAGTTACAATGGGAGCTAATACAGTAGCTCGAAGGTATGGATACTCTCGTCAGGAGATAACAGAAGCTAAGAAACTCTTCTATAAAAGAAGAGCTCTGAAAAGAGGACCTCGGATTCTTATATTCGACATAGAAACTTCTCCTATGAAGGCCTATGTGTGGAAGAGATGGAAGGAAAATATATCTCTTGATCAAACTATTTCTGAATGGTTCATGATCTGTTGGGCAGCTAAATGGCTCGGGGAAGAAGAAGTATACTCCTCATGCCTTACCCCTTCTGAAATAGCAGAAGAAGATGATAAGAGAATCACTGAGGAACTCTGGAAATTATTGGATGAAACAGACATAGTGGTAGCTCACAATGGAAAGAAGTTCGATATTCCAAAAATGAATTCCAGATTTATTCTGAATGGACTTCCTCCCTGTTCTCCTTATAAGCAAATAGATACTTGTGAAGTATCCAAGAAAAGTTTTGGATTCAGCTCAAGTAAACTCGATGCTCTGGCCACTTATTTCGGATTTCCTAATAAGGATAAAACAGATTTCAATCTATGGAAAGCTTGTCTTGAAGGAAATCAGAAGGCCTTGGAGTATATGGCTAAGTACAATATAAAGGATGTGGTTATTCTTGAAAAAGTGTATATTAAACTAAGATCATGGATACCTAATCATCCTAATGCAGGTCTTTATATAGAGTCGGATAAGCCGGTATGTCCTATTTGTGGATCTACTCATATGGAGCTTACATCTGATTTCAAATACACACATGCTTCCAAATTCAAAGTAATGAGATGTACGGATTGTGGAGGTATTGCAAGGGTTAGGAATAATGCCTATCCCAAAGACAAAAAAAATTCATTGGTATTATCAGTATGACAGTAAAAGAGATTACATATATGGTTCTTGATGAGCTTAAGAACCAATCAGATGACCGCTATTTCGAAGAAGAGCACATTATATTCCTTGCTTCTAAGTTCAGGGCCTTTCTTCTTAAACAAAGATATGGTACGGATATAAAGAAGAGTGTACCTGAATCCAATTATCAGACTATTTGTCTTGATCTTGAGGAGGTAGAACTTGAGGAAAGTGTTTGCTATACTGGCCCGAGACTTGTAAGTTCCAGAGAAATTCCTACTATGTTGAATATAGGAAGTAGAAGAGTATTCTCTCAAGTGGACTTTACGACTATATATTTTACATGGGTAAGCAGAGACAGGTTCAATTATGTGGGAGTAAATCCCTGGTTGAAGAACATAATCTATGCTACTAAGGGCCCTGATCACAGACTTTATCTCAAGTCCGGTAACCCTCAACATCTTTATTTGAAAAAAGTCCGTATAAATGGGGTGTTCGAAGATTTCCTACAAGCCTCTGAACTGGAATGCGATAATATAAAAGATTCAGTAGACGAGGAAGGAAATCCTCAATGCACTTTAGTAGAACTTCAGGACAGAGAGTTTCCTATAGAAGATGCTTTAGTGCCTCCTCTTATTGAGCTTATAGTGAAAGAGCTGGCTCCTGCCGTGTTCAGGCCTGAAGATGATACGAATAATGCTGCGGATGATTTAGCCAAAGTAGGACTTGCAACAGCTAAGAAATGACATTACAGGAATTTAGCAAACAAGTGAGAAAGGCCTCTTCTCATCATGAACATAAGATAACTAATTCCTATGGTACATATGACTATTACAAGTTCTATAGAAAAAATAAACCGAAGGAGAAACAATACGTACTTACCGAGAGTCAGTATTTTGCTATTATAAGAAAGGTCAATACTGCTCTTGCAGAGCTCTTCGTAAGAGGCAAAGAGGTATCATTTCCTATGAGAATGGGGACTATAGAACTGAGAAAGACTATCAAGGCTCCCAGAATAGGACCGGACGGTAAAGTAGTTTATAATACTATGATTGATTGGGATAATACTATAAAGCTATGGTATGAAGATCCTGAGTCCTATAAGAACAAAGTACTTGTTAAACAAGAGTCTAAAGAAATTTTCAAAACCTTCTATAATAAATCGAAGGCTACCTTCGATAATAAGTCTATGTATTTATTTCAATTGAATAAGGAATTGAAAAGAGAACTATCTAAAAATATAAAGAGAGGGCAAATAGATGCCTTTCTTGCATACTGATATGGAAAGTTATATAAGCATTAAAATAATATTGGACAGGCTTCTTAGGCATCCGCTACTTCAAGATCTGCCCTTCGAGACAGCAGTTGACTATACTCTCGATTTCCTAAGAATAGTGGGAGTCCCGAAGATTTTCGAAGACAGATCAGAAACTGTAGAGGTTAAAAACTATAGAGCTGTTCTCCCCTGTGATCTGCTTAACATCATTCAGGTGAAAGAGCACTGCTCTTCCTATGCTATCAGATCTACTACAGATACCTTCTATCAAACAGATGAATCTCCTGCACCCTATGAATATACTTTCAAAGTACAAGGGGATATATTATACACTAATATGAGAGAAGGATCTCTTGATATTGCTTATAAAGCAATAGCCACTGATGATGAAGGTTATCCAGTCATACCAGATGATGCTTCATTTATAAGAGCACTTGAACAGTATATCAAAAAACAATGGTTTACTATTCTGTTCGATATGGGAAAGATACAGCCTGCAGTACTGCAAAATGCACAGCAGGAATATGCTTTCTATGTAGGACAAGCTCAAAACAGATTAGTCATGCCTTCTCTTTCTGAAATGGAAAGTCTTACCAATATGTGGGCATCTCTACTGCATAAGACTAATGAGTTTAAGAAAGGCTTCAAGCATACTGGAGCTAAAGAATTAATAAGAGTTCAAAGATAATGGGAGCCAAAGCACAGCAGTTCGTCCCCAAAGGCATGAAGAGAGACTACTCAGCCTCGAAGGCTGACCCTCAGTATGCTTATGAGAACCATAATATAAGAATTACTTCAAGAGAGAGCAATACCCTTCTTTCCATTACTAATGAAAAGGGGAACTCTCCTATAGTTATAGACCCTCCTCTGAAGTATGTAGGAATTGATATTTCCTACATACCAGGAACCTCCACTACGCATGTACTGGCAACCTTACAGGAAGAGGTTCTGGCAAAAGGAGTAAAGATTAGAATACACTACCTGGATAATGCGGATTCTGAGTGGAAGGATAGCTATATAGTATTTGGTACCACAAGTTATCCGATATATAGTGCAAGTACCTTCATTTCAAAGGATGCTGAGCAAATATCCACTTATTTGGAATATAATCACTATGGAGAAAACATATTTTACTTGGCAAATCAGGAAAAACCTTCTCCTTTTCAAGGTGTATGTGTAGGAACATGCGTCTTAAATGATTATTTGATCTTATTTCTGTGGGATGATCCTGTCAGCAGGATTATAAGGCTGGAAAGCAAAGGAGATACATTTGCCTATAAATGTCTGTATGAGGGATCTGTGAAGTTCGATGTCAAGTTTCCCCTTGACACCTTAGCAATTTTTGAAAATAATGATATTCAAAAAGTGTACTGGGTAGACGGATTGAATCCTGCAAGAGTGATCAATATAGTAGAGGACATTGATCTCACATCCTATAAAAGAGATGACTCCGGATATTTGGACACTGCAAGAGTAGTTCCTGGTGAAGTGGATATAGATGTAGAAAGAGTGGAAAATGGCAATGGTACATTCAGCTCTGGCACTATCCAATATGCTGTAACTGCCTATAAGGAGCATGCCACAGAATCAGGTATATTGGCTATCAGTCCTATAAATTATATAGCATTTTCAGATAGAGGTGCTAACCCTGAAGAGACTGTTCAAACAGCTTTTCAGATTGACGTGTCTCATATTGACACTCTGGAGTATTTTGAATATCTGAGAATATATTCTATTCACAGAACAAGTAAGGATGCTACACCTGTAGTAAAGGTATTGACAGATGTCCCTATAGAGGTGACAGGCTCTCAGGGTTTTGTAAGATATGTAGATTATGGGAACACAGGTTACACAGTAGATCCTACACTTCTTCTGTATCTTGGTGCTACCTCTATTACTGGAAATAGCCTGAATCAAAAAGATGGGACATTATTTATAGGAGGGTATAAGATACTTGAATCTTATATTTCCGAGGAGCTAAAAAAGGAAATAAAGAATAAGTGCACTATAAGTTTCGCACGTAGAAGCACTTTTATTGCCACAGGAAATAATAGTTCTACAACATCCAGGGCTAAAGGGTATATATATGAATCGTCACTGAAATATCCTGCCTCTGAAGTAACTACCTTCAAAAGCAGAGAGTGGTACAGGTTTGGAGTTCAACTACAATATCCTTCTGGTAAATGGTCTGATGTAGCTTGGGTTGGAGATGCACGATGTAATGTAACTCCCGCTGTAGTATCAGGATATTTGTACATGGTAGAGGCCCATATTAATATGGAGTACGAATTCATGAGGTCCTTAGCAAAAGATTTCATCAATATAAGACCCGTAGTGGTATATCCCCAGGATTCAGATAGAGAAGTAATAGCTCAGGGAATACTGAGCCCTACAGTCTATTCAGCGAGGGACAGATTCAGTAATTCTCCGTTTGTACAATCCTCTTGGTATTTTAGAGGAATGAAAGATAGGTATCAGCAGATCTCGAATGAACATAATAAACGCTTGTTTCTTAGTGTTGATCATGGAGGGGAAATACAAGGCACTTGGGATGGCTCCACCCCTGTTACTCCTTACATTCCTAAAGGAACAAGGACTGGGGAGAAATGGAGTAGAAGCTATCCCTCTGCCTTCTATGTAGATTCTTCTATAGTTACTTTCCACTCACCGGATGTGGAATTTGATGACAATTTCAGCAGATGGGATAATTCCTCTCTCAAGCTGAGGATTATAGGAGTAATACCATTTGACTATTCTACCAGATGGAATACCCTGACCACCAAAAATCTCGGACATAATGGAAAAACTGCCATAGAAAATTTCACAAATTACTCGGGAGACTTTTTTGGGAGTGAAGTCAATAATACCATAAATCCCTGGGCAGGAAGGTGGACTGATAAAATGTATAATTCAGATACCAGTAAGGACTGGACTGAAGATTTTCCTGTATATACTTGGCATAGAAGAGGCTCTCTATCCAACTATGGTTTGGGATTAGGAAGTCAAAATGAAGATGCTGTACTGGAGAAAAAGATAATGTCCTCTTTAGTATATTCTGATGCACCTGTCTTCTTTTCAAGTGCTCGGATCTGGGATGCAAACGGAAAGGTAGCAGAAGATTCTATAAATGGCTGGAAACTCACTCCAGATATAGATAATGCTACAGGTATTACAGCCATACGGACATTTAACAGTGAGGATGTTTCTATGGTTAAAATTCCTTCTCCTATGTATTCTAATCTTCCAGACCTGGTTTATTATGGAAATGTAAACTCCATTATGTCAGATTTTGGCGATGGAAGAGATCCCTCTGATCCCAATTATATATCAGAATTTTCTGTATATTATCCTCTGACGAGATTCTACCTTCGTAGCGATGAAACATTGTATATATACAATAGTGACCAAAAAGATGAGGGAGGAAACTATAATAGAAATTCTGGAGGAGTAAAAACTGCTGACCCTATAGAAATCTATTACAAATCAACTCCTCATGTAGTATTCGGATTCAACTATAATTCGAAGCACCAGCAAAGGATTTTACCTCTTTGGGATGAGAGTAGTGGAGTAGGAAAGGGAGATAAGGATTCCTTCCCATTTTGGGCAGATGCCCCTATTGGAGTAGATTGGGTAGCTGTTGAAAGATTGATTACTGATCCAGACAGTAACTTGCCTGAAAAAGTTCAGGGACCCGGATTATATCTGGCAGAGCTGTACAAAGACACCAATGATACGAGATTCGGAGGGACTTCTCAGGAAGCTCTGGAAAACAATACATGGGTTCCCTGTGGAGAGCCTGTACATCTTAATAATATTGTAGGAGGAGGACTGTTAAAGTGTCTTGTTGGGGATACATATTTCCAAAGGTATGATTGTCTGAAAACTTACCCATTCAATGATACTGCTACTAATAGCGTAGTTGAGATTGCTTCTTTCCTATGTGAGACAAGAATCAATATAGACGGAAGATATGATAGGAATAGAGGCCTTATCAACAATACCTCTGTAAGCCCTAAGAATTTCAATCTGTTGAACTGGGCTTACACGCAGAATGACAACTTCTTTTCCTACAGACTGGTAGATTCTGATGAATACTCTATAACAGAATACCCCAACTCTGTTATTTGGTCGAAGACAAAAATATTCGGAGAGGAAGTGGATTCTTGGGTTGATCTCCCTCTGACATCTGTACTTGACCTGGATGGAGATAAGGGTGGAATAGTAAGCATCCAAAAACTTAATAATGAGTTATATTGCATTCAACCGGATGGAATATGCAGAATCCTGTATAATTCCAGATCTCAGATGGTTACTGCAGAATCGGGTAATATGTCTATACCTGTAGAGCTCGCCAATACTGGCAAGGTAGAAGGTAAAACCTACATGACCACAGGTATAGGATGCTCTGATAGAGCTTCTATAATAACTACTCCTTCAGGTATTTATTTCCTTGATAAGGATAGAAACAGCCTGTTCATGTGGGGACCTCAGGGAATCACGGATCTTACTGATAAGTTCAGTTTCAGAACTTGGGTAGACCAAATAGACTTCTCTAAGAATTGGGACCCTGTAGAGCACAAAGGTATGAAAGCTTTCTATGATGATACGAATGGAGATGTTTACTTCGTAACTGAGTCCCCTGATACAACTGTTTGTTACTCTGAGTTATTAGGACAGTTCTCTTCATTCTATGATTACGAGAAGACTCAACAGATGGTATCTGTGAATGGAGGCTTTTATGCTGTGAAGAATAATGCTGTGTGGGCACAAGGTGCTGGAGAATATAATTCATTTTTCGGTACTAAGAAACCTTATAGTGTAGAGGTAATCTGTAATATGGATGAACCTGTAGACAAAATCTTTAACACTATAGAATGGAGAGCCACTGTAAAGGAGAATGGGGAAGATTCTCAAAGTACTTTCGACACTGTAGAAGTAAGTACTGACGGAGAGTATCAGAAAACAGGTAAAGTATCTATAGAGAATAGGACTGGAGTTCCTACAGGAGGAATGATGTATTCAGATAAGACCACTCTTCGTAGAAAGTTCAGAATGTGGAGAATACCTATTCCAAGGGATAGTGTAAATAAGAGAGACAGAATGAGAGGCCCTTGGGCTAAGATTAAACTGTCTAAACTCAAACCTGCCTCTGAGAAAATGGAGCTTCACGATCTTATAGTACATTTCTTCGAATAGAATTATGGTGGGCAAACTTTTTTAGTATGTCCACCATAATTTATTTTATAACATGCTTTGAAATATCGGATATTTTACTTATATTTGCATAAAATTAATTACTTATGGGTAATAAGAGAATTAGAAAAAGGCCCATCGGACAAGTGAACTTATATGGATTGGGTGCTGAAATAAAAAAAGGTTGGCAAGGGGCATCCCTTACTGATAAGATCGGAGGAATTGCAGGGGCTGCCGGTGAACTGACTGAAATGTTAGGAGGAGGAGTACAATCCAGAGCCGGAAATATAATGAAAGGGGTAGGCAATGTAGTATCTGCTATCCCTGGTGTAGGAGCCATAGCAGGTCCGGCCATTTCTGCTGTAGGAGGTTTGGTAAACTCTATGTTCGGTAGTAAGATGAATGATGAATTCATCGCCGAAACAGAAAGTAATATAAAGGAAAAGGCAGCAACTCAATTCGATGCCAACACGAATGAAGATCTGCTTAGCAGTTGGGATGACTTCGACTTTATGAATCATGTAAGCAGAAGTCAGGTAGGTAAGGATGGATGGTTCTCCAATAAAGCTAAAAGAAAGACCAAAGCTCTGAATAAACAGATAGATGAAGCTAATAACAGGGCTGCAGCAGCCTTTGATAACAGAGTGAATGGGTTGGATACTCAGAATGACTCGGCAATAGCTGCTAACTTTGCCTCCCTGGGAGGTCATCTATTTGGAAATGGAGGAGGCATACATATTAAGAAAGAGAATAGAGGAAAATTCACAGATTACTGTGGAGGTAAAGTAACTTCATCCTGTATTCAAAGAGGTCTTCACTCCTCTAATCCTACTACAAGAAAGAGAGCTAACTTTGCAAGAAATGCAAGAGGTTGGCATCATGCTTTTGGAGGGGAACTCGGAACTAATGGCACAGATTGGACAAATGGGATCACCATCTTCGGAACAGGGGGTAGTCATGAAGAAAATCCCAATCAGGGTATTCCCCAGGGTGTAGATCCAAATGGGATACCTAATCTGGTAGAAGAAGGGGAGGTAAAGTTTGATGATTACATTTTCAGCAATAGAATGAAAGCTGATGAAGATGTTCTGGAAATGGTAGGATTGCCTAAAAGAGATAAAGGAAAGAAATATTCAAAACTTGCTGAGAAAGCTGCAAAGGAATCAGAGGAGAGACCCAATGACCCCATCAGCAAACTTGGCTTAGAAGATAGTATGTTGAGATTACAGATTGCACAAGAGGCACAAAGAGCTAAAAGGCAGAATAATAAGTTTGCTAAGGGAGGAAAACTATTAGCAGGGGGAGGCTTCACTGCAGAGGATTTTGCTGAATTGGATGCAGATATGGAAGCTGCAGAAAAGGCAGGAGCTACTGCTATATTAAGGGGTTGGGGCAATCCTGGTGTGAAAGAGGAGAGTATAGAGGCAGTTCTCCCTATATTAGGGGAAGTAGCTAAAGATGGCAGTACAGGGAGCACATCTCTGCCTACTGGTATGAGATATGCTCCTGCAATAGGAAGTGCTATTGGTGCATTAGCAACTTCACTTACTCCTGTAGATAAGCCGGATTATAATGATGCAGACTCTATCCTAAGATCCAGGAGATCAGTAGGATTTACTCCTCTTACACAAAAGCTTGTTTATAAGCCGCTGGATAAGGAGTTCTATATGAATAAGCTAAGAGCTCAGCAGGGAGCTACGAGAAGATCATTGGCCAATGCTGCTAATGGTAATAGAGGAACTCTTATAGAGAGTCTTATAGGTGCTGACTATGTTGCACAGAATCAGATGGGAGACCTGTTCAGGCAGGCAGAGGAATATAACCAAGCTCAAAAAGAAAGAGTGGCTGCCTTCAACAGACAGACTGATCAGGCAAATGCCCAGATGGGTATACAGACAGGGGAGTTCAATTCAGAACAAAGATTAAGAGCTGCTGGAGAAGCTGCAAGATTAAGACAGGCAGAACTGCAGAGATATAGAGCAGATAAAGCAGCCAAGAGAGATGCTATTGCAGCCAATCTTACCAATTTCTTCGACTCTTTGGGTGGAATAGGACAAGAGAACTACTGGAAGAATTCTCTCGATAGTCTTGGAGATGCCGGTGTTATACAGGCCTACCTTGATAAGTATGGCAGAGTGACTCGAAATGGTTCTAAAGGAGGTAAACTGAGATTAAAGTTATAGGATATGGCAAATGGATTTATGATGATAAACAGCAGGTTTAAGCCATTCTCCTATGAGGAGATGTTAAGACCTTTAGCTGCTTACACAGACGAATATAATGCTCAGGAAGCTGCCTATGGAGAACTGGCTGATAAGGCTGCTCAATGGGAAAGACTAAAGAACAGTGAGATGGACCAAGATACTTATCAGCAATATAGGAATTATGCCAATACACTCCAACAGGCTGCTGATTCCCTTGCAAAGGAAGGATTGAAGCCAGGTGGAAGAAAAGCTGTTCAAGATGCAAGGAGGAAATACACTGAAGAAATCTTCCCTATAGAACAAGCTTATCAGAAAAGAGCCGAGCTATCTAAGATGCAAAAAGAAATGATAGCAAGAGATCCTACCTTGCTTATAGAAAGAGGAGCTGATCAAATAGCTTTAAGAGAGCTTATGGCCAATCCTGAGCTTTCGCCTGCCACTTACTCTGGTGCCTATCTTGAAAAATCTGCATCTCAGGCGGCATCTGCTTTGGCTAAAGAGATAAGAGATAATCCCAGAAAATGGCAGCCTATTCTTGGTGGACAATATTATGAGACAAGATCAAGATACGGCTATACTGCTAAAGAAATAAGTGATGCTCTTATGGGAAGAGGACCTGAGGAGCTTATGCAAGTAGTTCAGCAAGTAGCCCAGCCTATCATGGGTTGGAACAATGCAGAGGCCAAGGGACAAGCTCTTAATTATATTGCAAGAGGTATGTGGAATGCTATAGGGGATGAGAAGTATCAGAACCTGCAAAACCAAGACTATCTTGATCCTCTCGCCCGCGCCCGGCTGAGAAAGTTAGAAGAACAGCCTACAGGAAACCAATCCGCAAGACCTCCCATTCTTTCTGGAGCTCTTAGAGAAAATGATGTAGTAGGAGGAGATAAAGGAGTCATCAACTACATGTCAAGAGGGGAGCTTCCTGAAGAAATAGCCAAAGCACAGGATAATATATCATTGTATGAGGAGCAAATGAGGCAGCTTAAAGAGAAGAACCCAGGACTGGAGGAATATATAAGGTATGCCAACAGTGTTGGAGCAGGCTCAAGTATGAGTCAATTCCTTGGATATGCTGGTGTCGGAGCTGCTTCATTACAGAATACTTCCAAATCAGGGGCTCCTAAGAGAGCAGAAGGCTACGGAAAGTACAGGGAGCTGGAAAACAAGCTGAGAAAAGCTCAGGAGACTATAAGTGATTGGAAGAACTCTCAGAGTAGGGTTCATAGTGAACTTGCAAGAGAGTATTCCTCTCTTTCCAATGATCCTGAGGAGGCAGCTGTTTATGGTGCATTGGTAGAGGGAGCTTATTCAGCATATGCTGAACCACTTGTTCCGGTTAATTTGGATAATGGTGTAAGGCAAAATATACTAAGTGCCAAAGGGCCGGAGAACTTTGTAGAAGTAACTCCAAATGGAAAGGAGAAAAAGGTAGGTTCTAAGGAATACGAAGAGATAATAAAATCAGGAAGACTCGGACTATCAGGACAAGGTAATACTGTTACTGTAGGAAACAGAGTATTCAAGATAAAGGATGCCGGATATGAATACAATGCTGTAGGAGAGACTGCTAAGAAAGCTTCGAATTTCCTTAAATCCTGGAAACAAACTCCTTTCAAAGAGCCATCCAATCTTACAAGAAGAGACTTCACTCCCATCTCGGATAATCTATATGGAGCAAACATACGAGTAAATGGAGAGCCGACTAAGGCTATATATATGGATACTCCTCAAGGACTTCAACCTCTGAAGCTTGTTCCGGTATCTCAGATTTCAAGAGGTATAGATGCGGAGGGAGAATTACTTCAGTGGATTGTGTCAGAAAATATAATACCGGTAACTGAACAATGGGATAATGCTCCTACTGCATCCAGTACGAGTAAGAATATGGCTAATGTAGGATATATAGGTCCTGCAATATATGACGACTATTATGGATTCTGAAAATAGAACAGGAACAAATCTACAGGAAGCTCCATCTCAGGATGGGGTTTTCTCTGTAGAGGGAATGAAAGGACTCTCTCGAATAAACCAGTCAGAAGTCGATGAGTTTAACAGACGTATGGAAAATCTGCATTGGGGCAGAAGTGTAACCAGAGATGCTGTTTATAGAGGGGGTGCAATAGGAAATCTCTTACCTACTGATTTTGGTGAGAGTAAGTATGACACTGAACTTAGTCCACAGGACTTACTGGGAGGAGAGAAAAATATAAACCAGCTTAGAGCAGAGAAACAATCCTCTGCTTCTAAGTTGGCCAATGGTGTTCTTGGTGCTTTATCTTTAGCTGGAACTACTTTCGTAAGAGGTACTATAGGACTCTTGTATGGTGCAGGTTCAGCTGTCAATGAAGGCAGACTCAGTGCATTATGGGATAATGATGTAAATAATGCCATGAATGCCTGGGATTCTTTCGTAGATGAGCAAGCCCCCATATATCTCACTAAATATGAGGAAGATCACCCTTGGAAGACTGTGTTCTCTGCAGGTAATTTATCCAATAACCTTATAAAGAATGCAGGCTTCATGATAGGTGCTGCTCTCTCAGGACAAGTATACTCAGGGGCCATCCAAGGACTTGGTATTGCCAATAAGATAGGTTCTGGAGTAGCTTCTATCAATGCCTCTACAAAGATAAGCAATGCTGCTAAAGCAGGCTATGAGCTTGGTAAGGCAACTATGCAAAGACAAGCCGCAGGTATAGGCTCTCAGGCTCTTGTATCTACTATGTCCGCAATAGGTGAGGGTTCTTTTGAAGCTGCGAATAACTCAAGAGAATACGAAGAAACAGAGATTCAAAGAAGACAGGCAGAATTCCAGGAACTTATGAGCAGACCTGATGTGCAAAGAGAGATCCTCTCTGTTGCCTCAGCCTCAGTCCCGATGGATGATTATACTGTGATTGGTCCTGAAGGTCAGAGAATAGTGGATTATGAAGGACATGCAGCAGCTGTTGGAGAAGCCTATGATAATCTTGTAAATCAGAGATGGAGCGAGATAAGAGCTGAAATTCATGATAAGGCTCTTAAGATGGGTAATGCTGACATGTTCATGAATATTCCTCTTCTCGCAATAAGCAACTGGATTCAGTTCGGAAGATTATTCAGAGGAGGCTTCAAAGCCAACAAGGCAGTTGCTGGTATAAAAGGTAATTTCAAGGAGGGATTCAAGACAGCTCCTAAGAAAGCTATCCGAGCAAAGAGAATAGGAGCAGCTTTATTAAGCCCTGCAACTGAAGGTTTTGAGGAAATGAATCAGGCTGCTGTTGCAGAAGGAGCAAGTATATGGACCTCAAGTGAACTTGATTCCTTTATTGACGATAGATATGATCCTGATGCAGAAAGAGAAACTTCTGGATTCATGAGTTCTATATGGAATGGATTGGTGGATACTTACTCGAATCCTGATAATTGGCTTGAATTCGTCTATGGGGCTATGATGGGTGCAGTGCCTATGCCTGTAGCGAAGAGAAAATCCAATGGTAAGATTGGAGTAGGGTATAACTGGGAAATGGTAAATAAGATTAGGGAATCCGGTGAAGGTATAGCTAAAGCCGAGGAACTTGTGAATTATCTCAATACCAGAATAGAAGATCCCAAGTTTCAATCCAATTGGAACTCTCTTGTAGCCAATGCAAGTATGCAGGCCAAGATGAATAGAACTCTTGCTGATCCTTTCAATTTCAAGAACTATGAGCATAGGCAGACAATCCATGATCTTCTTGCTATAGAGAAAGCAGGTAAACTGGATTTATTCAAAGAACAGTTGAAAGACTGGTCCTCACAACCCCTTACTCAAGAATTCATTGACGAGATAAAGGATGCTGCTACCGGAGAAGACGGAAAGAGTTGGATGGATGGAATGAGTAATGAGGAAATATATGAAACTTATCAAAGAAATGCCAACCAGCTTCTTGATACAGTAGAATTCTTCGGTCAGGCTGCAAGAAATATAAAATCTACATATGGAGATGTATTTACTGATGATGCCCTGGATGAGATGGTATACATCAGAACTCAGATACAAGACTGGCAAAACAGAGCAAAGTCTATAAAGGATACCCTCGGCCCTAAAGTAGCTCAATCTCTTCGTAGATTGACAGAGGGGACTGAACTATCAGAGGGTCAGAGAGTTCTTATAGACTGGTTAGGATCTTCTGAGGATGATATAGCCCTTCTTAAAGAGAAGGATTTCGAAAATGTATCCAAATTTCTTGAAGCAGCTGTACAGGCAAGTGATATAGTAGATAAGGATCAGACTCTTAGAGATCTGACTGATCTTATAAGGATCAATGTATCCATAACCAATGCTATTGAGACTTATAACAAACATATAGTTAACCCTGATAAACTCAATGCTAAAATAGAAAAGAAGAAGGCAGAGAGAGGGAAAGAGGTTAAACTGGAAGAGGATACTGAGAAAGTTGCTTCTATAGGACAAAGACTGGACAATGCTACTACTTATTCTGATATAGTAGATGCGTTGAACTCGGAAGATCTTTCAGATTTATCTGAACAGACTATAGAAGGAGCTCAGAAACTTGAAGATGCTCGTAATACAGTTCTTAAGGTAGACACTGCAAGAAGAGTTGCTTCTACTCAAGCAAATAAATCTAAGGACCCTATTGATCGGGCAGCTTCAGCTATGATAGAGAAAGTCACTGAATCTATGCCTTCTGATGTAGCTATAAACCCTGAAAGGGCTCTTGAAGTATATGGACCTGCTCTTGAGGAAGCTGCAGCTAATGCTGAGATAGCTATACCTGAAGGTGCAGAGGAACAGTTCACTTCAGATGTGATAGAGAGAGTGGAAGAAGCTCTTAGAAATGCTCAGGAGGAGATGAGAAGATATGAATCTGCTCCAGACGTATTGAGTGATGATCAATTTCCAGATATAGAGGATACTGACCTGGAAGGAGCACTCCCTCTGGAGGTGCCTCAGGAAACCAAGCTTCCTGAACCTCAAGAGGCTGTGGATGCACCCATTAGAAATATTCCTGATGCTGAGATGAAGGAACTTAGTACCTCTCCAGCGGTAAGAGGATCTGGGAAGACTATGGTCTACACAGCTGTACCTGAGATACATAAAGAAGCCGCCAAGTTCAGAGACGGTTATAATGCCAGAGTATTTCCGGATAGTGAAGAGTGGGCTGATTGGGAGAGGAGATATGATTCCTCCAGAACTCCTACTGATTTCAGTGAAATATATAAAAGACTAAAGGCTTTCGGAGCTTTCGATTATGTGAGAACTCATGTAATAACTCCGGGTACTGAAGTTTACTATGTAGCTGATACTGGCTTCAGAGGGACAGATCCGGAGAAATACGGTATTCCTATTTTCCTTGCAATAAAGGACCCTGCCTCTGGAGAGCTCCAAGTTATAGGTGCAGCACCTTCCTATAAAAATACGGAAGTACAGAAACTTAAAGAGATAGGAGAGGCACTTGAAGCTCAAGCTGAAAATATTTCAACTCCGGGACTGCTGGTTTCTGATAGAATCACGAGAGTATCTGTAGTGAATGACGGAACTTTCATAAATAGTAATTCTAAGATAAGCACTGTAGATGCTTCTTATATAGGGGATGCTAAGGTTTCTTTGGGTGTAGTAGTCAATGGACAGATCTATAATAAGGATGGTGCAGTTTCAAGAGCTGCTCTATCTACCTCGATAGGGGATTTTACAAAGTACAATGGTCGTCCTGTTCTTCTTGTAAGGGCTCCGAGTGGAAGATACAAGATCATGCCACTGCGCACTAAGAGATTCGGAGTAGATATAGCTGCCACGGATCTTGATAATCCTATAGTGAGAGAGATCAATAGAGCTGCTGATAAAATTGTTTCAAGTACTTCTGAGGAGGCTGCTAAACAGGCTGTACTGGATCTTAAAGCCTCGCTATATCTTCCAGGTGTATATATAAGGGTAGCTACGGATAAGATAGGTAACAGATCTCTTATATTTACAGGGAAAGGAGAGGATGGTAAATATCATGAATTACTGAGACCTGTCATAATCTCTGAAAATGTGCCTATAGGAGGTACTCCTACTATAACGAGGGATTCTGCTAAGAATGAGATTCTCGGAGCTTTGTCCTCTCTGGAAGCCATGTTCCAGGTATCCCCGAGATTACTTGAGAACAATGCTGCATATGAGAAGTACTATTTCGACTCTGGTATATTATACACTGATATAGATAATCCCAATATCTATGGAAGTTGGATGATCTTCGAGGATTCTGCAAAATCTTCTCAAGAAACCAAGGAAGAAATAAAGAAGGCTCTTGTGTCTGATAATGAGGTAACTCTTGGTAGAAAGAGTTATAGGAGCAGTCCTGAAGGATGGAGAAACAGTGATGGTAGTCTTGTAGTCGATCCCAGAACCATTGCCTCTTTGAATCGTAAGTTCACAGTGGATGGGGCTCCTAAACAGGCAACTCCTACTACTTCGAGGCCAGCTATGAACACTTTCGCAGTTGGTAGAGTAACTACTCCAAGAGTTAGAAGAACTAAGGCAGAAACTATATCAGGAGTAAATAAATCTCAAAAAGATTTGGAAAATACAAATAATTTACTTATCTTTGCAAAGCTGGATGAGAAACAAAAAGAATCTCTTACAAGCAAAGGAATTAGCGAGGCTGACTTCAATACTATGAGTAGGGATCAGCAAGACAAGATAATTGAATGTTATTCATAATATGGCAAAGAAGTGTGTAAATTTAGAATCACCTGAACTGAAAGAGTTACATCGGCATTTAGTTGCTGATGTAACTTTTTCTGATATTACCCCAGAGGTTACAGGAGCTAATATAGCTTTGTGGCAGGAAAGAAACAATACAGATGAATTCCCTGCTCTTGAGCAACTCAAGGAATTCATGGCTGCACAATCCTTACTACCGGCCAACGAGGAAATCAAAAGTATTATTCTGAACAACCCTATAGATGTTCTTCCTCCGGAGGTCCATATATCTCAATTCGAAAAGGAGTATAAGGACCCTATTGAAAGAGCAAGCAGGATAAATCTTATAACAGGTTTGTTCGGGCAATATGTCACAGTCTTGATAGCTCGGGAGGCAGAAGAGAGAGGTATAGAACCTGGGGATATAAATAGACTGAATTTTATAAGGGAATATGGCCCTGATAAAATTCTAAGAGAAGTGAAGGAGGCTGCTATAGATCCCTATGTAACTAATGGTGGCAATGTAGATGCAATTTGGGAAGCAGTAGAATCCAACTTTCCTGAGGCTACTGAAGAGGAAATAGAGGACAGAGTACTTGAAATCCAATCAGCCTATGATAAGGTTTCCCAATATTACTGGCAACTCGTATCTGCTGCAAGATCTAAGCTACGAAGATCAGAAGGGCTGAAGATTAAAGAAAATATAGAGCAGGAAGAGGTAGAGAATAATCCCAAAGAACAGTTCGGGGTTGATGTTACTACTATCTCAGGATATGAATCTCTGTCAGCTCTTTCAAGACATTTCCTTTCTACTATTCCTATGATGGATCAGGATGGAGTGTATTCATTGGATGATATGCTTCAGATAAGGTACCTTGAATCTGATTTCACTTATGCAAAGATAGTGGAATTACTCCCTGGGACAAAGAGCAGCTCTGAAATGATTCAGAGATTGGAAGAGAACATACCTCTCTATCCCTGGTTAAGAGGAGTAGTAGATAGATTGTCAGAGGACAATGATCTGGCTACTACACTGTTCAGTAATATGAACAAAGCCTTTATGCCTTATGATGTAATCACCAAGGATAAACAAGCTGTTACTCTTAATATAAATAACACTATTCGTACTTTCCTTAACACTGTAAAAAGAAACCTTCTGTCAGGTTCTATTATCAGTAAGGACTCCATATATGACAGTGCTTCTAAGTTGGATAAGGGTAAAATCAAGGATCTTGTAGCTAAAACCAATGAGGCTCTTAAAGGCTATTATGCTATTAGAGCTGAAAACTATAAGGCATATCTTGAGGACCCTGAGAACAGGAAAATAATATCTGAAGCTATAGCTAATGCTTATAGGGCCATTGGATTCCCTGTTACTGCAGAGGATGTAGAACAGGTGATAGATGTCAATATAAACAGGATAAATCCTATAAACCTTATATGGGCACCTCTTCAGAATGTACTGAACAAGGTGGAAAAGAATACTGCCGTAAAGGATACTTCTGATATGTTACAGACTTTCAGTGCAGGGTTCAACAATCTTTCTACCAATTTCAGATTCCTTAATCAGTCTACTGAGTCGAGTACCAGGGATGGAGACAAAACAAGACACTCTTATGTAATGCCCAGCTACTTATCCGACCTGATAGATGATATAAGAGATGACAGCAAAAGAGAAGCTATCTTATATGAGAGATTCAAAAAGTACCCATTCTTTTTCGATTCCTCTACTGGAAGGTATTACAATGATTGGCTGAATATTCTCTCTAAGGAGGGTAGGAGTCATATGAGAGCTAACTTCAGATATAAGAATGTACTTCACGATGACAAGGGTAAGAGATATTCCCAGTGGACTATTCCTGATCATATTGGAGTTATGCTGTCTGAATTCGGAGCTTTTATAGATACCTCTAAATCGGAAAGACCCTCTTACTCAGGTTATATGATGCCCACTATGTCTGATGCTGAGACAGTTCTTTATCTGCAAGCTCCAAGATATGATTCAGATGGTTTGAGTACTTATGAGGAGAAGATACTTTCTCATCTTGAATCTGTAGTATATCAGGAAATCATTAAAATAAATGACATAAAGGATAGGGCAAAGAGAAGGAAAGAAGGAGAGGATATTCCGGTAATAGATTATTATGACGGGCATCCTGAATTCACTGCAATTCCACAGCTCAATTCTTACAGAACAGAGGATGGAAAGACTTTCATGGAGCAGTACAGGGAGCTGTATAATGATAAGCAGGCCTTATCCGAATGGATCAGAGGAGTGCTGGGTCCTATAGTTACAGCAGAATTCAACAATTTCATGGAGTTTCTTCAGAACAATGGTGTATTCTCTGATAATGTAGGAAAGTTTACAAGGGAGGCTACTGGAGAAAAGGCTTTCAGAGATGCTGTTGCTACTCTAAAGCAAGCTATTCTGGCTCAAGATCCTTTAATGTTAGAGGACCCCGACATACAGCAAATCTTCAAGGATGCAGAAAGTGTCACTGTTCTGACCTCTGAAGAGAGATTGAGAGAGATAGAGGACTCTATCCACAATCTGGGAGAGACTATGGATCTTGATACTTCTAACATTCATTTTGTAAGCCCTCTGAAAGATACGCTGAGACATTTCTTTTGGAATGATTATTTGGCTAATATCTATATGATACAAATGCTGACCACCAGCACTCAATTCTATGGCTCTGATGTTAAGTTCTATAAAAGAGGTAAGGAATGGTATGCAGCTACAAGGAAGCTTGACACTGATGTAAAATCCTCTCTTAGAATGGCCATAGTTTCTGATGTAGAATCAGTGGTTCCTGAAGAGTATAAGAAATCTATAGATAGCTTATACAGTCAGCTTATAGAAGATGGTAAGATTACCTCAGATGTAAAAGGTCGTCTTATGAAGGCTATGCAAGCCATTAATGAAACAGATGGTGAAGCCTTCATGACTCTGGATGCTTATAGAGATATGATGCTTGCATCTGCTCCTGAGCTCTGGACTGATACATTTGAGTCTGTCTACCAAAAGCAGACTGGAAAGAATCCAGCTCCTATGACTCCTGAAGAGTTAGGAGTTATATTCCAGATCATAAAACCTTTCGTATATACCCAGATAGATATGTCCAATGGTGGCAAGGATGCAGCACTTCCTCTGCCATTCCAGAATAAGAACTCTATCATGGTACTTACTCCCTCTCTTGTAAGGAACAATCCTAAACTGCAGGGAATACTGAACTTCATGACTGGTAATTCTCTGGATATGCTTCAATTCGAGTCTGCTGTAAAGGTGGGTATTCAAGGCAAACTGAATATAGAGGGCAATACGAGTTCTGAAGTATTGAACAGTCTTAATTCTCAGTATCTTAAAGATGGTCAAGCAAGAGATGGTTATCTTTATACTATTGATGCAAGAAACTTCGGTATTCAACAGGAGACTCCTCCGCACTACCTGGATGCACATACCAACATAGCAGTGCAGATGAAGAGAATTACACAGTCCTACATGTCTCCTGAAGAGAAAGCAGAAGTAGATGCAATCACTATAGCTAATGCCAAAGAAGCTTATGCAGATCTTCAAGATCTGTATACCACTCCTGGCAAACTTTACAGGATGGTTTCAGAGTCTCTAAAGGACGATGGTAGAGCTACCAATGATACTATCAAAGCAGTCAGTCCCGATGTTGAGGGGAACATTCCTATTCCACTATGTAATCCTTTGACAGATGGGGTTATCACTCCAAGAGTCATAGCTCCATTCAAGCAGATAGTAAAACAGATGATTTCAGGAGGAGCCCTTATACAGGCTACTTCTCTGGGTCAGAAACCGAATCTTCAGGGAAATGATTCTCTCGGAATCAAGTTCAATGAAGATACTGGAGCTATAGAATATATAGAATGTCTTATGCCGGCTACCTATAAGGAAGTGTTGGCAGCTGTAGTCAACAAGGAGACAGGAGAACTGGATATAGATGCAAAGGATGAAAATGGAGATCCCATAGTTCCTGAGGATATGAGAAGGATTATTGCTTTCAGAATCCCTTCCGAAGGTGCCAACTCTGTCATTCCACTGAGAATAAAAGGATTCCTTCCAGCATCAGCGGGAGGTATGATTCAGACTAATCCACTGGTATTTGTTCTTACTGGTTCTGACCTTGATGTGGATAAACTATTCTTCTATAAGAAGGCCTATCACTTTGATAATGGTAAGATGGTGTTGGATACAGAAGGCAAGACTGGAAGAGATAACAGATACTTTGATTTGATCTATAAGACTATTACTTCTGCAGAATATACCAAGGATATGCTCAACTTCTCTAATTTCGAAGAGCAGAAAAGAGCTGCAAGAATTATGGAGATTCTCAGTGATCCCTCAATAGAGGATAAATACAAGAATCTGTCGGTGTTAGAGAAGATGAGTACTAAGGATCTTACAGCTCTTACAGAGAGAACTACCGCTTCGGTCGGAGGAATTGCTTCCTCAACCAGCAAGTTGACGAGTGCTGTAAGAAATATGACTGGTAAGAATCTGATTGCCATGATTGCTAACCAATCATCCAATGCAGTGCTCTTAAGAGACTATCCGAGTCCTATAGATTCGAGATTCAGGTTTGCAATAGATAACAATATCTTTGGTCTTATCAACGCTAAGAATACTTATCTTGCTGTAAAGCAGTATCTTGCAGCTGTAGTGGATAATGCTAAAGACCCTGTACTCGGCAGCCTCGGTGCAAATATGGATACAATCAATGCACTGATGGCTATGGTTAGAGCAGGCTTCGGTCCTGTACAAATAGGTCTATTATTCAATCAGCCTTCTTTCAAAGCTGCCTTGAATGAATATGAGAAGTCAGGCAGAAAACAGAGACTGACCAAATTCATTTTAGAGTACAGGAAGAAACTGGCTGATAAACTGGGAGTAGATCTTAAGACGTTAGATACTTCTCTTACTTCGAAAGAGTTGGTGGATAATATAAATGGATTGAAGAGCAAAGATCCGGATTCTTACTACAGAACACAGTTAAAGGTACTGGAGAATCTCAGCAGACTGTTTCAGGTAGGAGATTATCTTTCAGAGTATGTATCTGTGTCAAGATATGACTCGGCTAACTCTGCACCTTCTGTAAGCGTAGAATCCATTTACTCTGAAAGTGTAAGAGTAGCTAACTTCTACAGAAAGCAGGCTCTTATAAAACTGCCTAAGCTCACAGAGGCAGTATTCTCCGGAGATCAAGCCCTTGAAACTCTTGCAGATGGTGAATTCCCTGTAAAGTACATCCAAGCTATGTATGGACTGAGCTATGGAGGAGCAATAGGTATGCTTAAAGATTATTATCCTCAGCTGAACTCCTTCTTCTCTTCTATCAGAAATACCATAGGTAGCTCTTCAAGAAGAAAGGAACTATCCAACAGAGACATAAAATTGATCAACAGTGCTGTAATGGAATATCTTCTTTCAGAGAGAGCATTTCCCATAGAACAAAGAAGTTATTTCACTGAAGGAGGATTTGAAAAGGATCTTATAGATGCTTTGAACAATAATCCGGAGTTAGATGAGAATTATCTTCTGCATGAGCTAACCAGGCTCAAGGGAGGAGTTATGGGTATAGAGGATAGCGGTGCTATCAATCCTGTTGCAAGAGAGAGATTTACTGACGCTTGGAGAGGTCTGGTAATGTCTGATAATCCTCTGCACAAGAGAATAGGGTTAGACCTCTTAAGATATTGTGCCTATACTTATGGAGTCAAGTTTGCCCCCGGCTCCTTTATTCATCTGGCTCCCTTAGAGGCTCAACTCCTTCTTCCAGGATATGTAGAGTCTCTGAGAGATGTAGAAAAGAATAAATATTCTGATTCTCAGGGATTTCTTCCTCAGTTCTATCTGAACAACGCAGCTTCCCCTAATTTTGTACCACAAGTACCTACCATAGAAGGGGTTCTGGTAAGATCTTCTGATGAAGTGGAAGATGGATATGAGCTTCCTGTTGTCCCTTCAGATTCATTATCTGATGAGATACGGGATGTGTTGTATCCTGAGGATGGTATAGCTCCGGGAGCTTTCAAGGTAGAAGAGGATGGGAAGACCAAAATCTATGTAAGGTATTCTCTTATTGCAAATGATGTAGGAATGACCTCTCTTTATAAGAAAGTAGATCCTATACGGACGAAAGGAGCTTCTTACTCCTATGGAAAAAGTATAGAAGAGTTCCTTTCTCTTGTAGAGAAAGCAGAAACCGTGGAGGAAGTGGAAAGTTCTGGTAATTCTATAGAGGCAGCTATGGATGCTTTCCCTGTGGAAGCTGCTCAGTATGAGGGTATTCCGGAAGATATATCTATTCCTTTCGATATAGAAGCTATTAATCAAATAGAAGCAGCCACAGAAGCTTTGGCTAATCTTGACTTCGATGCAATAGAAGCTGCTGTAAACTCGCAATTCGACTCACTACCTGAAGTAGATGAGTGTAACATTATCTGATATGAGATGTAAATATTTTGGAAAAGTAAGAAACAATGAAGGTAAAATAGTAGATAGTAGGCTTTACCAGGGCCTACTATCTATAACCTCCCCTGCTATGGCAAAGAAAATATATGGAAAGACTATCACTGACAAATTTGTCAGTGAGGTTCTTCCGAGGATACCTCATGATTCATTGGGGGAACCTACTTTGCTTTCTATCTTGGCAGCTTCTGAAGAGCTGAGAAATTCAGTGAACCTGGATGCTGTGACAAAGGCTCTGGCAAGAGATATGAATCTCGAAAGACCAATGTCCAAAGAGGAGGTAGACAGAATAGCAGAGGATTTCAAGAAAGTAAATCCTTTCAAAGGCACTATTTATCTCAACCCTGTAGAGCATAAGTCTAATGAGTCTCCTGTTTATTGGACAGCCACTATCTCAGGCAGGGACCAGATGAGCCCAAGATATGCAAAATTTATAGATAGCCTGAAAGGAATTCTTTCAGATGCGGGATTTTCAATAGGAGCTCTCAATGATTATGAAAAAGCTCTCGGAGTAAGAGGGGTTTTAGATACGGATGCTGTTGCATCAGGCATGAAAGAAGTTATAAGACTTGCCCAATCTCCGGAAGGAATAAGGGCACTTCCTGAAGAGTTCGCTCACCTTGTAATAAATGGTCTTTCTTCGGAGCCTCGTGTAGAGAGACTTTTGCAATACATCAAGACTCCAGGTGTTATAGAGAAAATACTTAGAGATGATTATCAGCAATATAAGGAACTATATGGCTCTGAGGAGAAGCTTGCCAAGGAGGCAGCTGCCAAATTATTAACTCAATCCTTAGAAGAAATAGGAGTAACAGGGGAGCAGAAATCCATTCTTCAAAGATTGGTAGGACTTGTAAAGCATGCTTTAAGAAAAGTACTCTCTTCTATAACTCCAGCAAGTATAGATCAGGCATTAGCTAATGCTAAGGGAGTATCTCTGTCTATTGCCGAAGATACTCTTGAAGGACGTAATACAGGAAAACTCTCTGAGAGAGTCACTACAAGAGAAGGAGTCTATTATGAAATAGATGAAAAAACCAAAAAGGCACAAGAGCTTCTGAAGAGACTGATGAGAGCCACTCAAATCAAGTTGAGGGTAATGGAGAACAGAGGTAGTACTATTGGGCAGGAAATACAGAGTAAAACTCTATCCAATCTTCAGGTGGCTTTCAATAAGGGACAGGTTCTTATGGGAATCACTCAATATATGAGTGATGTCTCGAAGCATTCCGCAAAGATGGTAGAGTTGGTGGACCAGATGAATGAAGGGGACCCTATTGAAAAGAAGGCTGGTCTTTTAAGTAATGTTCTTTCATATACATCCTCTTATATTACTGCTTTGCAAGATGCGAAGAATACTCTTCTTGAGCTTAAAGAAGAATTTGCAGATCAAAGAGGGAATGATATATTGGCAATCATTGACCCTCTTCTCAGAGAACTTCAGTACTCCAATGTAAAGATCAGAGAAAAGATGAAGACTACTTTCAGTCAATTTCTCGAAGGAGTCTATGGTTCTAATATGGTAGTAATAAAGACAGGTGCCAGAGCAGGAACCTATAGTATTTCCGATCTTTTGGATTATCTTCCTTCCGACATAGGCACTGCTGAGATGTGGATGAATGGTATGGCTGAGAGTACTGATCTTGTAACCAAGATAGTGGATATGGCCATCAGGAATAAAATAGGGAAAGCCTATTCAGATACACTCGATGTAGAGAAGGAACTCATGGCAGCCTGGAAGAAACTTAAAGAAGCTGGATATACTAATACTGAGTTTCTTTATGAAATGGATAGCAGGGGAATACCTACAGGAAGGCTTATAACTCCATATGATAGTGCGGCTTACAAGGATGCTTATATGAAAGCTGTAGGAGATCTTCAGAACAGAGTGGATTTTAGGGAAGCCTTAGAGAAATGGAAAAAGGAAAATCCCTTGGAGTCTTTTAAGAGTAAAGCCTATGAAAATCTTTCTGCAGCACAGAAAGAGTTTTATAATACTTATATGGCTCTGAAAAGAAAGGCAGAAGAACTCTTACCGAAAAGTAAGAGAGATCTATACAGAGCTGTAAGTTTGAGAAAGGACTTCATAGAAAGAATAGCTGGCTCAGGCTCTAAAGAGGAGCTGGTAAAACAGATAAAGGATGGAATATTAGATCAGTTTATGAGAAGAGTGGATGATGGAGAGTCTGCCTTCTCTAAAGGCTATCTCAATATACAAGGAGAGCTGATAAGAAGTATTCCTATTCTATATACAGCAACCCTTGAAGATCCGAGATCCCTTTCCTTAGATGGAGTAAGTGCACTTCTTGCATATACTGCTATGGCTAACAGATATAGTCAACTGAAAGGCCTGGAAGATATTATCAACATAGGAGATGATATTATGAAAAGGCGGAAGGTAGGAATAATAAGGGGAGGAAAGAAGGTACAGGCTATTTTTGATAAGATAGGGAATATTAATCTGGATACCCCCTTATTGAAAGAAGGAGAAAACTCCAATGCCTATAAGATGTGGAGACACCTTATAAATACTCAAATCTATGGGGAAACCTCCAATGAGAGTGATCAGATTCAGACAAGTGGTATTTCTCTTATGAAATCTGCAAGCTTACTCAATAAAATTTCCACCATAGCGGATATGGGTTTCAACCTTATGCTTGGAGTAGCTAACGTAGGTACTGGTATTGTCTTCCAAAACACCGAGGCTATAGCAGGACAATATTTCACCAAATCTCAACTCGGCTCATCCGATCTGGATTTCTTCAAGGAATTACCTGCTATAGTAGCAGAGCTTCCCAAAAGAATAAAGACCTCTAAAGTCGGTTTATTCAATGAACTGATGGACATTGATCAGGAAAGTCTTGGAGCCTTCAGGGACAGAGGTATAGCAAAGGGTACTCTTTCCAGATTATTCTCTATGAAAACTATGCTGTTCATGTTGGGAGCAGGAGACTATTGGATCAAGAGTCGATCTGCAATGGCCCTTGCCAAGAATACTAAACTTTACCAAGGTGGTAAGGAGTTGAACTTGTGGGAAGCTTTGGACAAAGTACCTGTAAATTCATCAGATACTTCGCAAGGCTATAGGCTGGTACTGAAGGAAGGATTGAAAGATGCTGAAGGGAAAGATTTTACACAACAGGATCTGATTAAGTTCAGGCATAAAATAACAAGACTCAACCATAAAATAGTAGGTATGATGAATACGCAGGATCTTAACATGGCTAAGAAAACTGTGATAGGTAAATTAGCTTTCCTGTATAGGTCCTGGATGGTTCCTTCTTACAATAGAAGATTCCAGAAATCTACCTATGACGTACTCATGGGTGAAGAAAGTGAGGGTTATTATAGGACTATGTTCAGAATTCTGAAGAATATAGGAAATGAATTGAGAGCTGGAAGTGTAGCAACTATAGCAGGTAATCTTACAGATACAGAGAAATATAACCTGAGAAGAGCTATAACTGAAATAAGTCAGTTAGCCCTTACCATAGTGGCTTACAACATCCTTTCCGGAGCCTGGGAAGACGATGATAAGAACTGGTTACAGAATTTCATTCTATATGAACTTAGGAGAATGCAAACTGAGGTAGGAGCTGTAACTCCTTCTCCGAGGATGATTTCAGAGGTCAACAACATTGTAAAGTCTCCTGTGGCTGCTACAAGAGCTTTGGAGAGATTATCTAATTTGTTTATGGGTCTGACTAATCCTAACAATTATATAGAGGAAGTACAATCAGGTAAATTCAAAGGGAGAAGCAGAGCGTTCAAAATGTTTATTGAATCTCCTCTGGCACTCAACGCAAATACTATTATGAGACAGCTATATCCTGAGGAAGCTATCCGGTTCTATGATCAGAACTAAAAGAGGATCAATGTTTGAGTATGCACCCAAACAAAAAAAA